GGGTGGACGGGGACGATTGTGCTGTGGTATGGCACCGAAAAGGTTGTTGGTTTTTCCTCATATAGGCCGCGTGTGGGTGGGCGCACTGGCATTTGTGAAAATAAAGGTCTACTAACCGCCCCCGTCTTGCAAACAAAAGTATACATAGGGTAAACACCTAGAAAATAATTCTAAAACTTGTTGACCGTGCGGGAATCTGTGATATAATAAACCCATGACAACGAAACAACAAGCCATTGACGCAATCATGGCACATGACCCAAAAGCATACGGCATTGTTCAACATGACGAGAAAAATTTTTCTGCACGCATTGGCTATTGCATTGCTTATTATGTTATAATTGACGGACAGATTAAAGGAGATGTATGGTATGAGTAAACGAGAATTTTTTGATGCGCTTGGTTTTGCCGCTTGCATTGCCTTGCCTTTTGTGTTATACTTTGCTTTTGTAATGAAACCCTGATTAACTGGAGAAATTGATGACTACCAAGACTGTGAACTATACCCCTGAGCAAACTGCTCAGATTGTGGCTGACTATCAAGCCGGTGCAACTGTTGAGGCCATTGCTGAAGCATTGGGCAAAACTGTGCGCTCTGTTGTTGCCAAGCTCTCACGCGAGAAGGTTTACAAGGCTAAAACTTATGTTTCTAAAACTGGCGAAGCTGTTGTAAAAAAGGATACTGTTGCTGACTACATTGGCGAGGCATTGGGCTTGGCTGAGGCTGATACGGAATCGCTAACCAAGGCTAACAAAAACGCACTGAAGGCGATCGCTGATTTCATTAAGGCTGAAAAGACCTGATTGATTGTAGGGGCTTTGTGCCCCTGCTTTTTTGTGATATAATACACTCATGAACACAACACTTCAAAAACTCTACGCGGCCTGGTCACTGTCTGGTGACTACTATGATGCAATAATGGACGGTATGCCCAACTGGGTTACTGATGACACTATTGATGACTGGTTTTATTCACAATTAGGAATGTAAAATGAGAATTAATCCGGACGGAACAGTAAATATTAACTTACGAGAATTAGCCGATATTATCTCAGGACTTGCCTTAGAGGGATTATTAGAGTTGCCTGATAATCTAATGCAAAAAGCAGATAACGGACAATTATCTGTGATAATTGAAAATAAAGAGATTTGTATTTATTAATACCTGAGTTTGCAAACCAAAATGAGTACTTTGGTTTGCGGGCGCGCCAATATTATACCACATAATATTGGGGCGTGTCAATGGTTTGGTGATTGATTTTTTCAATCGGGGCGATAGATAAATACAATCGAAATAATTGTGTAAAGCGTGGACAATCGGGGAAAATCCGTGTATAATTGACACATCAACACAGAACAGAGGTTCAAAATGGCAAAGATTACTAAAGTTAGCATTTACGATATGGATGGTACTATCGTTTGCAGTTTGCACAGATACCGCACAATCGTTGACGATTCGGGCGAACGTATCGACTTGGATTACTGGAGACAAAATGAGTATCGTGCTATGGATGATTCATTATTGCCATTAGCCGCACAATATCGCCGTGACTTGCAAGACGAAAACTGTTTTGTGATTATTGCCACTGCCCGTGTTTTGCGTGATGCTGATAATACATTTATTCGTGATGTATTGGGCGAACCTGATTATATTATTTCACGTTGCGATGGTGATACCACATCAGGCGGTAAATTGAAAATTACCGGATTAACTAAGTTTTTTAATCTCAAGCCTTTTCAAAATGCTGAATTTACATTTTATGAAGATAATACCACTTATTTAAAAGCGGTTTGTGATCGCTTTAATATTCGCGGGGTTTATGTTCCGTCAAAACAAGGCCACTAATATATAATCCCCTAGGGGATTATCTGGAGAATAAAATGATTAATCGCATTAAATTTTGGCTCAATATGTTATTGATTCCAATATACACTATTGTATTTTTTATTGTTGGGCAGAAACATTTATATAATGAATATAAAGGTGAATTAAAGCTGGCCATTAATGAAACAAAAAGAAAATACAATATAAAATAACACTTTTGTTTGCAAACCAATTGTAATACTTTGGTTTGCAAAACTGCGCCAAAATTATACCACATAATTTTGGCCCGTGTCAAGCTTTTTTGTATAACTTATTTTTTGTGTGTGTTTAAAACGCAACATTTTTTGTGGTATAATTCTCACATGGACAAAAAAGCACTCTTAACCCACATTCAGCGCGAGACTGTAATGATTTGGGATTCACTTTGCGAAATTTATACACCTTTGGTTCACTACAATGAACCCAAAATAGAACTTAACCCTTACATTTGGCGTTGTGCGGGACAATGTTTTCAGGACGAAAACCGTATACAAATGGGTTACAAATTTTTCAAATGGAATACTAACTATTTCAATACTATGATGGATGTGATTTTACCTCATGAAATTATACATCAAGCCGATTATAATTTATTCGGTGACTCTGAAAAAATTTGTGGTCACGGTGAAAAATGGCGTGAAATCATGGTAAACTATGGGCTTGAGCCTAACCCATATCACTCAATGGAGATTCCTAAAAATGCTTAACGTCTTGTCTTGGTTTGGTACTTTTGTTTCAATTTTAGGTTCGTTTGCAGTTGCAAGCGCAATGTTTAAAATTGGTTATGTTTTGTTTACTTTTGGTTCACTCTCTTGGCTTATCGTGGCTTGGGTCAAGCGTGACAAGGCTTTGGGGGTTTTGAACGGCACATTTTTTGCCGCTAACTTGTTGGGAATTTACAACAACTTTTTTTAAATTATTTTCGGGTTTTCTGGTTTTCCCACAAAAACCCTTGTATAATACATTCATACCGCAAAACGGCGGTATCCGCGAATTCCGGCGGTTCCGGTAATTGGATACAAAATGGCTAAAAAACAATTCTTTGCAATTCTTGACACTGAAACCACAATCGAAAATACCGTGGCTGATTTTGCGATTATTATCGTTGACCGACAAGGCAAAATTCACAATCAATGCGCGGTTTTGATTAACGGCCATTATAATAATTTTGAATTGTTCCACGACAAAAAAGCCAATGATATTTGGGGATATGCGGGTTTGGAAAAACGCAAAGCCAATTATGTAAAAATGCTTGATAATGGCACGCGTATGCTTGCATCAGTTAATGCCGTTAATAAATGGATTAATCAAGCCATTGGCAAGTATAATCCAACTCTTACCGCATATAATCTGGCTTTTGATTTGGACAAATGCCAAAATACTGATATTGACCTTTCAGGTTTTAATTCCAAATTTTGTTTGTGGCAAGCCGCTATTGGTAATATCTGCAATAGAAAACAATATCGTGATTTTGTTTTGCAAAATCACCTTTTTAATAAGCCTACAGTTAATCACAATATGACTTTTTCAACTACGGCAGAATCAGTTTGTGGTTTTATTGACGGCGAATTTAAAATCGAGCCTCATACTGCCCTAGAAGATGCCCGTGATTTTGAATTACCGATTTTGCAAGCCATTGTTAATAAGCGCGACTGGCGCGAGAAAATGACCCCTTATAACTGGAAACAGTTTCAGGTAAAAGATCACTTCAAAGCGGCTTAATATATAATAACCCTTCGGGGTTATTCAAAGGATTATCATGGAATATATCGGATGGATTGGCTCAATATTATTGGCATTTTGTGGATTACCTCAAGCGTGGGAATCTTATAAAACAAAATCGTCAGACGGATTAACTTGGGGATTTTTGATTATGTGGGGCGTGGGTGAATTATTTACAATTGTTTATATTATCCCAAAATGGCATTGGCCACTGATATTTAATTATACGGCCAACATTATATTTATTTCAATAATCACGTATTATAAAGTCAGGGGTAAAAAATGAAAGAATTAACCATTATAATTGGCGAATATATTGAAGATAATAAAAATCAATACGATATATTAACTGTGACTGATTCTCAGGAATGGGCGGAATATATAATTGAAATATATAATCGTGATTATGACAATATACGTCAAGAAAAACATTATCTAAACGCTTAAATAAAAAGCCCCACAAGGGGCTTTTTTGCGTTCAGAAACAAAAGTACTCACCACCAAAAATGAGTACTTTTGTTTCTGGGCGCGCCGATTTTATCATTAAAATTGTGCCCGTGTCAAGTTTTTGGTAATAACTTATTTTTTGTGTGTGTTTAAAACGCAACACCACATTGTGCTATAATTTAGCCTTAGCAGGGAACGAATCAGCAAAGACCCCACAAAAAATAAGTCTTGCAAGACACCAAAAACCTGCTATAATATAGGCTTCAACACACAACACACAAAGGAAACCAAAATGTCTGCATCAAAAGCTGTTAACTATACCCCAGAGCAAACCACCAAAATGGTGGCCGATTATGCGGCTGGCGTGACCGTGGAAACCATCGCCGAATCACTGGGTAAAACTGTTCGTTCAGTTGTGGCCAAATTGTCACGCGAAAAGGTTTACAAAGCTAAAACCTACGTTTCTAAAACTGGCGCTCCAGTAGTCAAAAAGGATGCGCACGCAGATGCGATTGGCGCGATTTTGAGCATGACTGAATCGGAAATCGAATCGCTTACAAAAGCCAATAAAACCGCATTGGAAAAGATTTTTTCAGCATTGGCAAATTCTAAGCCAATGTGATATAATGGGGGCTTGCCCCCCAATTTTTCAAGGAAACTAAAATGCTTTTCAATTTGCCCTCATTTGCTGATAAACCCGTTATTTTAACTTTTTTACAATTGGGAATTAATCCCCAAGATTATAATGGCTGGACGTTTGCTAAAATCCGTCCAGAATATATTAATATTGCGGCGGATTATTTTCTTGATATGTTTGGCGATCGTGATTATGAAACATTCCAGCATTATGAATGGGAAATTGATTATCTGCAAGGATTAATTAAAATTCCACGTTCTGCTATACTGGGGGATTAAAATGTCAAAATACCGCATTGTAAAAATGAAATACTGCGATGTCAGCCATAAGGTTCAAAAAAGGATTTTTGGATTATTTTGGGTTGACACATATTGGCAGTATAAATCAATAAGGGATTGTGAATGGTGGATTAAGGATGAGCTAGAAACTGCGCGACTTAAAAAAGAAAATCCCCGCGATATTGTTGTGAAAACATATTAATATAAACCCGCTATAATGCGGGTTTATTTTTGGCCAAAATAAAATGTAATACTTTTGTTTTCAGATAAAATTGCAAACAAAAGTATTACTTTTTGCTGCGCCAAAATTATAGCATAGAATTTTAGCCCTTGTCAAGGGTTTTTGTAAATATATTTTTTGTGTTGTTTTTTTTTTTTTTGCACCTGGCACGATTCTTGCGCCGCAGGCCAAACGCGAATCATTCTCATTTGCATTCGCAATTGCGTGTATGCGCATATAATTATATACTTATATAAGCCGTTGCTTATATGTGTACTTTAGTACACATGCGCTTTGCGCCAAAGTGGGTAAGTGGAAAAGCTTGCATAATGCGCCAAAGTGGAAAAGCTTTTCAAATGCATATTTGTGGAGCTTCTTGCGCCAATATTATATAGTGGAAAAACTTTGCAAGTCAAGTGCAAAATTTTGCACTTGCATAGTGCAAACACAAGTGGTATAATTATTTTAATAAGTGCAAAATTTGGAGTACAAAAATTGAGAAAATACACACAAGAAGATAAAGAAGTGGTAAAGCTGTTGCTGGAGCAAGGCATGCCGCCACTAGAAGTAAGTGCAGAAACAGACATACCTGTAGGCACTATTAATGGTTGGAAGGGCAAATGGGGTATACGCCACAAAAACTCTTATAAAGACTTGTACAAAGGTACAGTTGGTGAGGTACAGCAACGACTTATAAAAATAATGCAAGAAGCTCCCGAAGTTTGCTACAACTACTTTAACAGTGCCAACAGCGGAGTACCTCCAGCAACAACTTACCGTAAATATTTTGGTACCTGGACTGCTGCACTTGAGGCTGCAGGAGTAGTTGCCAAAGAGGCGGGAGGTGGGCGAAACGTTCAAAAAGAAGATAAGGTTACACTGCTGTACTTGGTAGAATTTGAGGACTTTTACAAAATTGGTATTACTCAGCAAACAGTAGATCAAAGACTGGGCGGAAGATATCCCGCCTATAAAATATTGTGTACCAAAGAGTTCAACACGTTGGCGGAAGCTAAGCGTGAAGAAGCTAGGCTGCTTACCGAAGTTAAGCACAAGCAGTACATACCAACAAATTTTCCAGCTGAGGGTCGAGGTTTCACCGAATGCTTTAAGATGACAAAATCCGAATTTGAAGAATTTTTTCAAAAAATGTTATAATACATTATTGATTGAAAGGAATACCACATGACAACAGCCGATTTTTTCGCAGATTTTGCATACCATCAGTACTCGGAATTTGTGGACCACGAACTTCGCGAAATGTTCCAATGTACCAACCCTCAAGACGAAAATTTTGATCTTGATGTTCCATTCTGATTCCAGTATAATAATATCTTAAACAGCGCAGAAACCAAACAAAGGACATATGATGACTAAAGCAACCACTCAAAACTACACCCCTGAGCAAACTACCGAACTCGTCGAAGGCTACCAAGCGGGCAAAACCGTGGAACAACTCGCCGAGACCCTGGGCAAAACTGTGCGATCAGTAGTCGCCAAGCTCTCACGCGAAGGCGTGTATCAGGCCAAAACCGCAACCCGTGGCGTTGCCCGTGTTAAGAAAGCCGAGCTGGTTGACCAACTTGCCCAAGCATGTGGCGTGGCTCCAGAAGTGTTTGAATCACTGGAAAAAGCCAACCATGACGTCTTGGAAGCACTGGTGGCCAAGCTGGGCTGATGGTGGCGGTTTGGGGTCAAGAAATTTAATCTTGAAACACACAGCCAAATCCAGTATAATATATACTTAGACAGTCGGGAAGGGCTTAATGAATGGCAAACCAGCAATGAGTTGCCGCCCGTTCCGTGACAGCAGCCCACCTCACTACTCAGCAATTAGATTGCAACTATCTGTGTGGCTAGTCTGTTCACAACGACTGTCAATTTTTTTACTTGAAACGCTATGTTAAACGGCGTATAATAGATATATATATTGGGTGACAGCGGTTCCAGCGATATATTACTGCTATGGAATACGTCTTAATTGTGGGGAAAACCGAGCCACAGCCCTTAGCAACCATAAGTAAGAGTTCAAACAGTGCTAGCCTGATCTGCTGGGTACTTGTGTGTAGATAATCCGACTAGTAGGGTTCGGCCGAACCACGAACGCTGCATGCTGCAACTGTACTTAGCAGTTTGTTGAACTCTTTCTTATGGGTGTTATGAGTCCTGGTCTCTACTAGGATAACAACTTGATGGTGACCGAATTCTCTAGTCACCGCCCAACCTTTTTAGCTAATCTGTTTTTAACCCTCTGATGAGCACATGCAAGTTGTGCGAAACTCTAAGTGTCGGGGCAATTGTGCGAACCACTCCCACGGTTCCGATTGCTGCAACTTAGGGTCAGGACGAAAACCCACCGTGCTTCGGCAATCTAGGTGGAAATGAGTAATTCTAGGGAGCCGTCCCTATATCCCTGGCCGCCTTATCCTGTACCGGCGTTAAATGGTCTTAATTTCTAGGATTGTAGCCTATATCTACACGAGCAATGGCAACCCGTAAGGTGGCAACGGTCCTGCACAGACCCTAAACCGTAGCCGAGCTTGGCCCTCGTGGCTGTAAAGCCGACCCTAAGTCGTTAAAAGCTGTGCGTGGTTTGAACATCCAGCACAAGGTGAGGGAGTGCAGCTTAGTGCATCCAGGGGTGGAGACCCGAACCAATACTGTTAATGCACGGATACTCCTGGTGTGAACTGGAGCCGAAACGTGCAACCATCCCCCGATCCCAAATACTCAGAGCTAACCCCTGCTGGTATGATTTGCGCGATTTAGGGTCAGCGGCTGTGGTAGCATAAGTCTGATGTGGATAAAAACTTGTTAGTACCTGGACGCAGGCATAGTTCAACGGCCCCCAAGATTCGCTATCTTGGGGGCTTTTGTTTTGGGCGAACACTTTGTGCTGCCGCGTATGGCGCCAAATTATACCAGTGCCTAACCTATGCTGTCAAGTGTGTTTTCTACGCACTCTGACCCTAAACTGCAGCAAGCCACACAAATTTTGGGTGATTTGTATAGGCGTAAAAAAGCCCACTTAACCGAAATTAAGTGGGCTTTGGCGCATTTGTGTGCGATTATTGTGATTTAGGGTCAGATAACCGCGATTCAATCAATTTAAGTACAACTTTGTTGACCTTTTCCAGGGATTCCAGCAATTCCAGGTCGCAGTCGAGCAAGGTGGCAATCCGCTCGATGTGTTCCGATTTTTTCACTGGAATTTCACCGCGCTTGTTAACATAGGATTTTTTCTGGTAGACTCCAAGGCTTGAGAGCTTGGCAATTATGCTACGAACCGGCACATCCAGCTGGTCAGCTAGCTGTTCAACTGGCACCCCGGACTGGTAGTCGTGTACTAGACGGTCACAAATTTCTTTGGTGTATGTCATTGTGCGCTCCTTAAACCAACCAAGGTAATTCTAAACCATCGAAACCCGATTTGTTTGGCTTGGGCAATTTAGGGTCAGGTTGTTTAAAGATTTCTGCACTCACTAGTGGCGGAGGCATTCGGTCCCAGTTGTATGGGTCTAATACCATATACTCACTACGCAAGGTTGGGTGTGCTACCCAGATCTGTGCAAGCATTGTTTGTGCTAGTGTAGGAATACTAGCGTAAGGTGTGTCTTTGATGCCTTTTAAGCACCAGGTTGCTGTAGGCTTCTGTACTTCACCCATTTTAGGGCCGCTTTTAATAGTCAATCCTTGGGTGCGAATTTCAATGACACGATCCGACCCTAAATTGTAGAGTTCATCGTCTCGCCACAACATAGCCTCCAGCAAGGCTTCGTCTACTAGTGGGCAAGCTTCTTGTAAGTCCCACTGCATGTAACCGACACCATTATACTTCTTTTGTGCACAAAGGATTAGTGGAACCAGTGCTGAATAGTTGGCATATTCCGGACGTGATTGTAGTTTAACTAGACTACCACGTTTAAGTTGACAAGCAACACGCCATAGTCCGATTTCCCAAGGCGTCTTGATGTTTTGTTTGGCTGTTAGCATACAGTCGATCTTGTCGTCCCGCCACACAAGCTCCCAAGTTGCGTAATATGCTACAATTTGGGGTAACATCCACGAACTATAAGCACTTATAAAGTGCTCTTTGGTCAGCTGCTCTAGCTGAGTTTTGTTGAGCTTTTGGTACTCCTCGAAAGGGTACTCACGAATATCATTGGTTTTTAGTTTTAACATAGTAGTAGTCTAAAGAAAGATTTTGCTATAAGCCAGCAAAAAGCTGTTGTGACCCTAAATCTTGGCGATCCGGAGTCGGGTGGTGGAAAGTGGGACAAAAGTTTTGGTTCGTGTATTTTTGCACTTGCTTTAAAACACACAAACACAATAATCCCAACTTAGCGGGTAACTTGGCTTGACTAACCGAATCAAGAAAAATATCTGCTGCTCACGCCCCTTCGCTCCGGGACTCCGCGGTGGGACTACAGCAAGAATTTTATCTAATTCGGTTGTCACCAAGTTTATATCATCTAGTAATATAACTAAATTATAGCACATCGGGCAGCATATTGTCAATGCCTAGATTTTTAGTGGAGGTGTGCAATGATTTTTATTGTCAGGCTAGCGCTGGGCTTAGCCTTTTAAGAGCGCTTGTGCCTTTTCGAGGATATTGCCCTGGCTTAGGGTCAGGTCAAGCCAGTTCAGTTCTTCAAGAACCACGAGAATTGCAAGAAAATCTTCTAGTTCACCGATTAATTCTTGTTTGTTGTTGGTTGTGCGATCTGGGTGGTGGTTAGCTTCGCCAAAGCGGTTGATTTTGCTGACGGCTTGAATTACCTCAGCTGCTTCTTCCTGCAGCTTGCTTGTAAGGTATTGTGTTTTGGTTTGCATAGATTCCTTTAATCAAAAGCGTGTACTACATAGTATCCACCGGAGACCTCGGTTTGAGTGCTGGCAACGTAACAGTAGTTGTGTGGCACCACTTCGCCGGTTAGTGCAATGTAGACCTCATATTCGGTTTGCTGGTCAGTTTCGGTTTCGAGTACCCAGCCATGCAGTTTCCGGTCCTGATACTTGAGCATTACCAGACGTGATGTGCCTGGGCTGGGCAGGGTGTTCATGCCTTCATGTAATCTGTATTTAAGCACTCGCATCAACCGTCTCCAGGAACTTGTATAGTGTCATGTCTTGTGGGTTGTACTCCGTACCGTCGATAATAAAGCCCATGTTTTGTGTACCGTGGTTAGTTTCATACATCCACCACATCAGCCAATCAAATAGTTCTGGGCCAAGGAGTTGGGCAACCAGTTCTGTGTACGGACCCTCAACCGCATCAGCCAAACCAAAGACCTGATTGTCGGGGTTAATGCACCTGAGTGCTAGGTCAACAGCTTGATCTCGTGCACGTTGTGTTTGCAGTGCCATGCAATAGTCGTAGGCAATTTTGTGTGTGGGTTTCATAGGTTGTAAATTAGGTAGTTGGTGAGTTTGTTCCAGAGGACTCCAAATGCACCGCAGCCAAGCATGAACATTGTGTAGTGTGCAAAGTCGTAACTAAGCCAGTACATTGCTTGGATTGTTAACACCAACAGCACTAGGCTAACACAGTGTGCAAGTATTTGTTGAGGTTTGCTCATTGGTTGTATTTCTTGTAGTCTAGGGCAGCTTCACGGGTTGAGAATGAGTGTGCTACCGGAATGTTGTCGTGTAGGTAGTAGTCTGTGAGGGCTTCTACCTCCTGTACCGTGGTTGACTGTACACCGCCAGTGCTCGAAAACACATAAACTTTGGTGCCGGGTTCGACACCCACACCGTCACAAGTAATGCCTACAACTTGCGCGTCTAGTAATTGTTGTGCAAAGTGAATCAACTCAGCACGTTGTACGGGGCCGATGTTGGCCCAAGCACGAAGACGTGGAGTGGCATCTAAGATTTGTTCTAGTGTCACGAGTATCGCTCCAAGAGTTGTTGGTGTTGTTGGTCAACTTCACGCAAGTGTTGGTCTAGCTTGCGGAGCAACAACTTGCGTTCATCAGGTTTGGCACGGTCAGCCGCATTCCATATCGAAAAGGCTTCGCTGTTCTTGGCAAGCACATGCTGTTTGTAACGTACAAAGTTGTTCATAGTAGTTTTTTAAGTCTTGGGTAGTGGCATCGCTCCAGTGGTACTCACGGTCACCAAACTGGCCACGACAGCTGTGCAGTCGTTGTAACACAAGTTGGCCACGCCAGTTTGTGCGAAATTGGTAGTTGTTCATATTACTCCCAAGTCCGGTGATCTTCAGCAACCCACTCACGGCCGTCGTATTCAGCAATGTGCCACTTGATGTACTTGGGCACTTGGACAATCTTGAGTTTGGCATACCGGCCATTGGCTTGCTCACCTAGTTGTTTGACCACTTCGACAAGTGTGGGATCGTTGCGTGCAATCTCCCAGTGATATTCAGGAACGGGCTTACCACTTAGTTCTTGGTAAAGTAGCATTGCGGTTTCACTGAGGCCAAACCCGCCGTGGCACACATTGATTACAATTTGTTGCATGTTAGTCCTTGGGATGTGGTGTGTTGCATAGTACCAGCATGGCTTGTAGTTCGCCGTGTGTTAGCCCAACCAGCTTTTGGCCAATACTAATATCCCAGCCTTCGCCGTTGGCCCACTCACACACATCAATAACCTCATCTGCTTTGGCGTGGTGGCAGTAATCACGGAGATCGGCGTATACGGCGCGTCGATTATAAAATTTCATTGTGTTTCCAATTCTTTAGTAGTTAGGTCTTGTGGTTCAAAGTCTTCAAATGGGTACAGCCATTGTTCGCGGCACCCGTTAAACACCAAGCCCATTCGGCCAGCCAGTTCTGGTTGAATCCAGTAAATACGTTGGTCGTCTACTTTTTTAACTTCGCCAACTACTACAATGTTACCGTTAAACTCACTACCAAGCCTGTTGCTGGGCACGCCACGAATCATACAAAGTGTTCCAGGTTTGATCATAATTTCTCCGTTTAAGTATATATTATACCCGAAACGGCAAAAAGCCACAAGTGCATTTCTGCAATTGTGGCTGGAATTTGTTGCTAAAATGCAACACTCATGGTCGGTGGTGTGGAAACGGCCAGTGTGGGTCAATATCTTGTTTGGGCTCTTGCGGCGCTTGATACGGTGGAAATATTTGATCTTGACTGAATATGTAAGCTATTACAATTCCTATTAGTGCTATAAGGGTAACACACCCTGCAAATATAATTAGTCCCATAGGTTTTCGTAGTACTTTCCAAAAAGTTTAAATCCATTTGTAATACGAGCTTGTTCAACGGCCATAGCATCGTAATCGCAAACATAGGTGTCATTGGGGCCAGTAACCATTTGGTACATAGTAGGCTTGCCATGTTCGTCCCAAGCACAAGGCTGTGTGCTCCAGTTGTGCTCACCACTAGAATACTTTTCTTGCCATGTACCCACGCGCTTGGCCTCAAAAGCAAAGATCATTTCGCCCAGTACCCAGTCCCAACGCTTGAAGTGGTTTGCATCTGTGTCCCAGGAATTTTCAGTGGGTGGTGCGCTGGTACTCTTGAGTTCTTCAGGCACATCCTCATCTGCAACAAAAGGCGCACCGTGCTTGCTGGCTTGCATCTGCTGCAACATTGGTGCAATAATATGTGAGAGCGTGGTGTCCATTGACCAAGTGTCATACTTGTCAATTTTGACATAAATTTGACGATGGCGCTTAGATTCAATCCAGTGACAAAACTTGTTGAGAAGGGTACTTGATCCGTCCTTGTTCTCACTTAGCCAACGGCCAAAGTTGTGAACATAATCAGGCTTGGATTTGATGCCATACTCGTCGGGAGTTTCTGGAGCCCACCAACACAGCAGTTCAGCAATCTGGTATGGGCCAATCCATGTAGTATATTTACCAATTTTAACGCGCATTAAAATAACTCCAGTTGACTAATGTGTGCGTGCAAGTTTTCACGGGCACGATCATAAACTTCACAAGGTTCCAGCAACTCAGGCTCTAAGCCCTCAACCGCACAAGCGTATTGCAAGAGTGAATAGTTGATTTCTGTCCACAGTGAATTAGCACCAGCTACAAAAGCCTGACGCATCCAGTAGTCACGATTGTCCTTGTTTTGTGGATTACCATAGCCGTACACTTGTGCACGATTTGATCCCATTTCAGGATACTGTTCGTCAAAAAACCAGTGGTTGAATTCACGAGTAGCGTTGTAAGGTGGTTTCTGCATTAATAGGCTCCTTGGCTGTGATCTACAGCTTTTGTAATATCGTTGTAAAAGTTCTGCAAGACTACTAGTGCGTCTTTATCATCACCGTGTTTGTAGGCATTGCGAAGTGCTGCGCGCAAGTCGCCTAGCAAGTTGTGCAGGCTGATTGCGTTTGCATAGATGTTAACTTCGTCAATGGTATCGCATTGAATTTTAAGTTCTAGCATATTTGTTTAATTGTTTGAGTGTGTTTAGATCAGTTACCGGCTGGTAGTTAGACTTGGCCATGGGCACAATGCAGTGCTTGAAAGCACGTGCAACCACTTCGCCACAAGGCAAACAGGTGTGTTTGCCAAGTGCCCAACGGCGTGGGTTTACGTCATCTGAACATTTTACGCAAAAATACATTGTTGAAGTCTCCTGAATATGTGTTTATTATACACTGTTAAGCCGGAGACTTCAAATCTTTATTTTCGCATTGCACGGACAAGCTGATCGGTTAGACCACGAATAACTTGTTTGTAGCTATTAACTGCCTGACGCTGACCAGGCAACCACTCTGGTCTAAGAGTCATTGCCAGCTCCTCATCATAGGTTATTAGCACCGGTTTTGTAGTGCCATCCTTCCAACGTAGTCGTTCACAGTAGATGGTAACAACTTGCGGTTGTTTGTAGTCAGGTGGCTCTGTGGATACTGTAAGCCGTGGTGGCTGCATAACAGCCACGCGCACAGCACCCACCCGTTCCATTTGCTCTAGTAACCATACCGGAAGATCAATTACGGTAATTGGCTCAAAGTCTTCTGTATAGATTACTACGTTCATATTACCACCGTGCTTCGTTTGGAATTAATTTGCGGAACTGAATCCAGCCACGTAGGTTGCCTGACCACAAGTCACTGTTAGCACTTACGTGTGTAACACCTGGTTCCCATGTTTCTGGCTCAAACCTGCACATGGCGTCCACGTTCATAGGTGTAGCCTGATGTTCCACGGGGCTAGCATGAGCAGGTTCTGACTCGATAAGTTGCTGATAAATTTTGAGTGCTTTATCATAGCTATCATCATTTTTGCGATAGCTAACCTGAGCGCAACAACTAGCACTAATGATCTTAGCATCTTCAAGGCTAATGCGGTTAAGGTGGTGGTCAAAATACTGTAATTCGCCAGTGGGTATATAAGTAGCTATTGTAATATAGGGAAGATGCCACTCACCTGGCTTAAGTGCCACTGGTTTACTAGCATTGTATGCTGCGTGCATTTTTCGTGCAAGCTCAGCAATCTCAGGTTGTGCATCAGCATGATCACGCAACCAAAAGAAGTTTGCCCACTCAGTGCCAGAAATCACAGTTTTCATAATCATCCAAGGCTCTGTGATGCGATTGGTGATTTGCTTGTGCAAGTTAAGGTCTGCAAACTGTTGTGCATACTCTAGTGCACTATCTCGTGCTTGCTCCCAAATCATGAATGCTTCAACTGTGTCTGATGCGTCCAGGGTTTCTTTGGCTTTCATGCCAGGTTGATTAACACCCCACGACACTGGTGTTGCAGTATTAGCACGGATATGCTCATGCATTGCTTTCACAGGAATAGCCCGCGAACTAGCCGAATTCTTTGACAACATTCGGTGAGTGTTCAACTCAGCAAGAATAAAACGAGGGTACTCAATCTCCATGGTAGTCATACGTGTACCACATGGTGCAACTGAGTCAGAAATAATTTTAGCTGTAATAAGGTCTTTAGGAGAGTTCATTGATTGTAATAGTTAGTGGTAGTTGTGAAGTTTCGCCAAACAGGGCAAAGTATTCGTGTGTTTCATCTACGTAGTGTTCCACCCATAAACCATACTTACCAGCAAGTTTATAGTTGTAGTCTACTAGCAGGCATGTTTTGCGTATTTCATTGTAGCTTTGGTTAGCCATAACAGTGAAACTCCAGGTAAGCTATAACTTTGTCTTCTGGAGCATCACACGGGCACAGGCCCTCAAACGCCATATTTGGGCTATTCCACCAAGCGTTTACAAGTTCTGTGCTGCCAACAAGTGCAAATATCAAACAATTAATATAATCTGTGGTAATCATACCTCAACTACCTTGTGTGGATCAAAGCCGTTGGTTTCTGTTTCGCCTGAACCATAGTAACCGTGTGGGTTACAAACTAGTCGTGTAGAGCCGCAAAACTTGTCAACAGCGTCATGTGTGTGCCCAAAAAGCCAAGTAACGTTATTGAATGTTTTAATTTTTGACTCCAAGTCATTGGCAAAGTATGGGTTCAAGCTAGAGAATCTTGGGTCTCGATACTTATCAGCAACGCAACTGTCTGTGGGTAAAAAGTGTGTTACAACAACACAAGGTTTATCTTGGTGTTTAAAAGTCTCACTGCTAATAAACTCCCAGTCGTCACTGAACCTTTGCTTAGCATGACTTGTAGTAAAGCCTTTAATGTATTTAAAGTCCGCAATACTACGTTTAGCGGCGGTTTCTGCAAACCAGTCGTCACGGAAGTTAGTCCACAATGTGGCTCCAATAAATTGAATCCCGTTAATATCAACGCTGTTACCGTTCAAGTAGTGCACACCATCAAGTTGTGCACACTTGTCTGCAATCTTTTGGTTAAAGTCATCAAAGCTGGTACCATAGTACTCGTGGTTACCTGGCACATACACAATATGTGGAAAGCCACAGTCACGGAAGTGACGGATAACGTCCATGGTGTTTGTTGAGCCTGATGCAATATCGCCAGCAAGAACTAAGACGTCTTCGCCACGATATTCACTCATGGCATGAGTTTTGTATGGTAGTCGAAACTCTGTGTGTAGGTCTGATAGTAGTCTGATCTTCATAATTTTTTCCTTGTGCCACTATTATAGCAGACACAACTCATACTTTCAACTGTAAAAAATATGATTTCCAATTACAGCTACTACTTGCTTGCTTCGGTTCCAACGTGGCTTTACTTTGTGGGTGTGAAAATAAATGGCTTCAAAGTTTGGCAGGCGTACGCCTTGAGTTAATACTGCACGAGCAATAACCATGCTAGCTTGCCAGGCTTTGGAGTCCTTGACCTTTTTGCGCTTGTCCAGCGTCCACGAAAACTGACGGTGCGCGTGTACAACGCCACACACAGTTGGTTGAAAACGGCCACTACGCACACGATTAACAGTAACCTGTGCAACAGCAAGCTGACCCTCAAGCGATTCACCTCGGGCTTCGTGATAAATATTACGGGCAAGACAGTCTATGTCTGTGGTGCTGGCCCACTTAGTCACAGTTTGCGGGATTGTACTCAAGGCTAGAGTCGCCGGAAGTAGTGCGCAAATTATTCCTAGTTTTAATGTTTTCATTTAATATCTCCATTAGCGCATCAAAACTACGTTGCTCAAGGTCTGTGCCTTGGCCACTGTCCAAACGCTCAGCTAGATGTTGTAGCAGTATTGATAGTTCGAAGTGTTTCATATTGTTGCGCAAGTTCATTTAGTTGATTTTGCAGGCTGTTGACTACAGCACTAGAATGTTGCAGTTGCTTGTCCATGTGTATGATAACATCAGCTGCTTTAATCATCAGGTGATTGGGTGGACGATTTACTTGATAAGGGTCGTTATCCCCATCTTGTACCGTATAACTATCGCCGTGCTTTAGACGTTGTACTAGCAGATTAATATCCATAATCTCTTTTAATTTTAAAGTTGAATGTACATTATAACCCAAACGGCTATGCGTGGCAAGCATAAATTTTTATAATGGGTTTGACCAGCACAAAAAATTTTGTTGTTGACTTTGAGTGGTGTAACTGATATAATAACTGATCTGGTACACACGGGCTCTAATTATGACACTCAGCGAGTTTATAAAAACATACGCACTTCAAGCGTATCTTGACTTTTGCAAGCGCAATAAGCTAACGCCCAAAGTAGACGTTGTACCCGAGCCAGAAACAAAAATATGTGCCCTACTAAAGAAAAAACCAAATGCCTAAAACAGAAGAATTTACCGCAACACTAGAACATCAAACAGTATTTGGAGAGTTTCCGCAGCCAGAAGACAGACCTCCTGCTACTGCAATTAAGTTTGATACAGACAAACTACCACTACACTTGTTGAGCACAGAAGCCATGAATCAAACAGCGGCTGTGCTGAAATTTGGCGCACAAAAATACGCAGAACACAACTGGCGCAATGGCTTCGACTGGAGCCGACCCTTAAGCGCAGCAATGCGGCATATTACAGCATTTAATGATGGTGAAGATAAGGACCCTGAATCGGGCTTATCGCACCTGGCTCACGCAGCCTGCTGTATTATGTTCCTCCTAGAATTTGAGAAGACTCACCCACACTTAGATGACCGATACAAGCCCCCAGTACAGAAGACTAGTTAAACAACTTGTTGGTACACGTAAAACCCTTACCCAAGCCTGTCGCGATGCTGACATGGACATAGAGGACGTTGATGACTACTACTTGGGCCAAGTAGTACAGCAATGCTCGCATTGTGATATTTGGGGTACGCAGCACAAACCCGACAGTGATCTTAATCCTGTGTGTGCTCTTTGTTTAAGACTAGTAGGTGCATAAATGACAGATTTTTTTACAATGATGAGCGCTGGTCGCCAAATTCCAGCAGACCAGCAAGTAAGACTTATTCCCAGCAATCAGGGTGCATACTTGCGCTGGTTGTTTGTTGACGAAGCAGGAACATTGCGCAGTGCCACAGCAGCCTGGCTTGCAGGGTTTGTAGACATTAATGCACGTGCTGCAGGGTGTGTTCCACAACAGGCACTTGTACCACTAACACTGCAGTTAACAACGTGGGCACAAAATATTGTATTCATGGATCAAGAAAGCTACGACACAACCATGGCGCTACTTACGCCCTATGAAGGTGACCGTTTAAGTGTGCAAGGCAAGTCTGTGATACTTGACATACCCAATAGCTACTTCTTCCGCCAGCCAGAACTGGTAAGCTTGCTAAAACAAAAGATTCCAGAGCTAAATCCCGTAGTATAAAAACACATTTGACAAACCGCAACTAATCAGCTATAATAGACGCTTAACTAAATAAAACGCACACAATGTTCAATCAAAATATCCCTCGCATCGGCTTTGCTTGTAAAATTCAAACCGATCACGATACAGCACATCCTGACTTGAATACCAAGTCTACTACAATCAGCTATCTTGCTCGTCAGACTGAAGACGCGGCACGATCAAAGCTGTGGGGTTTGCTTGACCATAACTTGAATGCGTTTTATCGTCAACTCAAGTGGGTTGCCAAGCAGCCCGTTGAAAAGCGTATGTTCAGAATCACGTCGGATTTATTGCCAGCATATACTCATGATGACTATATGCCGTTCTACTTTCAACCAGATGTAGTTGCCAAGATTGAAGCACACCTGAGTATGTGCGGTGACTTTGCCCGCGAGCACGATATTCGACTCAGCTTTCACCCCGGCCAGTTCTGCGTACTTGCCAGCGATAATCCTGGCATTGTTGAAAATTCCATTATGGAATTTGAGTACCATGCCGACCTGATTCGTTACATGGGCTACGGCAAAACATTCCAAGACTTCAAGTGCAATGTACACGTAGGCGGCAAGCAAGGCCCGGCAGGTATCAAAGCTGCCATGCGCAGGCTTAGCCCAGAAGCACGCAATTGCCTAACAATCGAAAACGCCGAGTTTACATGGGGCATTGATGCCAGCCTAGAGCTGGTAGACACTTGTGCGCTAGTGCTTGACATTCACCACCACTGGATTAACTGTGGCGAGTACATCGAACCAACTGACTCTCGCTTCAAGCGTTTGTGTGATAGTTGGCGTGGTGTACGTCCAGTTATTCATTACAGTGTTAGTCGTGAAGATGTGCTAGTTGACCTTGACCCTACTATTCGCCCTGACTTAGCTCTCTTGCTAGACTGCAACTTTACCAAAGCTAAACTTCGCGCTCACAGTGACTACTACTGGAATCAATCATGTAATGATTGGGCCTTGACTTTTAGTCCACATGCAGATATAATGTGTGAATCAAAACAAAAGAACTTGGCACGAGATGCCTTACAGCAATAATATTATGAACCCCAACAATCCAAACTTACGCGAATTTGCAGATGGCACTAAAAACAGCAGTATTTTTACCACCTCAGCCCCCTACGCAAGCCAGTACCAAGGCCAAGCTCCTCGCTGGTTATTTGTTTGCAGTGCTGGACTACTTCGCAGCCCTACTGGTGCTGCTCTTGCCATTCAACGTGGCATTAACGCTCGTAGTTGCGGCAGTAACTTTAACTATGCGCTGATTCCTTGTAGTGCCAACTTGATTAACTGGGCACAAAAGATTGTGTTTGTGAATGGTGAGAACTTGTGGCAGCTAGAGGATAACTTCCTTGGTCACCGGGAACTGCTGGAACAGATCGAGCTGAAACAGATTGTGCTAAACATTCCAGACAACTTTGAGTACATGGAACCTCAATTGGTGCAACTGTTCCATGATGAACTGTTTGTACCATACGGTCCAGTTACTACCAAGTAATACTTCCGGCCTTAGTATAATGGATAATACAGCGGTCTTCTACACCGTGAATATGGGTTCGATTCCTGTAGGCCGGACCAAGATAAATATTGACTTGATTAATTGCCTGAATCAGATTATAATATAGTCTGATTTGGAGAATTAATATGAGTAATTATACACCAGACGTTTGGGTTGTCCTAGAGTTCGACCACCCAGACTTGGAAACACCCACACGCAAAGTTTTTGCAGGTTGGTACGGCGGATTTGCTGGATCAAATTCATGGCAGCTTAATTCAGGAATTGAAGCCGTGCGTCGTAGTGGCGACTGGTTTGAGTTTGTGGGTTATTCAGGCAGTGTTTACCGCTGTGGCATGAGCAACTATCACATGAGTAGCCTTATGCAAGGCGTACTAGCCCTTTGGCTTAAACAAGCTGATCAGCGTGGTGATACCCAAATCCGTATTTTGACACTTGATGAAGTTCTTGAAATGCCTTATAATATAGTCTGATTTGGAGATAATATGGCAGGCTATTCACGCGACTTTTTAATTGATGCTTTCATGAGCCGTTATATTCACTGCACGAAACTTACTATCGAGCAGTTGGTACGGCTAGAACAAATGGCAAATGATCTTTATGATCGTGTAGGTCGCGACGGCTTTCGTAGTTATGCCAGCTTAGATGCTGATGCAATTCGAGCGTATAAAAATAGTGTTGACTGATCGCGGTCTTTACTGTATAATTTGTTCTTTAAAGGATGATTATGGCAACCAAGTTTACATACACAGAAACCGAAGTGCAGGAGATTGTACAAAAGTATCAAAGTGGTGTGGAACTTGCGGTGCTTGCCACAGACTATGACAAAAGCGTAGCAAGTGTACGTATGAAGTTGGTAAAGCTGGGTGTATACCAAAAAGCAACCACCACTTCATCAAGTACCAAGTCTGAGACAGCGGCAAAGTCAGGCGAATTTCCCAAAACTAAGTCAGGCGTACTAGCCTACTATAAAAGCTGCGTTGATGCAGTTGGTTATAGTGAATTTTAATGAGTCCCGCTTATGCTTACCCAATACATCCCTAGTATCGGGTAGCAAACTTCGAGCGAGGCGGATGCAAGCTCCGTCACTAAAATAAGCGTGTCGCCGTTGTAGAGACAATGCTTGGATATTCTAAGATACAACAGGACTGTCGTCCTGGTTCAAGACTGTATGTGGACACTTTAGGGAGTGTCTCCATATATTAACATATTTTATAGTGTGTTAATATATGGATCGGTAGCTTAACATGGTTAAAGCACAAAGCCGGCATACCTCCCCTTCACTTAAACGCTCTCCTCTGCCGCAAGCACGAAGCAAACAGTGGCCTGAATTCGAATACATGGTTTCGGGAAGGTATAATTTTAGCAAGCAGGTTCGAGTCCTGCCCGATCCACCATAATTTAACACATTAGTGCGAACAATGGCTCCTATTGCAGCCTAAGTAGTTTAGTGTGTTAAATTATGGGTTTAAAATTTTACACTTGTGGTAAAATTGCTTTTTTGATATAATACATACTCTTTGAAAGAAACACAACCATGCGAGTTTTTACCAAAATAGATGACAAACTAGCTGTGTGGCAGATTGAAGGTAGTGGCTATGCCGATGCCATTAAGCTGGTTCGCGATGAACTTGGTGTTGGTCACAAAGCAGTTATCTTGGCCCTTGTAAAATATTGACTTGATCTTACAGTTATTTTGCTGTATAATTAACACTTATTCAGAGATAGTTCCGACACTAACATAGGACTTCCTGATAGACCAGAACAATGCAAAATTGTGTTAGCCAATTAGTGGAACGCTGTTAGCGCAGTGGGTACATAGGGTAAAGCATGGCACTGGTTGGAACCTCAGATCAGCAGCTCTGAGCTATCAAAAAGCTACTAATTTTGGATCTTGCTTCCACCGACAGATCATGATATCGGGGAGATTTCGCACTATTCTAAAAAGTGTTATCCGAGTGTGGGAAAGTCTGGTTTAATCCGCCTGCTTTGGGAGCAGGAAATCGAAGGTTCGAATCCTTCCACTCGGACCACCGTGACCATATTGTTGTAACTTTTGCTAGATTCCGGTTCAGTCTCGGAGCTTTATAGATGGAAGTGGTTGTACTTTCTAGATAAGTGCAGCCTATAGTCTGAGCTTAGTATATAGCTAGAAGTAATTAATCTTTGTAAAACTAAGCCGATGCCTTAGCGGGCATGGTAGTAAACAGAAGTTACAACAATATGAATTATGCGTTGGTGGTGGAATGGTATACACGCTGGTCTTAGAAGCCAGTGCCGCAAGGATTGAGAGTTCGAGTCTCTCTCGACGCACCACAATTTGGGGAATGGGTCTGCTTGGGGTGGACACCTGCTTTGCACGCAGGACACAGATCGGTTCGAATCCGATATTCTCCACCAAATTTTAAAAATTATTATGAAAACACGAAAACCTAGGAATCACGTAGCCTTAGCTTTGATGAAGCGTGGCGGCAGTGGTTCACATAAAAAATCGCACAAGCAATTGCGCGGAAAACTCAACCGAGAAGGTTGGGACGGCTAATGGACGTATAACTTAACGGCTAAAGTAGTGGGCTTTTAACCTACAAATCAGAGTTCGATTCTCTGTGCGTCTACCATATAAAAACACATTCCCCTTGGTTAGGGCTGTCCGGACAGGGTGGTTCAATTCCGCTATAGTGTGTTTTTATATGGTATTTATGGCTCCATAGTTTAATGGTAGAACAGCGGATTTATATCCCGTATGCAACAGATAATTGGTTAGTCTGGGTTCGAATCCCGGTGGAGCTACCAAACAAATATGGAATACTGGCCGACCGGTTAAGGCAACAGATTGCTAATCTGTCATTCAGCAATGGGTGAGTAGGTTCGATTCCTACGTATTCCGCCAAATATGCAGCAGGTAGTGTAATGGAAGCACCCGAGTCTGTGAAACTCGTAGACTGAGATCGAAACTCAACTGTCTGCCCATGCCGATGTAGCTCAGGCGGTAGAGCAGCGGATTGAAAATCCGTGTGTCACTGGTTCGACCCCAGTCTTCGGCACCACCTATAAACAAACAATGCTCCCGTCGTCTACTGGCTAGGACGCTGCCCTTTCAAGGCGGAAAAGACGGATCGAAACCGTTCGGGAGTACCAACTTCATCCTATTCATCTAGAGGCCAAGGATAGCGGGTTTTCATCCCGTTCACATCGGTTCGAATCCGGTATAGGATGCCAAATTTACTGGGGTAGCTCAGCGGCAGAGCACTCGCTTGATAAGCGATAGGTCGAGGTCTCGGAATCCTCCCTCAGTACCAGATAACTTCTCCCGAAGTTACAGTCTAGAACACTCGGACTTTAAAGGGTTGTGGGCGTGGGTGTAAGCCCCACATTTTACACAACACACAGGAGACAACAATGTCCAATAAATCACCATTTGAAATTCGTCTTGAAATTCTCAAGATGACTGCTGAACTTATGCAAGCAGAGTACGAATCTAACGTAGAATTTGCACAAGAAGTCTTTGAAAGTATCAAAGATAAAACTGCACTGACCACTGCACAACTAGACAAATTCATGCCAAAGCCTTTTGACTTTGAAGACATGGTAGCTAAAAGCAAGCAGTTCTACGAGTTCGTAAATGCTAAGTGAACTAATGAAAAAGCTACAAGATGTGTTCCGACCATACACATTTGAAGACTTTATACAAGATCAGAACCCACAAACATGGTCTGAACTAAAAGAATTAGAGCGTACTTGGTATCGTGCCAAAAACGACTTTAACAAAATGTTTTAAATATCGCGGGAAATCAGGTGATAGGCTAGTCTCATAAGCTCGGCCCAGAGGTTCGAATCCTTACCCGCAACCAAATTAGCCTTCCAGCACTTCTGCAGCCGCTTAGTGAACTGGTAAAGATGGCATTGGCTCGCCACCATATTCTTTGACAATAGATACGATTGCTTATCTGAGGTAAAACTCGCCGGTGTATCCCGTCTATGTGTGGATATAAGCACCACGCTACATTGTCAACTGCAGGCTAGTAATCACTGTGCACAACAACCTGCATCCGTTGAAGCGAAAACTAGATGGGCTGCTCTCACGGGGTTAAAGTTATCCTGACACAAAAATAACTATGTATCTGTTTACTTAAGGCTAAAGACTATGCCCCCTTGTGGAACTGAAACAGCGTCAATGTCTTCAGTGACAACGAAATGTCACGCCGGAGAATGTAACCGGCAACTATTTATTCGGCCAGAGAAGTTCTCTGGCTTTTGGTTTTGTAGCACAGCGGTAGTGCACGGTCTTCATACGGCGTTGGTCGTGAGTTCAAATCCCACCAAAACCACCAAACAAGGATTATAAAATGAGCGATGGCGGAAAAGGCTCAAAGCGCAGACCTCAAGGCATACCAGATGATGTACTTGCAGAAGCCTGGGCACGTATCTTTGCTAAAAATCCAGATAACACTGGTTTAAGCAAATCAGAATATCCCGAATTGTTAAGCCACGAAAGTGGTTTAACAGAATCCCACGACCCTAGCCAGTAGTCAGTCTGGTGTTAGAAAAGTGGGGCAACACATATGTCCCTAGTGTAATTGGCAGCACGTTAGTCTCCAAAACTATTAGTCACGGTTCGAGTCCGTGGGGGCGTGCCAAATTTTTGATTTGAATATATTTTCCCAATCGGGTATAATTATTCTTTAAACGGAGATTCCGCCGCAATGGTGTGGCAGGGGATTGTAAATCCTCCGACTTAGGTCATGACAGGTTCGATCCCTGTAGTCTCCACCAATTTTTGCAAACGGCTTTGACGCCTGGCGATAGCTGTTCAGGGGAAGTCTCAGTTGTTTGCTTTATATTACGCCCCTATGGTGAAATCCTGGTAAACACAAGGCACTTAAAATGCCTCGCTTCGGCTTCCCGGTTCGAGTCCGGGTGGGGGTACCAAAAACAAATGGCTAATGGGACTGCTTGGTGTGGTCGCCGCACTGTCACTGCGGATATTCAGGTCGGTTCGATTCCGATATTGGTCGCCATAAAAATAGGTGAAAAGGGTAGCTCCCCCGATACTGCCAACTCAGTATCTAGCCTAATATCTTAGTTGGAAGATTATGCAGACATTAAAAGAAGCAATGCTGGAAGCGTTCCAGTATTTAGAAAATACTTATAACCCTAAATGGACTTCTGGTAAAGGTTCAAAAGAAAAACTTATAGACGCTTTCTCACAAAACGAGTTACCAAAGCACAAATTTTTAGGGTTTGCTGGCTCAGACGGATTACGTCATGCTTTTGGTAGGGCTTTAACAGGCCATAATAAACCCAAAAGCACTAAGTGGGAAATATGGTTACTTAGAAACATAAACAAGTTTCAGTGCACTAAGTGCAACTTAGTGCATGCTTATAATCATAAATATGATACTAATGTTAATCTATGTAAAGACTGTAACAGTATAAAGTGCTCCGATACTAGAGACTCTAAAAGACAATATGTATATGATGTACTGAGTTCAAGCTCTGGTTGTGTAGACTGTGGCGAAAAAGACCCAATTGTATTAGAATTTGACCATAGAGATCCAAGTACAAAATCCTCTAACATAGGCGATAGTTACGGTAAGTCAATAGAGTACCTAAAAGAAGAAATATTAAAATGTGATATAGTTTGTGCTAACTGTCACAGAAAACGAACAGCAAAAATGTTTAACTACTATAAGTACGTAAAACAGCTATCAAACCTGCCTTAGGTCCGTGTCGTTCCGGTTAGAGCGTCCGTGACCCATCCGTTGGATACGATAAGTCCAAGCTGGAACCGTAACCAGCATATTTAATACTAGCGAGAATGCGCTATAGTGTGTAGGTGGTATCCTTCTCTGCCACTGAAGCTCACTCGGGGATTGCGCACCGGGCGCTAGTATTAAATATTCCGTAGAATCCGAGCTAGGTGCACGGACTTGACTGTTAATCAATGACTAGACTGGTTCGAATCCAGTATACGGAGCCACATTGTTGGGGGTTAGTGAAATGGTATCACACGGGATTTTGATTCCCTTGTCACAGGTTCGATTCCTGTACCCTCTGCCAACGGGTCTATAGCACAACTGGATAATGCACCGGTTTACGAAGCCGTGAAGTGAGAGTTCAAATCTTTCTAGACCCACCAACAAAGACTACTATGCGTCAATTTAACATCAACGAAGTAAAAGACTATATTCGTAATTCTAGTCCAGAAACTAAGATTTATCTTGGTGCGGATTCGGAGCGTGTTAAAATTGGCGACAAATGGTATGCAGACTATACCCTGGCTGTTGTAGTACACATTGACGGCAATCATGGTTGCAAGATTTTTGGTGATGTACAGCGCGAACGCGACTGGGATCAAAAAGCCAATAAGCCCTCAATGCGACTAATGCAAGAAGTCTACAAAGTCAGTGACCTGTTTCACGAATTGAGTGATGTGCTAGAAGATCGACACGTTGAAGTCCACTTGGACATTAATCCCAGTGAGCGATATAAGAGTTCAGCAGTTGTACAACAAGCTGTTGGATATATAAAAGGCACCTGTAACATTGACGCACAAGTCAAACCCCGAGCTTTTGCAGCAAGCTATGCTGCTGATCGTTTAAAATTTGTACTGGCTAACTAAAATGACTGACCGATTCGACCTAGAACAAAACATCATGCAATGCTGGAATGTTTGTGATGACATTCAGCTGTACTTAGACATGCACGACAACATGGACGAAGATCAGCGCATGAACTACTTGATTGGACTCAAGCAAATGTATCAGTTGAAATTTGAGCGTTGCTGGGGTACTTTTGAGACAGTAGTACGTACTCGTCAAATTTAATGTCGGTGTGTAGCCGAATGGCTAGGCCACGGATTGCAAATCCGTTTTATGCAGGTTCGAGTCCTGTCACCGACTCCAGTTTAGCCAAATTCCCTGATGGTCAAAAATACGGGCTGCTCAAGGGCCAACGCCAAGAGCATAAGGTTACAGTTGGAAAAGCCCTTGTAGTATATTGGTATTACAGTTGCCTTGTAAGCATCAAAAGAAGGTTCGATTCCTTACTGGGGCACCATATTTTAGCACTTTAGAAGCCCAACACCAGTGCACTGGTACGCGAAGTGTGGTTACGACGCTTGTCCGTTAGAGTGCTAAAATATGGTTGTATGAAGCAGACCCAAAAGAGTTCGACACGCGGGGGCAGTGCCCGCCAGGTCCACCATTAGGAGATTTAATGAATTTATTGTGCGGATACCATGCAAAGTCAACAGAGACTTGTCAGTGGGTAATAGAAAACTACGATCGTCCAACTGATAATATCACGGTTAGAGATTGGGTAGCTGCGTGCAAAGAATACTTAAAGTCTGTTAATGATGGGCCTGACACAGGATCGACCGGGCTAAGAGTAGCAAAGTAGACAACTCGGCAATGTGAAAGCCGTAGGATTGGGGATTCCCGGTCGTAGCAACAAAACAAAAATAAACGCAAACGATACACAGTTCGCATTAGCAGCCTAAACGCCGCTTAGGGTTATGCCAGTTCCTCGTAACAGAATACTGGCACTATATTTTAATACTCTGGTCAGCACTGTGAGAAGCGCAGATCGACAAGACTAGAACGTGGTTTGAATCCAAACTAGAGTATTAAAATATAGTAAAGGAACTTATGCGCTCTAACCTTCTCGACCCTAAATTGTTTCAATCTGACAAATTTACTAACAGCTTTTCAAAGCCAGTTGCACAAGTTCATGAGTTTTATCTAACCGGCGCTATTGAAGATGCCGAGAACTACATTGAGTGGTTTGACACAATTCGCAACGCTTCAGCTGTAGATACCATTCGTATTTACATTAACAGCCCTGGTGGTGACCTATTTACCACACTACAATTCTTGCGTGTAATGGCCGAAAGCGAAGCCAACATTGTTACCAGTGTTGAAGGTGCTTGCATGAGTGCAGCAACCATGATCTTCTTGCACGGTCATCAGCAAGAAGTTACACCACACAGCTTATTTATGTTTCACGACTATTCGTCAGGAACATTTGGCAAGGGTGGTGAGCAGTACGATCAGATTCAGTTTGAACGTGGTTGGTCGCGCAAGTTCATGAGTGAAGTATACGCAGACTTTTTAACCCCTGCTGAAATCGAAAGCATGATGCACAACAAAGACATTTGGATGGGGTCGGAAGAAGTTGTAGAACGCTTAACTGCACTGCAAGCCAAGCGCGAAGCTGAAGTAGCAGCCCAAGAAGACGCACAAGAATAAAACGTGGGTGGTAATGCAGCGGGGTTGGTCCTGCGACTGGCCTTGAAAACCAGGTTCTCGGAAACGGGATGGGGTTCGACTCCTCTGCCACCCGCCATAAGTAAACCTACTCAGTGAGGCACATCCTTTAAACCAAGCTGGTTTGAGTCCGGCGGCTAAAAGTAGGCTTTCTTATGGGGTTCAACATGGAAACACTAGTTTACAGATTACGCAAACGCGCAGAAATACGCCGACAAATTCCCGGCAGAAAGTCTGTTCAAGAAAACAAACCAGATCGTATAGCAGACTTATTAGAAGAAGCTGCTGCCAGACTTGAACAGTTTGAGGCACAGCAACTTCAAGCCAAGCAACCCACATGAAAAAGTTGTGGAGATTGTGGGCAAATGCCCTCGGCGCCAAAGCCGGAAAAACTAACAGCGAAGCAGACATGGTAGCCATTATTCGAACACTGATAGTACTCAGCTACATAGGCACTAACTGCTTTATTGTTGCAGGTGTGTGGAGACATTGGTAATGGCTATTGGATTCTCAAAGTTACGTTCACCGCTACTAGACCTAACAGACAAGATCACAGTAGGCAAGCTAAGTGGCTGCAGAGTATGTGATGTAGTAGAAGACCACTACGAATACTTGATCTGGGCTGAAAAAACCGGATTGTTTAAGTTTACAAAAATAGTCACAGAAACCATACAAGAACACGCTGGGTATAAGGCTCAGCAACGATTCATCGAAGAAGAAATTAAGCCTTGGCTAGAAGATGATTTAGTCAAACGCGAACGCGAAATGATTCGCAGTATCTTGGATGAAGACGTACCTTTTTAAGCAGGATTAATTCAGTGGTAGAATGTCTCGTTGCCAACGAGAATGTCAGGAGTTCGACCCTCCTATCCTGCTCCAACTTATATGTATAAAGTAATAGACAACGAAGGTTTCTTAAGAGGCCGATCAGAAGATTTAGCCGTAGCCCTAGAAATGGCCAAGTATGTAGATGAGTTTGTAGTTATCACAAACGGTACTATAGAAATTGTAGGTATATTTGGTGTAGATTCCGTGGAAAATGGAACGTGCCCAGATGGTATTGCCTACGACTGGAACAAAGCATCACGAATTGGTGCCGAAAAACGAAAATAATAGTGCGGGGTTAGTTTAGTGGCAAAACGCTATCCTTCCAAGTTAGAGTTGCGAGTTCGATTCTCGCACCCCGCTCCATTAAAGGTTATTTATGACAAATAAAACACAACAGTATATTCAAGCCCTTGATAGTATAATCAAGGCAGCAAAAAATATCAAACGTGGCGATAGCGTTAGCTGGAATTCCAGTGGCGGTACTGCACGTGGAAAAGTAACCAAAATTATTACCTCGGGCAGTGAAGCTGTACCTGGTAGTAGTTTTACTATTAGTGGTACAGCAGATGATCCTGGCGCACTAATCCGTTTATATAGACCCAATTCAGATGGCAAGTACGAAGCCACAGATACCATTGTTGGTCACAAAACAAGTACACTAAAAAAGATAGATCCATTATAATGCCTTGTTAACTCAGCGGTAGAGTGCCTCCTTTACACGGAGTAGGTCGGCGGTTCGATCCCGTCACAAGGTACCAAATTTTAAACTTGAAACTAATCCCCGAATACAGTATAATAAGTACTGTTTCGGGGATTATTTATTTATGGGAAAACAATGTCAATAACAATAAAAAACCTAGAGAGTGCCTTAGCCGGTGAGTCTATGGCATACACAAAGTATATGTACTTTGCACGTATTGCACGAGAAGACGGCTTTGAAGATGTAGCTCAACATTTTGAGCACACAGCAGCACAAGAGTTAAAACACGCTTGGGGACACCTAGAACTCCTTATCGGACGTCCTAGTACTAAAGTTTGCCTAGAAAAAGCTATCGAAGGCGAAACATACGAATACACAGAAATGTACCCTCAGTTTGAGCGTCAGGCTAAAGCCGAAACAAATATTGAAGCTGTTAAAGAGTTCAATGAACAAGGCCGTGAAAGCCTTGAGCATGCTCAACAGTTCAAAGCTGTACTAGACAAAGCTGCCAAGCGTTTTGCTGCACTAAAGCGTGTTGAACAGCGTCATGCAGAAGCATATCAACAAGTTTGGGAGACAGTAAAATGACACACATTTGCATCGTATGTGACCACGTTCACGATCCAGAAACTGAGGGCGCATGGGATACACTTCCAGATGACTTTGAGTGTCCAGAGTGCGGCGTCGGCAAAGAAGATTATGTAGAATTCGAGGACTAAATGTTAGAGTGTTTAATCATTGGTGATTCAATTGCTGTTGGCATTGCACAACATCGCCGCGAGTGTGTTAGTTACGCACAAGTAGGTATAACAAGTGCTGCTTGGAACAACAAGTTTCTAGGCAAGAACTTGGAAAGTCGCACGACTACCATTAGTCTTGGAACCAATGACTACTCTACATTTAAAACTTTTGAAGAACTACTAGCGCTACGTCAAAACTTAACCGGCAGAGTTCAGTGGGTTTTACCTGCTAATGGCACAGACCGCCAAGCCCCAGTAGTGCGTGTAGCAAAAATGTTCGGAGATACCACATTCTTGATTCCAGAACTCAGCAAAGATAAGATACATCCAACTACTCGTGCTTATCGAGAACTTGCACAGGATAGTCGATAATGTCTGACAAGATAGAATCGCCCTGCAAGCAAAAGTGTAATCTTGACCCTCAATCGCAGCAATGCCGCGTTTGTAGACGAACACTAGAGCAGATCGCAGAATGGCGTTATTACACGCCAGAAGAACGACAAAAAATAATGGAAGATTTGCGCTGATAGCTCAGTTGGTTAGAGCAGTGAACTCATAATTCATTGGTCACAGGTTCAAGTCCTGTTCGGCGTACCACTACCACACCAAACCCACCGTCAAGGTGGGTTTTTTGTTTGTGGAAATATTCACTTGAAATCTTTATTACTTTAGAGTATAATTATTCTTTAACAACGCAACCCAACCATTACACTAACATGAAAATTAATTTTGCACAAGTTCCAGCCGCTGATGTTGACACTTTTGGTGATGAAGGTCTGTTCGGCCCTGACGAGTCTGGCGACTTTTACTACAACTATGTAGAGTACGGCACAAACCCAGGCGGTACAGAAGAAGTTGCTATTCACGATGGTTGCAATCGCTTTATGCCTATTGCAGTAGAAAACATCCCTGACTTGATCGCAGCACTTGATGAGTGCTATAAAATCTCCCAATCACTGCGTATGGCTGAAAAAACTGAAGCCTACGTTACCAGCGACACCCAAGCCTATGTTACACAAACAGCAATTGAGTACGAACCCCTTCAAAATACTACTAGCTGGCCTTTCCACAACTGAACCACAGATGGTTACCCTGGAGTTTTTATCTTGGGTATCCAAAACTATTAACGAACCTGGTATGATAGTTCAAACTTATGGCGAAGCTTTCCAAGTACTAGAATTCTTGGCAAATGCTCGTGCTGTTGAACTAACCAAAATCCCAGGCACTGAAGTATATACAATTAAAAGATTATAATGGCAACAAAATCAAAAGCAGCAGCTCCAACAGCAGCAGTACCCCAAGGCGTAGCACGTACACAAGCCAATCGTAAACGCAAACTAGAGCAAACACTTAAAGCTCAGCCAAACAATACTCAAGTGCAGGATGCCCTAGGAACTCCTGGTCGTCAGCGTAAAGCCCCAGTTACACCTCAGTGGTCACATACCGCAATTCGTTTGGCAAAGTTGTTCAAAGAGTTTACTGGACGTGCCCCAAAAGAACTGTTTAGTTCTAACCCTAAAGTGGTGCAAGCGGCAATGACCATGCCAAACACAAAACAGTTCTTTAACCTGCCACAAGGCAAGGTAGACTTCTCCATTGGTGCACGTGCCTTTATGCGTGAGAATAAGACATGGAATTGATTGCGTACTACTTGCTATTTGCATTTACTACCTCAATTACTGCTTGCATTTTTTGGTTCTGGCCACTCGTGCAAGAAGCACGACAGCTAGAAGTAGTCAATAGTTTTACACAGTATCCAAAAGTCAGCGCTGTTATTTATATTTTTGTAAGTGCAGTGGTAGCCCCAATGCTAATACCACCAATGTTTAGTCAAAACATGGCTGACCGCTTTTCACGAGGCTTGAGGTCAGAGATCTTTAAATCAGATTTAGAAAATCAGTCTTGAACGCATAGTTCGATCGCTGTATAATAGTGGCTTAGATTGATACAAACAGGACACACAATGAAAATCAAAGAATTTACATATACAAAACCCAATGGCGAAGTATCTCAGCGCACAGTTGTTGAGTTGGTTAGCCCAACAGAACACATCGAAGGCATTGACGTTACTGAACTAGATATGGATTCCTATGCTGACTTTGTAACACAGTTGCGTGAACTTGAGTCCAATCTTTACGCACAACGTATGGCGCTGTATGCACAGTTTGATCTCAAACACAACTACCGACGCTTTTTGCCATCACGCATGACAAATATCACAACAGAATTCGCTTAATTTAAAAATCACAGAAAGAAAATATATCATGGCAGCTACCTGGACAGACGAACTCAAATCCGAAGTTATTGCAAAATACGAAGCCGCAGGCCCAACACCTGAGAATTCAACTGAAATCATCAAAGACATTGCCGAAGAATTCGAGCAATCTCCTAACGGCGTACGCATGGTACTAGTGCAAGCTGGCGTTTATGTTAAAAAAGACCCAAGCGCTCCTAGCACAAGCAAAACCAAAACCGCAGCTACTGGCGACAAGCCTGCTCGCGTTAGCAAAGAGTCGGCTATTAACGACCTGCGTCAAGCACTGACTGATGCAAACAAACCAGTTGACGAAGACATTCTCAGCAAACTCACCGGCAAAGCCGCAGTTTACTTCCTGAGTGTATTGAAGTAATTCAAGGCGGCCCTGTGCCGCCTTCTTAGTTTAAGGAATAATATGGCAACGAAAAAACGAAGCGAATTGGAAACCGAATTGATGACCCCGGCTAACATTAGCCGAGTTATTCGTTTACTTGAACCAACTGAAGAAGGTGCTAAGCCGATTACTAAAAAAGATGCTTGCCAGATTCTTGGCATGGCATATAATACTACGCGTCTTGGTACTATTCTTGAAGATTTTAAGAAGGCACAGGCTCGCGATGCAAAACGTCGTGCTGAACTTCGTGGCAAGCCTGCCAGTCGTGAGGACGTGGTTTATATTATCAGTGAGTACTTGAGTGGCGAAACTGTAGACGCTATTTCAAAAATGACTTATCGTAGTCCAACATTCATCAAGCGTATTCTAGAAGATAACGCTGTGCCTATTCGTGTGCCAGGGTCAAGCTACTTTAACCCTGAAATGATTCCTGATGGTGCTCAGCGTGATCGTTTCCGTGTTGGCGAAGTTGTGTACTCAACCAAGTACGACTCAACTGCTGTAATTGAATCAGAAAAGCTCACTGAAAAGTACGGTTATATCTATCGCATCTTCCTGTTAAGCGACAAGTGGTTGCAGTCCGCGTGGCAAGAGCACTATGAGCTGGCCAGCCTGCAACATCTTCGTGAACTAGGAGTACGAATCTAAATGGATGAAAATATACAGTTTAGCAAAATCATTGATGAAAACATGGATAAAGGTTTTCAGATCAGACTAGCCGTTAATGATTTTCGTGACACTACCTACATTCAGCTTCGTAAGTTCTTTTTAAGCTACGAAGGTGAATGGGTTCCTAGTCGTGAAGGCGTATCAATACCTGCAAGCACTGAAAATATATATGCTATACTAGACGGACTTTTTGAAATTTGCAGTGTGGCTGAAGGCGAAGAAATTATAAAACGCTACTCAGACCGGCTAAAATCCTAACTTGTTTCTGTGACCCTAAACTGTTATAATAGTCTTTATGAACAAAATTACACAATATTTAGACTCAGCATCAGCCGCGTATTATGCTGGTAGTCCCTTTATTACTGATGCACAGTTCGATCAATTGGCTGAGTCAGTTGGTTATAATGCTGTGGGCGCTAAGCAAAATTCCAAAACCGAGCGTCATTTGTTTCAAATGTACTCACTACAAAAGTATTACGAAGATGAAGGTACCAGACCACTCCAAGATGTTAGATCGGTTGCTACAAGCATTAAGCTGGACGGGGCAGCTCTTAGCCTACTTTATGTTGATGGTAATCTTGTTCGAGTTCTTACCCGTGGGGATGGTGTAGAAGGTCAAATTGTAACTGACAAGTTCCTTGGCAATCCCATTGTTCCACAAAACGTACCGTTTCAAGGTGTTTATCAGATCACTGGCGAGATTGTGGCTCCAATCAATATTGAAAATGCTCGCAACTATGCAGCAGGCGCTCTTAACTTAAAAGATGTAGCCGAGTTTCAACAACGAGCACTCAGTTTCTTTGCATATGGAATTCAACCCAGCTTGTGTGAAACTTTTAATCAAGACTTGAGTGCCTTAGCACAAGCTGGTTTTGGTGTAATCAATGAGCCAGACTTGGACAAAATATTCCCTTGTGATGGCGTTGTATTCCGTGTTAATGATAATGCCCTATTCTACGAAATGGGTTACACAGCCAAACATCCCAGAGGTGCTTATGCTAAAAAAGAACGTGCTGAACACGTAGAAACAAAACTACTCAATGTCGAATGGCAAGTCGGTAAGTCTGGCAAGGTTACTCCTGTTGCTATTCTTGAGCCTGTTCTTGTTGGTGATGCCTTGGTATCTAGGGCTACCCTTAATAATCCTGGCTTTATCGAAATGCTAGACTTGCGAATTGGTGACACAGTGGCGGTTATCCGTGCTGGAGAAATCATTCCGTGCATCTTGCATAAAGTTGATGCTTGAGCAGTAAAAATTTACACTTGTCAACACAACCCCAATCAGATATAATATAGTCTACAAAGCAATAAACAACATGAAGATAGAAATCCCCACAACCTGCCCCTGCTGTGATTACAAACTCGAATTGGTCAACGATCAATTGTTTTGTCGCAACACGGCTTGCGGTGCTCAGCTTGGTAAAAAAGTTGAACACTTCTGCAAGACACTAGGCATCAAAGGCATGGGGCCTAAGAGTGTTGAAAAACTAAACTTGCAAGACTTAACTGAGTTATTTTACTTAGACCTAGATTCAGTAATCGAAGCACTTGGCAGTGAAAAAACTGCCAACAAGTTGCTGGATGAAATCAATCGTGCTAAGAGTGCTGACTTGGCAACTGTGCTGGCCAGTTTTAGTATTCCACTTGTTGGCAACACAGCTTCACAAAAGATTTGTAGCGTTGTAGACCATATCAGCCAAATCAACCACGAGACTTGCAAACAAGCAGGCCTAGGTGACAAAGTCACTGAAAACTTAGTTGGCTGGCTACAAACAGATTTCCCTGACTTACAAGAGTTTTTGCCGTTCTCTTTTAAGTCCAACCGCAATTCCACATCAAACAGTAATAATAATTCCAAGACTGTTTGTATCACTGGAAAGTTATCTTCTTATAAAACCAAAGCAGAAGCCTACAAAGCACTAGAAGAGGCGGGCTTTAAAGTTACAGAAACAGTAACCAAAGCCACTGACATTTTAGTTGATGAAGAAGATAAAGCTAGTACAAAACGCAAAAAAGCCGAATCCCTTGGCATCCAAATCATAACAAACCTAAATACTTTCTTGAAAGAAAATACAAATGACTGAAAAAACAACTAAAAACTGGTCTGACGAAGCTGTTGACCAACTGATGAACATCGTTGGAAACGAAAGCCCTGTTAGCGTTGAAAGCGTTGAGCGTGCTGCTGAACAACTGGGTAAAACCACTCGTAGCATTGCATCTAAACTGCGTCAACTAGACCGTGAAGTTGCTAGTCTTGCAAAAGAAAAAACCAGCGCATTTACTGAAGCAGAAGGCACTGATCTTGCCGACTTCGTTCACGCTAACGCCGGTAACTTGACATACAAAGATATTGCTGAAAACTTTGCTGGCGGTAAATTCACTGCCAAACAAATTCAAGGCAAACTGTTGGCCTTGGAATTGACTGGTTCAGTTAAGCCAGCCGAAAAAGTTGAAGTTGCACGTACATACACAGAAGCCGAAGAAATGACTTTTGTGAAAATGGCTGATGCAGGTAGCTACATTGAAGAAATCGCTGCTAAACTCAACAAGACAGTTGCATCAGTTCGTGGTAAAGCACTGAGCTTGACTCGCAAAGGTCAAATTGCCAAAATTCCAGCACAAAAAGAATCTCATGCCAAAGAGTCCGTTGACCAAGTAAGCGCATTGGGTGCAGCTATTGCAACAATGACCGTAGCAGAAATTGCTGCTAAGGTTGACAAAACAGAGCGTGGTCTGCGTACATTGCTGACTCGCCGTGGTATCAAAGTTGCTGACTATGACGGTGCAGCTAAAAAAGCCAAAGCAGAAGCCAAAGCTGCTGCTTAATTTGGTTTAAACCAGTAGCCCGGGAGTTCCATAAAGCTCCCGGGCTTTTTCTGTTTAGGAGGTTCATAGTATGCGTGTAACAATTACATACCATGACAACGAGTCGTTTACAATGGAAGAAGTTGTAAAGCAGGCCGTACATAATTATGGAAAAGCAGCCCAAGTAGAAATCAAACCAGAATCTACCATGGCATATGACCACATCTATTTTGGTTTACAGCAGTTGATAACTCACGAACAATTGAGTTTGCTGTATGATAGTGGTGCAACTTATCAGCAAGATTTAAAAAAGCTACGAGAGCAAGTAATGTACAAAGTTACTGAAATCGTGGATCAAGTTATTATTGACAATGAAGCGAAAGTAGGGTAATCTTGGATACTAGTGCAGTAGTCTTAAACAAATTATTAACTGAGCGTAACCTAGATATCTGGGCTAAACTCAAGTTGGTATTTTTAGACCCTGCGTATTCTTCCTTGTACAGCGTAGTAAACAAATACTACGAAAAGTACAGCGCAATTCCGTCTTTTGACGATCTTGAGCTAACCTTAAGGGAGGGTCCGGCGTCTAAAACACTGGCAACTCTCCGGTTAACCGAGGTACCAGACGTTTCCGCAGAAGTAGCACTGGACGCACTAATCGACCAGTATACTCAGAACGAAACGGTAAAACTATTAGATAAATTCGTAGACAAATTACCCCTCTACGATACAAATGAAATTAAAGAAAGCTTAGCCTCGATTGCACTAACAATCGAGGAAAAGACGCATACGAGCGAAAAAGTATTTACAATGGCTGACATGATGATGTTTAGCCATCCAGAAGATTTGGAGAAAGAGCGTGTTTACCTTGGTCTTAATAACGGCTTTGACAGTGTGCTTGGTGGCGTTGCTCGCCAAGAACTCATACTCATTGGGGGTAAACGGGGCTCTGGCAAATCTATTGCTAGTAGCAATCTGTTTGTTAATCAATATGAGTCTGGTAACAGTAGTATTTATTTCAGTATTGAAATGACCGCTAAAGAGACTATGGAGCGTAACCTATCTATCTTAGCTAACGTAAACCTGCAGAACCTAAAACAACACAAACTAACAGACGACGAACTATTGCGAGTAGTAAAAGCTCGTGCTGAAATGTTTGTTGACAGCGGTGACCTAGTAAGCGAGTTTTTACGTCATCGTGACCGCTTTAAGTTTGAAGAAAAATTAGTGCGTAACTGTGTGCTAAAAGCAGATAATCAAATGATTATTGTTGATGACCGTGATCTGACCCTAAGTAGTATCGACTTGCACATTGGTAAAGCCAAAGCAAAGTTCGGTGACAAACTCAAGCTGGTGGTAGTTGACTACCTTAACCAAATTGTCCTAGAAGGAAACGATCAGTATGATTGGAAACCACAAATCGAAGTCAGCAAGAAACTTAAGAATCTCGCACGAAAGTACGAAATTGTCATGGTTAGTCCATATCAGATCGACAAAGACGGGGAAGCTCGTTTTGCGAAAGGAATTCTTGACGCAGCGGATATTGCTCTTACCATGGAAGCTCACGATAAAGAGACCAACGCGATCTCGTTTGAAACGACCAAGATTCGTGGCGGCAAAGAAATGGCGTTTACAAGTCCAATTGACTGGGATACCTTACGTATCTCGCCACAGAGTGTGGATAAGCCTACAGCTAAAGAACCGATTAAAAAAGTAAAGAAAGGCCAAGAAGAAGCAGCACCTGTTAGCGATAGCGGAGCAGACTTACCTTGGAACGCATAAATGTCAGACCCAGTACTAGAACTAATACAGAAGAACGATCTCCAGTTTACAGTATCTGGGCGCGACTACTTAATAAAATGCCTGAACCCAGACCACAGTGACTCAAACCCTAGCTTTCGTGTAGACAAAGTTAGTGGTGTGGCTCACTGCTTTGCGTGTGGGTTCAAAACTAATCTTTTTAAGTTTTACGGGGTTTTCACAAACCCAGTACCTATTAAGATTATGGCACTAAAAGAAAAGTTGAACATATTAAAACGGTTTGGTCAAGAACTGGAACTTCCACAAGGCTACACTCCTTGGACAAAACAATTCCGTGGTGTAAGTCCACAAACACTAAAGCAGTTTGGTGCTTTTTACACCAATCAAGTTGAAAAGCTACAAGATCGAATTGTATTCCCAGTAAAAGATATTACTGGTAAAAATGTGGTATTCATTGCTCGTCATACTATGTCGCAGGGAAATCCTCGTTATGTTAACTATCCACAAGGTGTTAAGATTCCAGTGTTTCCATCACACTTACCAAGCGGCTACAGTTCAATGGTGATTGTAGAAGGCATGTTTGATATGCTTAACCTATACGACAAAGGCTGTGAAAACGTGGTATGTGCATTTGGCACTAATACCTTACAAAATGAAACAAAGTCTAAATTATTGCCATTTAAAGCACAAGGTATTACACACGTATACCTGCTGTTTGACGGTGATGAAGCAGGACGCAAAGCTGCCAAATTAATGAAGCCCATTATCGAAGAAGAAGGCTTTATTGTTGAAATTATAGATTTACCTGATGGAACTGACCCAGGTGAACTAGACACAGAGAATGTACGAAGCATTGCCGAGTACGTTAATAAATAAACTTGAAATGTTAGCCAAGATACGCTATAATAAAGTATCAAAGGAAATTATAAATGAAAATTGCCATTATTGACAAAGCACCCAATCGAACACGCTATAGTGACTATTTTGAGTTCGAGTACGATCAGTTTCACATGAGTTCTGTGCCAATCACCAAGCTACTGAAAAAAGATGTAGATTTGGTAGTGGACTTGGAGCCGTATGATTTTGTGATCTTGGTTGGAGCAGAGGCTGCCAAAGAGTATGCAAAAATTACATCAGTAACCAACATGGCTGGTCAACTGGTGCAAGACAAATTCATTGCTATTTCAAACCCAGCAATGTTGAGCTTTAAACCAGAAGGCAAGCCTGACTTTCAGCGTGCAGTTGATCGTATTCACAAGTACGTTAAGGGTCAGCTAAAGCCCGCAGTACAAGGTGACTTTGCTGGAATTGATGACACTAACGAAGCCAAGCGATTCTTGCGTGAAGTGCTAGACAATGCTCAAGGCTATGTTGCATGGGACACGGAAACAACTTGCCTTTATCCACGAGACGGATATGTGCTTGGCGTGTCTATGAGCTACAAGAGCAAGCACGGCAGATATATCTTAACAGATTGCTTGGACGATGTTTGCCTAGACTTAATGCGTAAAATTGCCCGTGAGTTTTACACAGTATTTCATAACATGAAGTTTGACTTTAAGATGATTAAGTATCACCTTGATATCGACTTTCCTCGTAAGCGGGTGCATGACACTATGGTTATGCACTATGTTCTTGATGAAACTGACTCACACGGCTTGAAACCACTAGCCCTAAAGTACACCGATTACGGTGACTATGATTCAGAACTTGATGACTTTAAAAAGGCATACTGTGCAGCACATGGCTTGTTGCAAGATGACTTTACATATGACCTTATTCCCTTTGATACAATTAGTCGTTATGCTTCTATTGACACAGCCGTTACATACGACCTTTTCCACAAGTTCTGGCCGATTGTCCAAACCAATGATAAACTGCGTAAAGTTTACGAAGAAATCTTGATTCCTGGTACACTGTTCCTAATGGACATGGAAGAAGTAGGTATTCCTATGAGTACTGAACGCATGGCCGCAGCTAGCAAGTACTTGGATTATGAGATTGAAGAAGCTAAAAAAGTTGTTTACAGCTTTGATGCAGTAAAGCAGTATGAAAAAGATAGTGGAAAGATCTTTAACCCTAATTCAGTTATGCAGCTTCGCGTTGTGTTATTCGACTATTTGGGTCTTAACCCAACTGGTAAAAAGACTGCAACTGGTGCTGTTTCTACTGATGCTGAAGTTCTTGGTGAGTTATCTGATGAGCATCCACTACCTGCCGCAATTTTAAAAGTGCGTCAGCTTGGCAAGATTCAGAATACTTATATTCAAAAGATTCTGCCAGAAATTGATCGTGACGGTCGTATTCGTACTAACTTCAACTTGATCTTTACTACCAGCGGACGTCTTAGCTCTAGTGGCAAGTTTAACGCTCAACAGATTCCTCGCGATGACCCTATTATCAAAGGCTGTATCGAAGCTCCAGCTGGCTACAAGATTGTATCACAAGACTTGACCACAGCCGAAATGTATTATGCAGCTGTGCTAAGTGGTGACAAGAACTTGCAAGAAGTATTCTCTAGTGGCGGCGACTTTCACTCAACAATTGCTAAAATGGTATTTTCATTGCCATGTGCAGTTGAAGATGTTAAAAAGCTATTTGGCTCAATGCGTCAATCAGCTAAGGCTATTTCTTTTGGTATTTTGTATGGTTCGGGTGCTAATAAAGTATCTCAGACTGTATCAAAAGCTACTGGCGAGAATTACCCAGTTGAGCAAGCCCGTGACGATATTAAACAATACTTTACTAAGTTCAGTCGCCTTAAAAAGTGGCTGGAAGACCGCAAAAACTTTATTCAAACAAATGGTTACACATACTCATTTTTTGGGCGTAAACGCAGATTACCTAATGTATTTAGCGCAGATAAAGGTATTGCAGCTCACGAAGTCCGTTCAGGAATTAACGCCGAAGTACAAAGCCTTGCCAGTGATGTTAACTTACTTGGCGCTATGCGAACAGCGGAAGAGATTGCAGCAAAAGGGCTAGATGCTAAAATCTTTATGCTGGTTCATGACTCAATTGTTGCGCTCGTAAAAGACGAAGATGTGGTGGAATACTGCGAGATCCTAAAGCGTAACACGCAACACCAATGGGGATGTGAGATTCCAAATGCCCCAATCGGTGTAGATCAAGATATCGGCGAGGATTATAGTTTTGGACATTTCTCAGAAACATACAAGTTTGTTGGAGATACGCTGGCCCGTATTTAAGTTAGGTGATAAGAAACCAACCCAGCAAGATGGGCTGGTATTCTATCATACACACTACGTAGATGAAAACAACTGTGAGACTTATAGCGTTAGAATGGTTGATGATAAAACTCTACCACAAAAGACGCTTGGTCTCCGACGTCTAGCAATGAAAGCACTAAAGGTTGAGCTGTTCCCAATCCGCACAGCTATCTACTTTTTAGCAGACTTGGTTAAACTTGCAAAAGCAACCACTTGGTTTGTTGACAGCAGTGGCAGAGTATTTCAGTACGAAAAAACCACACGCGCCAAACTCACAACAAAGAAACTAAAAAATGTTTTACCTGCAGAGGGGCTAGGGTGTGTGTTTGAATTAGTGGGAGTACCTAACCGATTTAAAGCAATGCGTCACCCTGATACTACAGAACAGTATGCCAGAGTATTGCAGTTGGGTATGGCATTTATTTTTTATGGTTTTTGTAGTGAGCACAAGCCTGATAGTTGGAGAATGGTTTAAATGCCTAAAGCAGTAATATCAAATCGTATTTACATGGATAATCCTGGTGTAGAACACACAAAAAAGATTATCGGTGCACTTACCTACAAAATCAAAAAAGACACTGGTTCAAAGCGTTTTGCTACAGTAGAAACTATCAAGAATTATAAGGTGCTGCCCAAAGGTATTCTATCAATTCCCCAAGGTCGCCTAGACTTAATTCCCGAAGACTATGAAATCATTGATAAACGATTGCTTGAGGATGTACCTTTCCCAACGCCTAAATATCCTCTACGACCCGAACAGCAAGTGGTTTATGACCCAATCGACGACACGTGCTTTATCAATGCCCTTGTGGGATGGGGAAAGACTTTTACAGCCTTACACCTTGCTCACAAGTTCGGACAAAAAACTCTTGTTATCACCCACACAGCTGCACTCCGAGACCAGTGGTGCGAAGAAATTGAAGTCCTATTCGGGACGCAGTGCGGAGTTATTGGTGGTGGACGAGTTGACCACGCCGACCACTTTATCACAGTGGCCAATATACAGACGCTCAGCAAGTGTGCTGGTGACTTGGCTAAGGAGTTTGGGACTATTATCTTGGACGAAGCCCACCACTGTCCTGCCACTACATTTGCACAAACAGTGGACGTATTCCATGCCCGCTACCGAATTGCTCTTAGTGGCACAATGATTCGCAAAGACGGCAAACACATCTTGTTTGGTGACTATTTTGGCCCTCTAGTATACAAGCCACCACAGTCGAATACACTGACTCCAACAGTGCACATTGTTAAGTCGGGTATTACACTAAAGCCAGGTGTACCTTGGGTTGAAAAAGTCACAGAACTACTAGAATCAGAAAAGTACAGGCAATTTATTGCAACCATTGCACTAATGCATATGCAAGAGGGTCACTCAGTGTTGGTAATTGCTGACCGAGTGGAGTTTTTACACAAAGTGAAAGAATACATTGGCGAAGATTGCGCGGTTGTTACAGGCGACACAGATTACGAAGAACGACAGTACGTCAAACAAGAAGTCCTCTCAGGAAACAAAAAAGCCATATGCGGAAGCAGGCAAATATTCTCAGAAGGCATATCTATTAACACACTCAGCTGTGTTATCCTTGCAGCCCCAATGAGTAACGATAGTCTGCTAGAACAAATTGTGGGTCGCGTTCAACGATTGCATGAAGGTAAACTTGACCCACTAGTTGTGGACATTAACTTTGCTGGTTATGCGGATAAAAAACAAAACAACGATAGACTAGCCTTGTATTTACGTAAAGGCTGGCAGGTAATAACAGCATGATAAAATTTACACTTGCAGTAGCTTCGCTATTATGCTATAATATAGTCTAAGTTAAGGATTATGGCACTCTTTTTTAACCTGGATTTATTAGAAACAGAAACACATTGTGACCCTAAATTAATGTTAAGTATGCTGGAAAGGCATTTTAGCAAAAAGCCAATACCGAAAAACCACCGTGAACTAAATAGTTTCAAAAACTTGTCGGGTCACAGCTTTTTGTTAAATGCCCAACCTCTTTTCCAAGAAACTTGTGATATTGCACACAAAGCGCAATATATCAGACTTGCAGGAAGGCGTGATTATAGCTTATATAAACTTTATCGTGTAGTCTACCTAGACTTAACCTATTTCAAAGATCTTGACTTAGACGCACTAAAACACAACCCACTGCTTACAATAACAGACAACAAAATTTACTTCAAATACGAAAATAACTAATTATGGCAATTTCATTTAAAAACACCAAAGGCAAAGCTCAATCAAACAAAGTTGAGGCTTACGAGTACAAAGACGGCGAAAACACAGTTCGACTAGTAGGCGGCGTTCTTCCACGCTATATTTACTGGATCAAGGGCAGCAACAACAAGGATATTCCTGTTGAATGTTTGGCTTTCAGCCGCGACAAAGAAAAATTCGATAACATCGAAAAAGATCATGTCCCACAGTTCTACCCAGAGCTGAAGTGCTCATGGAGTTATACAGTTAACTGTATTGACCCAAAAGACGGCAAAGTCAAAGCTCTGAACTTGAAAAAGAAACTGTTTGAGCAAATTGTAAGTGCAGCAGAAGACTTGGGCGATCCAACAGATTTTGATACTGGTTGGGACGTTGTGTTCAAGCGCACTAAGACTGGGCCTCTAGCCTTTAATATCAGCTACGATCTCTCAGTACTACGTTGCAAGCCACGTAAGCTAACTGATGAAGAACGTGCAGCTGCTGAAGCAGCCAAGTCAATTGATGAAAAATATCCTCGCCCAACAGAAGCCGAAGTGCTAGCCCTGTTGGAAAAAGTTACCTCTAACACAGATGACGGCGATGCAGGCGATGACTCTGCTCAAGAAGCTGTTAAAGAACTAGGTTGATATATGTAGCCCGCAATCCTGAAAAGCTTGCGGGCTATTTTGTCTGATAAACACAATGAAAATACTATTTACAGCAGACGTACATATTAAACTAGGTCAAAAGAATGTGCCAGTTGAGTGGTCACGAAACCGATTTCACCTATTTTGCAAGCAGTTTAGTGAAATGCAGCATGAAGCAGACTTGGTGATTGTGGGTGGCGATGTATTTGATCGACTACCTACAATGGATGAAGTTGAGCTTTACTTTGACTTTGTGGAAAGCTTTCACAAACCAACACTAATCTATCCTGGCAATCATGAAATGTTGAAAAAAGACTCAACATTCTTGACTAACCTTAAAAAGTCTACACATCGACTAAATTCATTGGTAACTATTATAGATGAATACTACTCGAACGATACAGTAGATATTATACCTTACAACAAACTGAAAGATTACGAAAAGCACGGATATAGTTTTAGCAACCGTATCTTGTGCACACACGTTCGTGGAGAGATTCCACCGCACGTTAAGCCAGAAGTAGACTTGGACTTATTTAATCGCTGGAACTTGGTACTAGCAGGCGACCTGCATTCATATGAAAATTGTCAGCGCAATATTCTTTATCCTGGCAGCCCTTATACTACTAGTTTTCACCGCTCCCGAGTCGATACTGGCGCTATTATCCTTGATGTTGATACTCTCAGTCATGAGTGGCGGAAGTTCAACTTACCACAGCTCATCAAGAAAACAATCACTGCCGAAGAGGCCTCCACCTCCGCCAATGCCACCGACTTTGACCACACAATCTATGAAGTGCAAGGTGATATGCAAGAACTCGGAGAATTGCAAGATTCAGAGCTGATTGCCACCAAAGTCCTAAAACGCGATACCGACTCAGCACTAATGCTAGACGCAGAAATGTCCTTGGATCAAGAAGTACGCGAGTACGTAACCTATATCTTAGAACTACCAGAACCCACGGTAGATAAGGTTTTAAAAGAAATGCAAAATCATGCAGAAAAATTCACCTAAAATAGCCGAAGTATGGTCACAAACTAACTGCCCAGCTTGTACTGAAGCCAAGCGGTTACTGGAAACTCACGGAACGCATATTGTAGAAAAAATGCTTGGCATTAACGGCTATACCAAAAAAGATTTAATTGAAGTAGTTCCCAATGCTCGCAGTGTGCCACAAATCTTTTTAGATGGTGAGTACATTGGTGGATTGCAGGAACTTAAAAGAAAACTAGCAAATGATAACAATAAAAACACTAGCATGGTCTAATGCTTTTAGTTACGGATTAGATAATAAAATTGATTTTGTGGCCGCCCCACTCACACAGCTTGTGGGTAAGAACGGTCACGGCAAGAGTTCTATTGCACTAGTACTTGAAGAAGTGCTGTTCAATAAGAACTCAAAAGGCATTAAAAAAGCAGATATTCTTAATCGTTATGTAAAAGACAAACACTATGCAATCGAACTAGTATTTGATCGTGATGGTACCGAGTACAAGATTGAAACTCGTCGTGGTACGTCACAAACAGTTAAGCTATACAAAGACGGTGTTGATATTAGTGCACACACAGCTACTGCTACTTATAAGATTGTAGAAGAAGTAATTGGCATTGACCATAAAACTTTTAGTCAAATTGTTTATCAGTCAAATGCATCTAGCTTGGAGTTTTTAACTGCTGCAGATACTGCACGTAAAAAGTTCTTAATTGAAATCCTAAACTTGGGCAAGTATACTCAGGCACAGGATGTTTTCAAAGAAGTAGCTCAAGACTTAAGCAAAGATATTGCTGCAACTCAGTCACAAGTTAACACAGTCGTTGCTTGGCTAGACAAATACTCAAAAACGGATTTGAGTCCCAAGCAAGCTGTGGTTGTTCCAGAGCTTGACTCAGAAGTATTACAAGAAGCGGCTAAACTAGAGTTGTCTATTCAAAGTGTGGAGTCCACCAACCGTAAGATTTCGCAGAATAACACTTACAAGCAGCTACAGACAAAAATCAGTCTTGTGCCACTACCGCCTAAACCTGATGATGACGTTAGTCAAGCTCAGCTAGAAGCAAAGAAATTGAACACAGAGACTATTGAGCTACAAAAAACGGTAAAAGACTCTGAGGCATTTGTTCAAAAGATGAATAAATTGCATGGTAACTGCCCAACGTGCTTACAGGCTATTGACACAGATAAAATATCTGAGCTTGTTAAAGAGCAGGTAGATATCCAGCTAAATGCTGAAAGTAAAAGCACACAGCTACGTTCACGCCTTGAGCAAATAAACGCAGACTATCGAGCATACACAGCTAAAAAGCTGGCCTGGGAAGCTGCACAGAAGTCTCAAGAAGAATGGGAAAAGTATCATCAGCTTATTGATACTGAACTACCTGATACAATGCTAGATAAAGCGGCGCTGCAAAATAGCTTGGCCGATCTTGAAACCAGTATCAAAGCTACGCGTGATAAGATTGCAGCAGCTGAAAAAACCAATCAAACTGTTAGTGCACATAATTCCAAAGTAGAAACAATCAGTAAGCAGTTAGCTGAAATGAGTGAAGAACTGGAAGTGTACAGTGAAAAACTTCATGAGCTATCGGAGCGCATGAGTATTGTAAATGTCTTAACTAAAACTTTCTCTACAACTGGCCTAGTTGCCTACAAGATTGAGTGCTTGGTAAAAGACCTAGAAGAAATTACGAACAATTACTTGGTTGACCTAAGTGATGGTAGATTTCAAATTAGTTTCAAAATTTCTGCTAGTGATAAACTAAATGTTGTTATCACTGATAACGGCAGAGACATTGAAATGTTGGCATTGAGTGGCGGTGAGCGTGCGCGAGTAAATGTAGCAACGCTATTAGCTATTCGCAAACTAATGCAGACCCTAAGTTCGAGCAGAATTAACTTGCTGATCTTAGATGAAACCGTTGAAGCACTCGACGTAGACGGTAAAGAAAAACTGGTAGAAGTCTTGTTAAAAGAAGAACACCTAAACACCTTTTTAGTATCGCACGGATTCTCACATCCACTACTAGAAAAAGTCAACGTTGTTAAACGCAACAACATATCTCATATAGAGGCATAAAATGATTAAAATTGAACGAATTACGGCTACCCAACCAACCCTTCTACGCAATGGAGTACGTCAACCTGTTACACAAAACATGACAGTAACTGCCCAAGAGCTGGAAACGATTGAAGCAGCTGACGGTACTATCCTCTACTCCGTGGACGAAATGGAAGTAAAAACTATCACATTTCAGGCAAAACCAGTTGCCCCAGCACCAGCAGCTAAGCCAGTTGCAAAACCAGTTATCAAGCAACCACAACCCAAGGTTGCCGAGCCTGTCGTGGAACCTACAAGTGAAGAAAACGCGCCTGAGTAATGGTCGTAGACGCTAGAGCCAAGGGAGCACGTACTGAAACCACAGTACGTGATCTCTTGCGTAAACATACCGGTTTAGGGTGGGAACGTATTCCTGGTAGCGGAGCCCTTGACCCTAAACACCTGCTAAAAGGTGATTTGTATGTGCCTGGGCGAACTAACCTTTGGTGTGTAGAAGTAAAAGGCTACGCAGAAGATCATGTTACATCACACTTGCTGACTTCAAAATCACCACAACTTGTGGAATTTTGGGAACAAACAATTCGTCAAGGCAAGCAGGTTGAAAAGAAACCGCTGCTAATCTTTAAGTTTGACCGAAGCAAGGTATTTGTGGCTTTTGATGAAATGCCTAACTCGCAAAATTATCGGTGCATCTACTACAATCACGAAACCCACGAATTTTATGTTGCCTTACTAGAAGATTGGTTGAAGTATGAGCAACCACAATTTGTGACTTGAACAAAAGTGGTTAATAGTGTATAATATACCCTTAACCACAAAGAATACAACATGAGTATTACATTTAAAAAAGCCACAGAATCAAATAACACACTGTTGATTGTAGACGCACTAAACTTGGCATTTCGCTATAAACATAGCGGAGCCACAGATTTTGCCACAGACTACATTCGCACAGTTGACAGCCTAAAGAAAAGTTATAAAGCGTCTCACGTTATCATTGCTTGTGACCAAGGCAGTTCTAGCTATCGTAAAGCATTAAGCCCAGAATACAAACAAAATCGCAAAGACAAGCAAGAACAACAAACTGACGCAGAGCGTGCAGCTTTTGAATTGTTCTTTGAAGACTTCCTGCAAACTATTGCCACTATTGAAACCACTACCAGCTACCCTGTGTTGCGTTTTCAAGGTGTAGAAGCCGATGATATTGCTGCATACATTGTATCACAAAAGTCTAAACTGAGCACAGACGATATTTGGCTGATTTCTAGTGATCGTGACTGGGACTTGCTTGTACAGCCCGGCGTTAGTCGTTTCAGTTACGTTACACGCAAAGAAGTTACACTAGACAACTGGAACGACCATTATGATTTTAACCCTGAAGATTATATTAGCATTAAGTGCCTTACAGGTGATACTGGCGACAATGTGGCTGGTGTCCCCGGCATTGGCCCTAAACGTGCTGTGGCTCTTGTTAACGAATGGGGCAGCACTTATGACATTATCGCTAGTATCCCTATTGCAGGCAAGTACAAATATATTCAAGAGCTCAACAAGTGCAAAGACACACTAATGCTCAACTATCAGCTAATGGACTTGGTAACACACTGTCAGGAAGCCATTGGTAGCGAGAACATTGCCACAATTGACGAAACCCTACAACTTTACTTAAAATGAGCCATTTTTTAAATATTAACCGAGATTACGACCACAGTCGTGGTGTACCAATCAAACAAGAGCTTGAGTGTCAAGTACAGCCTGGAGCACAGCTTCCAAAACGTGCACACCGCACAGATGCTGGAGCAGACTTGTTTAGCTATGAAGAACACGAAATCTATCCCGGCGAACAAAAACTTGTTGATACGGGTACAGCGATAAAAATTCCAGAAGGCTATGGAGGCTTTATTTTCAATCGCAGCTCGCAAGGGAAAAAAGGCATTACAATCCCACATTCTGTTGGAGTCATTGATTCCGATTATCGTGGAAATTTAAAAGTTTTGCTAAAAAATATTTCAGAAGACCCTTATAAAATCGAGGTTGGCGACCGAATTGCTCAGCTGGTTATTATGCCAGTGCTGCTGCCGGAATTTAAAGATATTTGGAATGACACACAACGCGGTACTGGCGGCTTCGGCAGTACCGGACAATAAATTAGAAAGAATAAATGAACTTACCATCAACACGAGCACAGGTAATTACACGTCGTACCTATAATCGCCCTACTAGCGACGACGGAAAAGAGTTTGAAACATGGCAAGAAACAGTTGCCAGAGTTATTGACCACCAAGAGTGGTTGTGGGCACGAGCAGTTGGTCGCGATTTAAATGACCTGGAATACGCGGAGCTTTATGATCTTGAGCAACTGATGCTAGATCGCAAGGTGCTAATGAGTGGTCGTACACTTTGGTTGGGCGGCACTAACGTAGCTAAAACACGTGAAGCGTCTCAATTTAACTGTAGTTTCACACACGTTGAAACAATCTATGACGTTGTTGACGTCTTATGGTTACTGCTACAAGGTTGTGGCGTTGGATTTAAGCCAATTGTGGGTACGCTAAACGGCTTTTCAAAGCCAATTAAAAATATTCGAGTAGTACGTAGTACTCGTACTACCAAGGGTGGTAATGAGCACAATACAGAAACATTTGACGCAGAAACTAAAACTTGGACTATTCAGGTCGGAGACAGTGCAGAAGCTTGGGCAAAGTCTGTTGGTAAGCTGCTTGCGGGTAAGTACCCTGCTGATACTCTTGTACTTGATTTTAGTCAATTACGACCTGCTGGTGAAAGGTTAAAAGGTTATGGCTGGATTTCTTCAGGTGATGCTGCAATTAGTACTGCTTATACTGCTATCGCCAATATTCTTAATGGTCGTGCTGATAGTCTACTCACTCGGATGGATATTCTGGACATTGTTAACCATCTTGGTACTATTCTATCCAGTCGTCGCAGTGCTGAAATCGCACTTTTCGATTACGGTCAACCGGAGTGGGAAGAGTTTGCTGTAGCCAAGAAAGACTGGTGGTTGCATAACAATGCACACCGCACACAGTCAAACAACAGTTTAGTATTTAAAGAAAAACCGCTTAAGTCTGATCTAGAGAAAATCTTTGGCATGATGATTGAAGCTGGCGGTAGTGAACCAGGATTTATCAATGAAGTCGAAGCCCTCAGACGTGCTCCTTGGTTTAAGGGAGCCAATCCATGCGTTGAAATCTTACTCGGTAATAAGGCTTTCTGTAACCTTACCGAAACTGACATTGCCAAGTTCAAAGGCGACACAGCTGGATTACACAACGCTATACGACTGGCAGCTCGTGCCAACTACAGACAAACGTGTGTTAACCTTCAGGACGGCATACTTCAAGAGTCTTGGCACCTTAACAACTATTTCTTACGACTTTGCGGTGTAGGCCTAACCGGTATCGCAATGCGTCCAGATATGGGAAGCTATGACTACGAATACTTGAAGCGTACTGCTACTAGTGCTGCTGTTGGTATGAGTCAAGAACTTGGACTGCCTGCTCCTAAAAATGTAACTTGTATTAAGCCGTCAGGTACACTGAGCAAAATCATGGATACTACCGAAGGCGTACACAAACCACTAGGAAAGTATATTTTCAACAATGTACAATTTAGCAAACATGACCCGGTGGTTGAGAAACTACGTGAAGCGAATTACCGTGTTATTAATCATCCTGTTGATGATTCTGGAGTGCTTGTTACGTTTCCGGTAATGTGGGACGGAGTTCCGTTTGATAAAGTTGATGGTAAAGAAGTTAACATTGAGTCAGCTATTATTCAACTAGAGCGTTACAAGTTGTTGCAGACTAGCTGGAATCAACAAAATACGTCGGTAACTATCAGTTACGATCCAACCGAAGTACCTGGAATCATTGATTGGTTGCTAGATAACTGGGATTGTTATGTTGGCGTGAGTTTTATCTACCGCACAGATCCAACTAAAACTGCCAAAGACTTGGGTTATTTGTACCTTCCACAAGAAGTAACCACAGAGCATGACTACCATGAGTATGTTAAAACCCTAAGCCCTGTTGATCTTAATAACACCAACAGTTTTGATGAAATCACCGATGCCGAATGTGCAACTGGTGCTTGCCCAATTAAATAATTATGATCTCAAACAACACTGAACTAACCTTTAAAGTTAGTATTGAAGAAGCTAATCACATTTTAGCGGGCTTACAAGAGTTGCCTGCTAAAATCTGTAATCCGCTGTCGGTAAAACTACAAGCTCAAGCAAAAGAACAATTGCCTGAGCCAGCAGCAGAATAATCAGCCAAACAAAAAGCCCCCGCGTTGCAAAACTCGGGGGCTTTTTTGTCGTCAAAATTTCGTAGGGTGCGCCAATGCACTTGCCCAAAAATATCCTGCATAATTTCTTATTACCGTGCATTTTTGCTCCTGGAACCCTAAAAGTTGGGTTGCAGTACATACCATTTTGTTGTATAATTATATCAGTTCTTAAATTTTTAGGAACTGCGCGGTGATACGCAGTATCAAATCTAACCACAAACGAAAGATATATTGTATGGTTGATACAACGACTAGCGTACCAGTTTCTTCGGAAGCAACTGAAGAAGCAATGGATGCGCTTAAAAAACAAGCTAGTTTTGCTGAAGATTATTATAAGCAACTGGCATCTCAAGTTAAAGAAACCTTAAAGGAAAATAAAATGGCAGAAATTATGACACCAAGTATGATTATGGGTGGCGGCGGAGACGGTGGTCTTGGCTTTGGTAGTGGCGGCGGCCTTATTGGCGGTCTTATCTTAGGTAGTTTACTACGTAATGGTAATGGCGGTTTATTTGGCGGTGAAGGTAACGGTGCAGCTCTAGGCGCAACGCTACGTAACCCACCAGAACAAAATCAAGCTAACATGGACTTAATGGCAGCTATTGGTGCAGTTGATAAAGCAACAGCAGTAAGCACAGCAGCTATGGAAGCCTCACAAGCTACACAAACTCTAGGTATTACAACTCAACTAAACAACGTAGCCAGCTCTCTAGCTGCTCGTACAGACAACCTAAAAGATATTGTTAATACAAATGCAGTAGCTTTAATGCAAGGTCAAGCTGCTATTCAGCAAAACATCATGGAAAACCGTTATGAACTATCTAAAGATATTTCTAGCGACGGTGAAAAGACACGTGCACTAATTACACAACAGTACGAGCTAAATCTACAGCGTCAACTAGCTGATGCAAACGCAGCAATTATCGAACTACGTAGTCGTGAATACAGTGGCGCAGCAGCTCGCGGTGTTGAAGTTACTACAACAAACAACATCAACCAGATGCAACAACAACAGCAACAACAAGCTCAGTACGGTCAATTGGCCAATCTGATCTGGAGCTTAGGTCAAAGCATTCGCAGCGAAAACGCAGCAATCAACGTTGGTAGCGGTACACAAACTGCTAACCCAAGCAACACAAATACTAACATTCGTTAATATTTAGGTTACTAAGCCCCCAAGACCACAAGTCGTGGGGGCTTTTTAATTGGAGAGTATAATGCAACAACAATTTATGCCGTTTGGTTGGCCTATGCCAGCCTACTTACCACTACCACCTATAATAGAAGACAATGATTTATTTATAAACAGTGTAGTTAATGGTAGTTCAACACCAGGGCCTCAAGGCGAACCAGGGCCACAAGGCGAACCAGGGCCACAAGGCGAAGCTGGTGTTAGTGTAGTTAGTGCAGAAGTATCACCAAATCCCGGTGACCTAATGCTAACACTCAGCAACGGTGAAATAATAAATGCTGGCAGTGTAATAGGGCCTGAGGGACCACCTGGACCAAGTGAAAGTTGTGGTTGCAATACTACAACTATTACAGAAGACTACTACGCCACTGAAAAGGATTGCTATATTGGGGCGCAACTAAAAGATAAGGCAAGTGTTATGCTACCTAGTAACGTAAAGCCTGGTACTAAATACTCTATAAAACTAGAATTTGGTGCCCCTGTAGGCAACAGGAAACTAACAATACAACCAGAATCGCCAGCGCTAATAAACGGAGTTACGGCAATTACGATGACTACTCCTTATGAGAGTATTAATGTAATTTTTAATAATGGCAATTGGTGGACTATATAAGGAATAAAATGGAAGAACTAAAACTGGCGCTTAAACGCGCTTTTGCAACAACTTATGCGTTCTTGGTGAAATCAGAAAACTTTCACTGGAACGTAACAGGCCCAAACTTTGTGCAACATCACGAACTGTTTGGTAAAATTTATGACGAGGTAGATGATGAGCTGGATGACTTTGCTGAGCGCGTGCGCGCTTTACGTTGCTTTGTGCCTGCTAGTTTCTCGCAACTTAGTGAAAATTCGCAAATTTTGGATACGCTGGAAATACTACCACCGACCGAAATGGTACGTACACTATACGTTGACAACGGCAAAGTACACACGGCGCTAATGGAAGCCTATGCACTTGCTGAAACTGAAGGTGAGCACGGACTAAGTGCGTTTTTAAGTGAACGCATTGACGCACACCGCAAACATGGTTGGATGTTGTATTCAACAATGCAACCATAACAAAAAGCCCCGCACTATTGCTAGTGCGGGGCTTTTCTTTTAACCGTCAGATGAGGATAAGAACAGTGCTGCAAATTCCAGTGCTTTGGCGTCGTCACGTTCTCGCATGATTTGATCACGCTTTTCACGACTCCAACTGAATCCACCGTCACCGCCCCACAAATCCCAAGCTACTCGGCCTTTGCTTGGAAAACCTTCTTCGCCGCTGTTGAATCCAGTAGCTTTTTTATCTACTTCGTGGCGACTGAAAAAGCTGTACATGCGTAGTACGGTTGTGCCGGTTAGCGGGTCTCGATCCTTTAGCTGATTAGCACGTGCAAGTCCAACTAGTGTACCTCCTGGCTTACCTTCGTCTTTCCATTTTAATGCACGTTTGGCAGCGCTTGCCATACCTTCTGTGGGTTTATATGTTTCTGCCATTTATTCCTCGTTTTCATCTGGGCTCACAAACAATACATTTGCATTGTCTGGATCGGTTGCTGGATCTTCCCAGTCATCACATGTACGTAACGCACTGCAAGTAATAGACCACAATGTACAAACTGCGCTAGGCATTCCGGCAATGTCGGCCCACTTTGGTGTAACTGGTAGTTCACTTGCTTTTAGCTGAGCACCTGGACTAGCAGGTAACGCAGCCATAATTTCTGGACTATTGTTGTAGTGAGCACAATTCATGCATAGTCGGGTACGGGCAACACCTTCTGGTACGCCCCATAATTCCATTTTATCGCCCCAGTATAAAACACTGGGTTGTCGCGGATCTGCTGGACCTAACTTTGCACGCTCAATACAAACAAGGTGATTTGATAAGTTTAAATCTTTGTAGCGTAGTGCTACTGGTAATACTTCTGACATATTTAGTTCCTATAAGCCATAATAATTTGCTTACACATTTTTGATCTGACAATGTCTTCATCAAGGAATTCAATAACCTCAATACCTTCAATGCCCTCTAAACGATCCACAGCGTCTTCCAATCCACTATCAGGAATATCCGACTGCTCAGTGTCACCGCTAAAAATCATCTTGCAATTTTTGCCAATTCGCGATAACAGCATTTTCATTTCTTCACGAGTACAGTTTTGTGCCTCATCTACTAACACAATGCAATTGTCAAAAGTAGTACCGCGTAGGAATCCCAGAGGAGTTGGATCAATGTCCTTGGCTTTTAAACAGTATTCATAAAAACCTTTGCCTAGGGCTTTGGTAAAAATAGCATCAAAAGGCAATAAATACGGAGCGTACTTTTCTTCTAGAGTACCTGGTAAGAATCCTAAGCCACGACCTGTTTCAATATTGGGTCGGGTTAGGATAACTTTATCAACTCGTTTGTGAAACAGCTCCGATGCTGCATAACTGGCTGCAATAAATGTTTTACCTGTACCAGCACTGCCAATACCAAATATTACATCATTGTGTTTGATAGCGTCTAGGTACTCACCTTGTACGAAGTTTAGTGGCTGGACTTCTTTGAAAGTATAATTACGCTGAGGTTGAGGCTCGCTGATACCAGCATGTTTTTCACTACGCAGTCTAGATTTTTCCTCCTGTGATGGACGGTTACTAGACTTTTTTGCTGGAAAGGTGCGATGGGTTTTACCACTATTTCTTGCCATGAATTTCCTTGTTGGTTTATATAAATCTCGTGGAAGCAATAATTTTACCACAAGATTAAACTGCTGTCAAATATAAATTTACTTTGGGGCTTTTGGTGGCACAAGCGTACCTTCCAATTTTTTGTGCACTTTTACTTCTTTGCACACTTGTTTTGGTTTCTTGGTCTTGGCATCTGTTTGTTCAACACATACCTTTTTAGTTTCGGCAGCAAATGCCGGATTGTTGTAGGAAACTGAAAAGATTCCTGCAACCATTAGTGTAGCCCAAATTACTTTTTTCATTTAAATCTCCGGTTGAGGTGCCTGTTGAGGCGCTGGCTTGCCATTAATCATACGAATCTCTGCGATTGCAGTGCCGTTGAATCCAGCTGTGGTACTAAGTCCTGGTGAGAAACTTGGTTCTTGGCGCGGTACATACGAAGTTTTAGCAGCTTGTGCTGCGTTTTCTTGTGCTTGTTTCATTAGTGCTAAACTAGCATCAACTTCTTCTTTTGACCCGCCTGCTAACATAATTCCCGATAGTGTACCAGTTAAAAATGTAGCAATTGGCACAATTAACTCAAAGAATTTTTGGTCAATTGGTGAGATAGCGTTTAGTGGCTGTGTTACAAAAATCAAGCTGTAAAGCACCACAAACACAATACCTGTTAGTGTTAGCGCCAAACACACTCCAATAAAAAACTTTAGGCGAGCCATTAGTTGCTCATCGGTGTATAAAAACGTGTTACTTTGCACAGGTGACTCCTGAGGTGGTTGGTGTTGGGGTTTGAGCTGGCGTTGCCTGAGGGTCTAGTCTTGGGTCGCGCTGCCCTTTGAAAATATGGTCAGGACAAGTACGTGTTACGTCGCAAATTGGTCGCTTACATTGTGGCGAGTCCCAATTATCCGGGTTTTGGCACGGATAGCGAAAACGATCTCCACCAAAAAACGCTAGTGCAACTGGCAGCACAATCAGCACTCCTAGCCATTTAAATAATTTTAAGTCGGTGTTCATTGCTTATTTTCCTGCTAGCGGATTATCAATTGCCGCTTTAATTTTATTATCTACATCACGACTTACACGCTCTAGCCTATTTTCAGTATCACGCTTTAGCTTATCCATATCGTCTTTTGTACGATCAAGGCTATTTCGTAGATCTTTTTGCACAGACTTTAAGTCTTGGTCAGTCTCACGCTGAGCTTGCTTAACGCTACGCTCAATCTGCTCTGTTACGGTTTCGTTACGACGTAAATCTTGTTTTAAGTCATTTTTAATATCACGAGTGTAGTCAGAAGTCTTTTGAGAATTTTCCTCAATTACTGATAGTCGTTTGTCAAAATTGCTTAAGTCAGGTGTTACATACTCAGCAATTTTCTTTTTCATACCCATATAGTCTTTGTATATTTCAAAAGTGCCATAAAGACCGCCCAGCGCACTACTTGCAATTGTAAAAGCAACCATAAGTTTGGCTGGAGTAAACTCGTATCCACCAATACTAATAACGGTGTCTTTTGAGGCATATTTTTTAGCTGCAGCTTCTAGCTCGTCAACTTTTTTGTTTAAGTCTTCTGCCATAATAACTCCTATTTATATTGTGAATTTACTAAGTCTTGATGCTTTTGATCCGACCCTAAACCGCGTAAAACTCGTACATTGTCTACAACCTTTTGATTTTTGTAAACTTCCCGTGGCTCATAAAAACTTGCGTCACGTAACACAAAGTTTGTGTAGCCCGCATATCCTTGTGGAACCGTTGCCAGCTGCGCTACACTAACGCCTGTGGCCAGCTCGTTGGTGGCAGTTTGGCTACGCTGTGTTTGTGGTGCGCTGGGTGCCTCGGTTTGTGTAACCTGCTGTGCATCTAAAATTTGTTTTAGTGGACTGGTTACATCAGCTAAAAAGTTTGTGGTCTGTGCAACAGCTTCTGGCTCTTGATAGCGTGTTTGTTGTGTGGCAAAACTACCAGAGGTTTGTGTGGTTTGAGATTGCTCCACACTTGTTGGTGCCAACAATTGTTGCTGAAAATTTTGCTGCTGAGTGCTTGCGGCACTAAACACCTGCATGGCTTGTAACACGCCAGTTGTTTGTTGCTGTTGTGCGGCAACTGACATAACTGTAGCGCGGCTAGTGCCCACTGAGGTTTGTGCAACACTGTTACCCGAACTGGTTTCTGCGCTTGCAACGCTGGACGCAACTGCTGCGGTTGTGGCGGCCGTGGCCACTTGTTGTGCGCGATCACTGCTTGCTTGTGCCACTGTTTCTGCGGCAGCAACCACCTGTTGTGCTACAGCTTTTTCACGTTCTGAGTTCTTGGCTATTAAACTAAGTGCAAAACTTAGGTTAACCGGCCCACTGCTGGATTTTTCCTGAGTGCTGGCTGCTGCACTTGTGGCGGCCGGAGCCTGTGGCTGAGATTGTTGTAGTGGAGGACTTCCGGGCTGTGGTGGGCTTCCGGGCGGTGGTGGTGGTCCTGGTGGTTGGGCGCCAGGCGGTGGCGGTTGATTGTTTGTGGGTGGTGCACCTGGCGGAGGCTCGCCGGTTTCGGGTGGCGGTGGTGGCGGAGCATAGGCGACCGTTTCGGTTTGCCCAGGTTTAGGTGCCAGTTTGGCCAGTGCATCAAAGTATCCCGTACACGTAGTACTATAAAAGGTGTTTGTAGCGCAAGGATCAACCGAGTACTTTAGTGAAAAACTAACGTCCATGACTTCAGGCCCATATGGGCCCTGCCAGTAGTTATTATCTCGCCCAACAAGACCGTACCTGACATTGGTTAGCTCAGGCACGGCATATGGGCTAGCAAAAGTTTCTGAGAAATCGAACCGTTTCCAGTTATATTGCTGGTTGGTATAAGCCGTATAGTCGTACTCGGCTGCGGTGGCACCAGTTTTGTTATAAAACTTTACGTATGCGCTTAAATAGTCTTGTTGACCGTTATCCCAGCCATTGCCATTTTTAGCAGTAAAAACAAAGTTAAATCCACTAACTTGTAATCCCTTGCCTGAGTTGGGTAGCACACTGGCAATTGAACGTAGCTGATACAAGTCAGTGGTACCGTAAGAGAAGTTTATGTTACCACCTGGGCTAACTATTGGTAGTGGCCCACAGTATCCTGGATCTCCTTGTGCCCAACAAGTTAGATTGCCTTGGTAAACCGCATTGTTCCATGCCCCATTATTCACCAAATTACCAGTTGTGTCGACTTGTGCGTTAGAATAGCTTGTGAACCAAAAAGCCCAGCACAGCACCAAGGCCAATCTTCTTATATACGTCATCTGTTTTTACCTCATCCAGTTTTGGAATCTTGTCTGGGTTAGCATCCCACTGCGCTTTGGCTTGAGCACCGATTTGTCCTTCGTATGGGCAAGGTGTTCCTGCCTGCAACATAGCATCAAATACGCGGCGATCTTGGCACATGGTAGCAACTGCAGCTACTTTCATACCCATGTCGTATAGGGTTTTTGACAACTTTAAACGCTCGCAGTTCATGTCTCTGACAGTGCCACCACTGCTAACACCAAATACTTGTGTTTGTACGCTTCCTGAGTTACCGGTTGAACACAGGTCAGCGTTACCGCCACTCATCATTGCGGGAGCCACTGCTGTTGGAGGTGGCTGAATTACGCGCTGAGTTATGTTGGACTCATTAATATTCCGGTTGGTTAGCTCACCTGAGTTAATATTTTGATTAATGTTGGTGTTGGCGCTGGTATTTTGATTAACGTTGGTGTTGGAGGAAACCGCAGAGCTAGTACTTTGGTTAATGTTGGTCATTGAACCACTTTGAACGTTATTGTTGGTGCTAACAGAAGTGCTGGAGTTGATATTACGATTAGTCATATCACCAGTATTAATATTATTATTTGTTGCTGTTGAAGTACTAGTATTCGTATTATTGTTGTTATACGTCATTGTACCACTATTAATATTATTGTTTGTGTTAACACTTGTACTCGCATTATTATTATTGTAAGTCATTGTTCCCGAATTAACATTATTGTTATTGTAGGTAACAGTTCCACTCATAGCATTGTTGTTATTATTGGTAACTGTACCCGACTGAATGTTGTTATTGGTATTTGTACTAGTTGACGTACTTGTATTATTGTTGTTGTTTGTGTTAGTCGAAAGACTATTAACAGTGCTCAAACTTGTTGAGTTTGAGTTACTGATAGTATTCGAATTTGAATTAACGGTGCTAGTAGAAACCGAAGTTGAGTTAGTATCTACTAGACTTTTGGAATCGTAAGTACCTTGATTAATGAGCGTTTGAGCACCCACACTGCTTGCTGCAAACAACAAACCTGCTAAAACTATTTTAATCATGTTACGCTCCTAGTACGTGTAGTGCATGTTGGTAATGCTTAATGCGATCTTCTAAGCCAATAGTACCGCCATTAATGCGTTTTGTTAATGTAAGAATATCACCAGCGTCTGCCCACTGATTAAGTTTATTAGTTTCCCAAAACCAACAAGCACTTTGAGCCGCACCTTCAAATGTTTCCAAGTATTCAGCAGCTTCTTCAACACCGATACCTAAGCTAGCAGCAAACCAAGTGTAGTTGTCTTTGCCAGTTAGCTGAATAAGACCCTTGCCACTATAACGATAGCCGTCGCCAGATTCTACCGGCCCGTTGCCCATGCGGTTGGCATACACAAGGTTGGCAATTGCTTGCTGCTTGTTTGGCATCGCTGCATACTGCTGTGCCAACTCATCTGTGGGAAAGTACTTGGGAAATATCTTGCGTAGTGTAACTGCACGATAATTTAAGTTTTCACGCAGTGCTGTAAAGCCGCCTGACTCGTGCGCACACTGTGCAACAAAAGCTGCAATGCGTTGTGGCGTATTGATTTTGTAGTCTGGTAACAGCTGAGCTAGTGCCACATGCCATTGCTTAACATATGGATTACGAGGAATCAGCTGTTGTAGCTGTTCGAGAGTTAAATTCATTACTTTAGTCCTTCATGAATAAGTTTTTGTTTTTGGTACCACTCTTGCCAAGCTTCCAATTTGACCAAACAGCTGTAGTATTCGTTATAGTTAACGCTTACAGTTTTAGCAACACCGCTAAGAGTTGTGGTTGGGTCCAGCTTTTGTAGTGGTGGGCAGGCCTGCATGCTTTGCAAGCCTGGGGCCTCTGGCCACCGTTGCGTGACTGGCACGACTGTGGAGCAACCACTTAATAGTGCTAGTGATAGTAGTAGTGCTTTCATTTAGGTTGCTCCGCTGCACGATTGTGTGCGTCTACAAATTCTTTGGGTATAGCACAAGTGTTGTCGTATTTGACTACTTCACGGTCAATATACTGGATATTATCTGCACCGCGTTTTGTAATCACCTGTGTTTTGTATACTACTTTTTCTTTGATAACTTCGTTGGTGGCCGCACTTGCCACTTCAGCTTGTGCAACTTTGGCCTCCAACTCTTGTGCCGCAGCTTTCCATGTGTTATCGCAGTACAGCATTCCCATAATGAAAATTGTTGCGGCTACGAGGATAGGGCTCACAATTTTAATAATGAACTCGTACGGTTTTAGCAGTTTTAAATGGCTTAAAAAATAGCCAGATAATCCGGCTATTAATAACAGCCACCAAAACCAGTCTGGAATGATTTTGAAAATTAAAAACATAAAATTTTATAAAACCTGGTAGGCTCCACTGGGGTCTGCTACTGTTGGGTCTATTAGCGAGTCAGTGGCGACTTCAAGCAGCTTGGTTGCAGACGCACTTAGGTTGCTTTGTATTGACTGAAGTGAGCCCCACAACGTAAGATCAATTGTTTGAATTTGGTTGGTAAGATCGGCCATATTATCCTTAACTTGTTTGCATAATTACACCAAAACCATTGCCACAATTAAAGAACGTATAAGTTTCTCCGTTTACATTAACAGAATCACCAGTAGTACCCATATTAGGGCGAGTCCAATAAATAGGAACAACTCCAGTTACAAACTGTGTTGGGTATCCCAACTCTCCAATCTGGAAATAAACAGGGCTAATTTGGTATCTTGGTGCCCCTGCTGCATTGATTGAGTTATTACGATAAGTTGAACTTGCTTGTAATAAGTTACCCAAGTTAGCAGTACCTGCTTCAGAAGGATCATACGTACCGTAATAAGTACCAGTGTTTACGTTAGTAACTCCAATAGCGGCAACCATTATTCCAGGAGTCTGTGTTATTGTATAGTTAGTTGGAACAGTAGTATTAATTCTTGCAGTTGCACTACTAGTAGCATGGCAGTATTGCATAACAGGTGGTCTATTATAAAAATCATTTACATCGGTATTTGTTGCCTCCCATACTGCACTTAAGCCAGCAATTGACCCTTCAACAATAATTGTAATATGACGAGGTGTAGCAATAACGTGCAATATAAAATTGGCAGCAGTACAGATAGCTAGAGAGTTTGTTTCACCGATACCTCTTGCGGCTGCAGCAAAAGGTCGTGGGCCTTCATTTGTTGCAACACCAAGAGCAGTGACGCTTTGAGCAGAAGTTAAAGCAAAAGAATAGCCGCTAGACGAAGAGCCACGCCAAACAATACTCATCAAAGCATACTTTAAACGTGAAGGCTGATTTAAACATGGTGCAGAAAATGCTAGATTATAGTGCGTATCATTTGTATAACCATAAGGGGCTGTTGTAGCTGCAGCAGAGTCTACTGCAGCAATCGTTGGTTGATCGGCAGCGCTAACACCGCCTACATACGTCCAACCTGCGGGAGTAGGATCAACTATAATTGAGGAACTTTTATTAAATGCTGTAATTAAATCAAGGCTTGGAGCGTCAGAGGTAATCAGTCGGCCAATGTCGCGCATTGCACGAACTGCGCTAATAATTGAGGGGCCTACAACTAATTTTGCGTACATTAAACTACTCCTTGGTGAAATACCGTTATGTTAGGGTTGTTAATAGCTGAATCAGCTTTAAAGTAAACTACATCGCTAACTACAATATAATTGTAGCTAATATTATTGGCGTTGTGTAGTTCTTGCAATTGAGCGGCTGTTCCAGTAAATGTGTAAACAGTATTAGTTGAGCCAAAATAATCAATAATTTTTTCTGGTGTCATGGTTTAGTTTCCATAATAGTTAACGCTTATGCTAAGACCTGCACCTGCAAGTGAAAGAGTTGTCCCAGCAGCTACAATATCTACGTATATATAGTTGCCTGCAGGTACTGTAGTATTTAAAGTAAAGTTAAAATTAGGAGTTTTAGCAGCTACAACAACATTATCTAATATAACGGTTGCGGTTGAATAAGACTGCCCCATTTTAAATCTCAGTATATTTGAACCGCCTGAAGGAACTCTTGTGAATTTTAGAGTTCCTGAGGTTACTAAACTATCGGTTGGAAAATAAAAACCCACATTACTGAGATTTTTGGTTGGCCGTACTTGAGTAGCAGCACTAGTAGTAATGCTTTTTGTTAGCAATTTAGTACCTGCAATTAGGTTGGCGGGTCCAGCTGTGAAAACACTCTTTACATTGGTAAAAACTTTACCAAGCGTATTATCAATTAAAAAATTTCTTGTTCTTGTTGCCATATTACATCTCCAGAGTAGTTACTGCTGCTTTCCACTGTAGAGAAACTCCTGATAAACCGGTTACGTATAAATTAATACTATTATTTACATCATCTGCTCTAACGTCAACAGTAATATTAGGGGAGCTTCTGGTAACTACAATTTCGTAGACGTTACCTACGTCAGATACCACGTTGGCCTTGTTTGACACAACGCTTTTTAGCGTAAAAGCAGCATAGTTACTACCGTCATTTGATTCTGTACATACAACATCAACTGTATAATAAGTATTTGTACCCGTAGTAGTAGGAATCCTACTGTCTGGAATACCGCCAACAAATAATTCAGTTTCTACAGCAGTTGTAGTATACCCAACCATTAAATATTGGTTAGTGTAAGGTGAGGATGCTATAGAACCGTAAAAAACTTCTTTTGTACTTGCGTCGTATTGTAGAACACCAAACGAGGTTTGTCCACTAAAACTGCTGCGTATAGGGTTAATGTATAAGCCAGCGGCGCTAGAACTTAGGCTACTATACGCATCAGTATTTATAACTATAGATCCTGCTGCTGATGCGGTAGTACTAGGTCCTAGAGCAATGGCTCCGGCTGTTGCTATGGCATTAGTACCAATGGCTATAGCATAGGAATCAGCAGTAGAAGCACCAGATCCAATAGCTATCTCATTACTACCATTATTATATGTACCGTAACCTATAGCAATACTATTGGAAAGCATGCTACCCGGACCAGGGCTACCAGAGTGCGAATTATTACCAATAGCAATACAATTACTGGCAGAAGTAACATTGTTACCAATACCAATACTACTTCCACCGCCTACTACGTCCTCATTGTTGTTTCCAATCATTATGGAAGGTGTTCCAGGATGGTTGGAAATTATTTTAATAGGTGCATTAGAAGGAAATTCTATATTAGATAATTTTAACCCAGGGTAGTACGTACCATCGCTACCTGTGTCCGAGTCAATAAAGCCCAAAGTATGACCAAGAGTGTTAGAAATAGAGCCGCTACTGCCACCGCCACCACCGCCAGTACCAGTGGGTTTATTGGTCAAATCTGTATAACTACCGGAGGTTGCAACAGTGGCCAATCCTGCAACCTCACTAGCCTGTACTACGCCGTCTGCTAGTAATTGCCCATTTGAGGCTAAATTTGCCAATAGTCTTGCTTTAGTCATAAGCCGCCCTTAATTTGCAGCAGCACGTGCTGCTAAATATTCTAATATTTCCCGCTCATAGTTCTGGAAATAACTCTTTATGTATGTACTCATGCACTTGGTCATCACTGAATCCCAGGGTTTTTAATACTCGTGGAGTATGTGGGTTGCACTTTTGTTGCTGACAGTAATAATTTTGCTGAGCAGTGTAGTCAAACTTGGCAACTTGTTCGTCATAGGTTAAATTAGGACGATTGGCCTTTATTGCATCCAAGTAGTAAATCAACGACTTTTTACTTAATTCTAGTATCACTGATAGTTCAAATTCTGAGTTTATATTGCCTGCTGCAACCATACGCGGGCTAAAAATGTTTTGTGCCCAGGCCGGCAGTTGTCGCGGTTTTGACCACTCGGTTGGTTCTACGAACTCTTCAAACCACTTACACATCGGGTGTTCTGGGTTGCCAGCAGGAGAGAAGTCTAAGAAAGCTCCGGTAATTTTGTTTGTACCAGCTACAATATCAAATCCGTATATTGGGGCTGAGTCGTAGGTGTGTGGAAATACGCACAAGTGCATCATCCACAGTTTTTTACTATCACTTACGTCAATAATGTCCAAGTTAGCACGGCGTACCCAAGCACTTAAGTAATTCTTGGTGTACCATTCTGAGGTGATTTCACTGGTCGAAAGAAAAGCACGCTGATTGAGGATGCTTTCCAATTCTTCAGCGTGCTTTTTTAATTTGTTAAATATTGTGCTCATCGGCTAGCTCGTCAAATAAGTCAAATATTAATTCAAAGCACTTGTTTGCCTCTGCAGCCATGTTGTCCGATAATTTTTCTCGTAATGCTTTAATAGTATCATTACGGTTTTCAAACTCATACATAAGTCCGCTGCCAGGTATTACCCGTTTAATCATCTGACCTCCGTACATGTCGCCCATATGTCGAACATATACATGTGCTAGCAGCCCTGCATCGTTTAAAGTATCTAAATGATTTTCATAAGCTGTAGTAGCTGGATAAGTAGCGGCTAATGGAGGAAAAACCATCGAACGGATAAGTTCTTGTAAGTCTTCATAAATAGCTGGCGTACGATAAATTCCTGGTAGATTGTTGAGCAATCCACGCGATTTACACAAGTGTTCTAGCTTTTTATACGCCGCTAACTGATTGAATAAGTAATCGTAGTAAATACTTTTAGCCATATTACCAGATACCAACAACTTAGTAAATCTATGCTGTTCTGCTAGCTGATGACTAGCATGTGTTTGTTCTTTTAATGACATAATGTAAAAACAAGGGCTTGTGCCCTTGTTTTATTTGGTTGGTTTGACTGGAACAATAATTTCACTAGGGTTTTGAATATTAGCATATGTAGTCGTCATATCACGCAATTGTTGACGATATGTAGCCCACTCTGCACGCTTTTCTGCACTTAAACCATTATCTGGCAACTGTGACCAGTCCGATAGGTATAATTCATAATCACGCTGTCTGCGAACCCATAAGTCAGCTTTTTCTTCCTGAGATAATTCACGAGTAGTGATTATATTGCGAACAATTCCGTCATCACACATCTCATAACCATCTTCACTTAGCAGTTCTTGCGAAATACTTGCACCACGTCGCTCAAAAGGGGCGTACCCCTTTTGAGTTAACAGTTCTGGCGTAATTTCGTTTACCTGCCAAACTTCAAGTAAGTTAGGCTCAAAAACTGGATGGTCAATTGGCTGATTATTTTGTATTTTTATATAAAGTTTCATTGTATTCCTTTATGCAGTGATGATTGGTTGGTCAGCGGTTAGAGTACTAGGAAATGCACGTCCAGCACCCCAAATTAAACGTACTCCAGCAGCTCCACCACGTTGTTGAAAAGCGTTTGGACTATTTTGACTGGTACTAGTACCACTACTACCACCGCCTCCACCATAATCTCCGCCACGCGCGCTGCCGTTGCCATAACTGCCGGTTTCTCCGTGGGTACCATTTCCGCCACCACTACCACCACCGCCACCACTACCGTTAACGTTGACTTGGCCATAGCCAGCAACCCAACCCCCGGTACCGCTAGCACCTTGGCCCAATAAGCCCACACCGCCACCGCCGCCAACACCCCAAGTGCTACTATAACCATCCCTGGCCGCTGCACCACCTCCGCCAGGGTTTGCATTACCATTACCACTACCGCCAGCACCTGTATAACCAGCAGCACCCCCGCCGCCTGTACTCCAGCTACCTGCACCGCCAGTACCACCAACACCACCACCGTCGCCAACCCAACCACCGCCATAAGCATTACCAGTACCCGATGAATTAGGTCCGCCTGCTCCGCCGTGGTATCCAGCAACAGTAGTTGCATTAATAAAGAAGGAAGGCGTACCTCCAGAGTTGCTTGACGAGTTTGTAGGCTGAGTGCCGTAACTACCAACTTGCACAGTATAACTATTGCCAGGTACAACAGTAATATTGTTTTTCCAACCTAAACCACCACCACCTGCACCGCCGCTTGACCACTGATAGCCTCCCCAGCCGCCACTACCAACGCAAACAGCGCTTACTGAGGTAACTGCAGTAGGAGCTACCCAGGTATATGTTCCAGGACCAACGTTAGTTCCGTACAATTGTTGGCCTTGTGGGTAGTTTAAGGCAAAATTCCACGTAAACTTTTTATCTAGACTAACACTGCCAGCTGTAGCTCGTACAGTAAATGTAAATTTAGTAGTAGCTGCTATACTAGCAGGAGCTGTTCCAGTTAGTGTACCACTAGAATTCAAGTTTAGCCAACTAGGTAAACTGCCAGCAACTATTGAATGAGTGGCGTTGGTTCCGCTTATTTGTGCTTGTGTAAATGTAAAAGTATTTACACTTCCAGGTACAATTAGTCCAGGAGCTGTCGAAGTACTATACATAGGCACTCCAGGGCCTACAATTAAAGTTACTGGCTTATACCCTGCTACTCCTCCGCTAGACGTAGCTATTACTGTGAAGCTGTAACTACTATTAGGAATATTGCCGGTGGCACTAACAACACCAGAAGAACTATCAATAGATAGCTGTGATGGGGCTCCAACTAATGACCATGTGTACGTAAATGATGCGGCAATTTGGTTAGTTGCAGTATAGGTTTTTTGCTGAAAAGTGCTACCAGTTGTTAAACTCATAGTACTATCACCGTCAACCTGTACAATAGAATCCCAGTAGTTAACTGTACCGTCAGTACGTAAGAACGCACCAGGTAAGTTAAGTCTAGGAGGTACTGCACTAGTAACTAAATTAGTAACATAACCAACAACAGCACTTTGTGTAGGCACTTTAGTAGGACTATTTTGTGCTAGTGTAGTATCAGTACTAAATTCATTAATTTGAGCACCTAGCTGAGCTCCAATAGATCCCAGGCGTAAACTAGTTAAACCACTTAAGTTAAAGGCATTAGCATTTAGTGTAGCGCTACCAGTAGCTTGGTTAACTGCAAAATAAGGTCCAACACGGAAATTACCAGATTGATCGGTACTTAGGTAGTATACTCGACCAGGAAATGTTTGTACAACTTCTTTTGATTGATCTGGTTGCTGCGTAGGAGTATTTGGGTAGTTTGTACTACTTACTCCGCCAGTACCAATATTTAAAAAGTCGTGACCAGTTAGGCGTACTAAACTAAATTTATAACGAATACTGGCCACAGAGCCTGCAGCAGAGGTATTTACTTTTTGCTGAGCTAGTACCACTGTAATAACACTAGCGGCATTTGCCCAACCGCCAGAAACGGACTGGATAATATAAGAAGAACTGTCTCCGGCTAGTTGAATACTTCCACCAGCTACAGGTAGTGCGGTTAAGTTATTAAGGATTAAGGTAAAACCTGCTTGTCCACCAACACTAGATATTGTTCCTGAACCACCACTTGTAGTAGTAAAGGTGCTACCTTGGGTAAACGCACCGCCTGCATTCTCTGCAATATAAAGCGAGGTAGCTTGAGCACTAGTAACAACAGCTGTTGCTCCAGTATTGCTTGTAATGGTATCTCCTGGATTAATAGTTCCAGTATATGCGCTTGCTAAAGTCAGCATTGAACCGTAAACTGTACCAGTAACTGGTGTTTCACTAGCAGAGTAACCTGAAGCTACAGAACCATATGTACCATAAGAATTATTACCCGCTACAGAACGCAATTGACCGCCGTTAGTTGCTGCGTAACCAAAATAACAGTAGTAAGTAAATGCAGACACAGCTTCTGCTGCACCACCATTGTCAATCCACAAAGCTACCCCATTGTCATGAATATTAGTATACTCATGAAATAACATAGACTTGTTACCGCTATTATGTACAGCACCATTAACGTAAGCACCAATTGCATTATTACCAAAAGCCGCACATTCTAGAACATAAGGTGATTTAGTGGTAACAGGAGAAGCAGGGTTTAGTGCACAAAAAATACCTCGAGGTGTAGAGGTAGTAATATCAGCAGGGATACTACCAGTACTCCAACCTGTCATTCCTTTAAAGGCTAGTTTATTCAGTAATGAACCATCTGACATCAACCACATGGTTGAGTTGGAATTACTAGTTACCCCATCAAGACTAGTACCGGTTTTAGGGGCTACAATTGTAGAACGCTGTCCATCGCCAACAATAGCTACGTTAGCTGGAATAGTGATTGGTAACTGTTCTTCGTATGTTCCTGTTTTTACAAAAATTGTACTAAAAGGCGCTGCATTATTACATGCATACGCAATAGTTTTAAAGGAATTAGTAAGGCTAGTACCAAATCCTTCACTGTCAGTTCCATGAGGAGTAACGTAGTAGGTATTTTCGCTATAAGTAGCTGTACCGGCACCCGTAAGCATTACTGTCCAATATGCCGTGGTTGTTGGTATGGTACCAACTGTACCACTAGCATTAGTATAGCAATATACATTGCCGTTATAGCTTACTACGTCATTAAGAGTATATGTAACGGCAGCGTCATATGCTCCTAGGTAGTTAAATCTAAGTTTTCCAAGATCAATTGTTTGTGTCATATGATGCTCACTATAAGGTGGCCTTTATTATTTATCGAAAAATTCATAGAGTTTTTCGTCCAAAAAAATGTACGATATCCTGTGGCCGTAGGAATCGCGTCCGGTAGTTCTACCGGAGAACCATCGTATACTAAATCAATATACGCTTGTCCTGTTTTAGGGTTCATTCTTGCACCGACAAAATTTTGATTAATAATATCGGCTAAATCAAGTTGTACTGGCGATAGTTTCATTATTCAACTCCTTGCAGGATTGAAAAAATTACGTCAAGGCTTTGTGCTATCATGGCGCTAACTACTAGGCTATCACCTGGTAGTAGCACAAGCTTGTTGCCGCGCATTAGTTCGTAAGGATCGCCAGCATCTATGCGTTTGTTTTTGTGCACAAAGGTGTCTACACCAGCTCTGCGAGTTTTAATTGTAAAAGGCACTGTGGTGCTTAGCAAGTTGCTAACACTACAACCAATTATAATTGCTTTTTCTGTGGCTGTGTATACTACAGTTTCTGCAGTACCTACGCCATTTGCAATTGCGTTAGTAAATGTTGTTGCCATGTTTTACCCCAATGCAATTGCCATAACAATGGCTTTTTGTGTTGCTAGTGTGTCCACTTCAGACTTTCGGTAGGTATCTGCTAGACCAACTGGATCATAAGCAACGAACCTTAAAAAGTCCCCAATTACTGCAGCTTGAACTAAACTAATGTTGGTACCATTTGTGGCCACATAGTCACTGTTGCCAAGCTGGATACCGTTTAACCAAACATCTAAGAATCCCGGAGAATATCCACCAGGAAATACAAAGGTGGTTTGAGCTGCGGTGGCTGTTGTTTCGTATATGCGACGTGTTCCTGCAGTAGCCCCACTGCTAAGTGAAGCTATTGTACCATCTGATTTCTTATAGTAAATAGCGCCATCAGCATCATTGAGCGCTAGCTCGCCAGGGGTTAAATCTGCGGGTTGCGGTATCTTGCCTGGCTCTGAGCTTCGTTTAATTTTTAATACTGGAGCCATACACGTCCTTAGTAGGTACCGCAGTCAACTTGTTGTAAGAACACAGAGCCTGCAGTTAGTGTGAATTGATCCGCGCTAAAGCTAGCTAAACCTTTGATAAGTGTAGTAGCAGTTGGAATTGCTGTTTGTAGGATGCTGGTTACAAGACCTTTGGCGTTAACGGTAATTGTTGGCACTGTGACTGCGTCACCGTATGCACCAACAGTAGCGTTAACTGTGGCCAGCGTAATTGCTGCTGACACTGCAGCGCTGCCGTCTACACTTAGTAGTGTAGCTGTTGCATCACCAGTTAAACTCAAGTTGCGAGCTGTTTTCCACTTAGTAGCTGTTGCAGCATTACCAACAAGTTCAGCGTAAATATTAGCAACTTCCAAGTCTTTGTTAAGTGCCCAACGATCGGTACCGCTGGTATACAAGATTGTAGCTGGTACTGCAGGTCCACGAACCGTTAAACCACCACCGTCTGCCATTGCTGCACTCGTAGCGTCTTTGGCAAGTTCGATATTTTTGTCACCAATGGCAACTGTGGTAGAGTTAACTGTGGTAACAGTTCCCAATACAGTTAAGTTACCGGTTATACTGGCATTGCCGTCAATGTTGATGTTGGCAGCAGTAATGTCGTTGGAGTATAAGGTACCGTTGATTGTGGCATCATTGAACACAACGTTAGACGTAGGGTCGACTGCTTGACCAAGGTTGATTGTTACTGTGTTATTTGTAACCGCTGTGGTAACACCAACTCCGCCTACAATACTCAGTGTATCTGTTAACAAGCTAACGGTGTCTGTTCCGGTATTGCCGGCTACACCTAAATTAGTTGCAACACTAGCAGTTCCGGCTGCTGTTAAGCGACCTTTGCTGTCAACTGTGAATGTTGGAATGTCTGTTGCTGAACCATAACTGCCAGCTGCTACAGTAGTATTTGCTAGGGTAATTGCTGCGTTTACGTTTTGTGACCCGTCTACGCCGGTTAGAGATGCGGTTGCGTCACCGGTTAGGCTTAGGGTACGAGCATTCAGCCATTTGGTTGCTGTTGCTGCGTTACCAAGTAAATCTGCAGTAATGTTACGTGCTGCAAAATCACCGTTTGAATCACGACGGACTAGTGTACCAATTGTGTTGATATTAGTGGCTGCGTCAACCATGTCGGTATAGCGCTTACCACCAATAATAATGTGGTTAACTGCATTGCCAGCAGTTTCGAGTCCAAGACCAATATAAAGTCTGTCACCACCGTTCGACCCGTTGTCTGTTAAGCCTGAGTAGGCTAATTCACCTGCACCTAATACCCCAGGATTACCCGAGGTTTCACTGCGTTTTATTCTTACTATAGAAGCCATATTTTTTCCTTTTAAAACTGACCAGATTCAATTATTTGTTGATCTAGTAGCTTGGTGGCAGTCCACTGCTGTGTTGTGGCATTATACACTAGTGTGCTGCCGCCCTGTAGGTTTGTAGTATCAATGTCCACTGCGTTTGTAATAGAACTAGTTGCAGCCGGAGGCATCATGCCGGTAACAATAACCGTGGCCTGCTTATCATCAACAACCAGGTTATGTGTTTGTGTGGTTTGTATAACCGTGCTATTATTTGATTCGGTTACAACTACATCAGTCATCGCGTAACCTCTGGAACCAGTGTTAAGTTACCAACCAAGAAAGGCACAACATTGTTGCCGTTGAATAGTTCTAGTGAGTACACAGCTGTTGCAAAATCAAACAGCGTGGTAACGCTGCCTAAGATGGTAATTGTAATTGTTTTGCTTACATTATCCAAGACGATTTGACCGGCTTGCGAAGTTGCTTCGTAAATAACGTCGGGACTGTCTACGGTTTCACGAATTTGCATGCGTGCGGCATATTGTGCTAAGTCAACTGGTTGACCATATTCTACAACTCCACCAGTTGTAAAGGCAGTGTACTGTAGACTGTTTACCTGATTTAGGGTAATACTATTACTGGTAACACCAGTAGCAACATGATACTGATCGCCAGTGGTATTGATTTCTTTCATACCACCTGCACCAGCCACACGTAATCTCCAACCAACTGGAAGATTGTGCGGTTCGCTGGTAGTTATAACACAAGGCGCTGATTTTGCAATAGTTTGAATTGGTACGTAAACTTTTGTTTGCGATTCCCAACGGTAAACTTCTTGAAATGTACTGCCTTGGTATACTTTATAATTAATTTTTGCTGGCTGCATACACTCTGCCTTTCTGCGATGCTGACTGCTTGAAATTACTTACCTCTTGTGTAAGAGCACATACTTCAGTACGCAAATTTTGGTTTTCTACAGTTAATTTTTGTAGCTCGGTATTTAAAGCAATTATTTCTGAATGCAACCTGCCTAGCTCTAAGCTAAGCTTAGTATTCTGCTCGCTCATACGCTCCAATTCAGTGTGCATAAGGCTGATAATACTAGTTTCTGCTTCTGTACTTCGCCAATTTTTTAAGATTTTTTGCGCTCCTACCAGAACAGCTATTATTGCAATTGCAACTAAACTAACGGCCTGTAAGATTTGTTCAAAATTAGAATCCAACATATGTGAGTTCTCCTATTTATTACGGACTATAATCTTTATAGCCACTTAGTTTATTTAACTAGTTGTAAACCAGTGAGAATCCTTATTAACGTAAAATAGGAGACTACGGACAATTTGATATATTATAGCATATAGGGTCCAAATTGTCAATGCAAAAAAATACCCTGCCCATTTGCATGAGCAGGGTAAAATTTAGCTAAATTTTAGTTAAAATCCGCCACCGCCACCATAATCATAGTAGTACACAACCCAGTAAAATGCTAGTGTACGAAAACTGCTGGGATAGCTGGCATCTTGATTGGGAAATGTTGCGTTGATTGTGTAAGTTCCTTGAGTATAAGCAAGATTGCCTATGTTAAAACTGCCAAAACCACTTACATCTGTGGTTATATCTGCACTTGCATTAATATAATTTGGTCCATCTACAATTGTAAACCTAACAGTGGAATTGGGTTTTGCACCGTAAATATACCAAGGCTGAACGCTACCATCGTATAAGTTATTGTAAAAATAACTATCAGACATATAAGGATAATATTGCTGCACATAGCCACAAGTAGAACTATTGGTTTGTACAGTTTCTGCGTATATGCCGCCACGACCATCATGTTTGTTTTGATATAAGTTAAACTGGTTATTACCAGTACCACAGTACTGACCGCCACTCAAAGTACCTGCATTTTCTACAACTAATATGCGCGCACTACGAACGTGATTATTATAAGCAAATTTTACCCATAAACGCTTATCCCCAGTAGCACCCTCTGTGGTACTAATTGCCTGGTATCCAGGAATATAGTTGGTCCAATAACCATCACTATTTAAGTTCGCTGAACCTGGAAAAGTTGCTGGTTGAGGGTCCGAATTGTTGGTAACACTAAATGTAAAGGCTGAATATGGTTCACCTTGTCCTATAGTAGTAGCATAATATCCACTGGTTGGAACAATATAGTCACCCCCAGCATCACTGGCAATTGTTACCTGTTCGTCCCACTGATTAAAACCACAACTAGCACTCTGTGCCTCTACAAGCGTAGCACTAATACCGCCCGTGCCGTTATGGTAGTTTTGGTATAGATTAAAACTGTTGACGCCAGTACCGCAGTAAAGACTACCACTTTTAGTACCTGCTGCAGGATATACGCTGGTGTCATTGATAGTCACGGAGTTTGAAGCCAATACTGTACCGGTTATGCTGCCTGATCTAACATCAAACGTTGCAGTTTGTGCACCTTCAGTTATCTGGTCATTGGCAAAGTAAATTCTCACACTCTGACTTGGACTAATAGTGCCGGAGTTAATTTGTCCTTGACTCTCCCAATAAGCCCCATCACCATAATCCAAATAGTACTCCGCATACGCAATATCTGCCATTTCCATACCAGTCAAAGTCCAGTAGTACGTACCGGTTTGATTGGTTGCAAATGTAAATAATACAGAGTTACCCTCGTTAACACTGGATACACTGCGATCTACTCTGTAAGTAGCAGGGTCCTTTGAAGTATCATTAATATACACTGTGCCATAAGTATCACGGCGTGTGCCATTGGGATAATCTAAAACTAAAGTAAAATACTCTTGTCCGTCTGGGCTGTAGTCTGGGTCAGATTCTGTTGTGTTATCTGCAACAATTTGTATGTTAAAAGAAGCAGTATTATTGTTTATTGTTAAACCATTTTCAGCACTGTTAATAATATCGGCCGATACGGCAGTTCTTGGATTAACGGCTTTTGGATATACTACTGTTTCGTTTGGTACATTACTGGTAGTTACCAAAAAGTAAGCAGTTTGACCTTCGTTTATGTATAGTGGACCTTTGGTACCGTTGCTGGCAGTAATTGAATAAGTCGGTATTTCGGTAACGGTTACGCTAGCACTGCGAAAGAATTTGTCGCCTTGTGTAAAAATCCATAATACGCGACTGCCAACACCAATGTCATAGCCTGTGACAGTGTTGCTAAAATTCCCATATCCGTCTAGTGTTAAAACTTGTGCTTCGGCAGCATCTTGATAAGCAGCCAGCCAACGGTTGTTGAATGCGTCAACTGGGTCAACACCTGAATCCAGTAAAAGCCACTGAGCAGTATCGTTTGGAATTCCGCCAGTTATCTGAATAGTAGTATTTTGATTTTGCTCAATTAGGCTGGGCTGTATAGTTACCACAGGGTTGTATCCAAAACTCAAGTCTGTGATTGATATGGTTACTCCGACTTCGGGTCTGTTAGTAAGTGTTACAATTGCTGTTTCATTTTCTGGACTAGCATCTCTAGCAAATGTCAGTTGTATAGCAGCGGTTCCGTTTGCTCCACCTGTTCCAGCAACCGTAAAGTTTCCGCTTACTGATCCAACAGATAAGTCTGCCTGTTGAATACCGCCTATTTGATAAGGTACTACCGTTCCACTAGGTACGTTAACAGTATTTAAGTATACAAGTACGCTTTGACCCTCTTCTGGATTAGCTTTAGAAACACTAAGTGCAAAACTTTGTAGATCACTAATTGTAAATACAATAGAAGCTTTGCCATTGTTTAGTGTTACTGTGGCTGTTTCAGTGCCCTCTGATAGTCCGTCAGCTAGTGCAGTAATAGTTACTGTAGCCCGATTTCCACTAACTGTAAAATTACCGGTTAGTGGAATACTTATATCGGTACTTTGAATTCCAGTAATTGTATAAGGTACTAGTGTGCCGTTTGCTACCCCTGCCGTTTCTAGCGTTATAATAGCTACATTTCGTCTGTATAAACTGGGGTCATTTAGCAAACCTTCTTCTAAGGTTGTTGTGCTAATTCTTAAGGTGTACGAAGCAGGAAATTCTGGTGCTGTATAGCCCTGATTTAGGGTGTAGGAGTCTAGTAAAATAATTGGCTGTAGCCCTAAACCAGAAGTATTATAAAAACTAGCATTAAATAAAGATACATTGGCATTACTATTAGATCTACTAATCGCAGGCATAGCATTACGAATTTTTTGGCCAACTCGTCTATATATTCCATGATAGATTATTTCTTTGGCTATACCATCATTTCCGTCATAGTAAGCATATACAGGAAGTGCACTTGGTAACAAAAATGCAGCATCTGCTGGTAGATCTAGATCTTGAGTATCTTGACCTGGAATTGCTTGCCCCGATTGATATACGTAGTCTCTGGGATTTGGTAAATATACAAGAGGTATTGATTTAGGCTGAAAGTGTTTTTTATTTGAGTCATATGTACACTGCTGAGAACTGTTAAATACATGAACCCCATAACCTGTACTTAAATTAGCCGTAGGTACTGGGTCTGCTACAAATACGTATACTCGTGGCACGTCGGCGGCACTTGCTACTACAGTACTTGGTATGTACGCATAAACATCTATCCAAGGATTCTCAGCTACTAGCCTATGAGTTTTTTCTGTACGGTAGTATACAGCGCGGCTTGTATTTGGTAGCTCAATACACACGAAACAATTATAAGCAGATGGCACCGTATATCGTATTAAATAAACGGTCCAACCTGTAGCTGATTGTGCATCAAAAGGTGTAAAAGGTGTATACGGAGTACCTTCTCCATCATACTTATTTAACTCATTACATGAGTAAGTTACATCATATAAAGCATCGGCGGAAGCTTGCCCCCAGTACCAAGGCTTGGTACTAGTGTCATCAATAATTGTTTGATTATTGTTGTTTAAAAATTTAAATCCGTAACTCATTTAGCAAATACCATTAAAATAGTTGGTCGACGCACACTGCCTGTGGTACTACTAGTATTATCCCAAATTATTTTTGGGTTTTGTCCACTCTCAATATTTCCTTGAACTAAATAAATACTGTGGTCGCCACTGGACAAGGTAAATAATTCTATGGTCATACCAGAATAAGCTGAACTTAAATTGACTATGTTAGACGAAGTAGTAATATTGGTTGGCAAGGTAACAAACTGCACAAAAACTCCACCAGGACTGGTGGAGTCATATGCAACAGTATTATCTTGGTTTATGATTTTCATTCCATAAGCCATAAGTTTTCTCTGTTTAAGTGTTAGGGTTTGTTGGTATTGTTAAGTTACCAATAATAACACGGGCTTGATTACCTGTGTATACTATAATCTGGTTATCATACATACGAATATAGTCGCCAGTTTTTACAGCACCAATATTTAACCTTTTTACATCAATTGTTCCAGTGGTAATTTTACCACCATCAATTGTGGTAACATTAGTAAGATCCTTCTTAGCAAAGTCGTTATTGCTAAATGTAACTAGTCCATCAAAGTTTTGGTGGGTAAAAGGGCTACTAATGTCAACGGTTTGTGCTCCGCCAAACACTGTTTCTTGTACGCTATAGCGCACAGCCCACATTTTTGTTGTAGGTTCGTTTGGTACATTAAAAGTTATTGACCAACTACCAGGATCAGGTTCAGTTATACTACTAAAAGTTCCATTAGAGAAATCAAACCCGCTAGCACTAGGCTTAGTTGGTGGACTCGCCTGTTGAATACTGTAATACAAGTATCCAGTTGCATTACGTAGTGGATTACCAGCTTCACCTTGTACCCGCACTGGCGTTTGCCAAGTGTATATTAGTGAATCTTGCAGACGCTTACCAAAACTTGTCCACAGTGCAGCAGTACCGCCAGCACCAGCAACGGTCGGGCTCCATCCACCAGGTGTTGTGGAACTTGCCACAGGAGTATCTGGCTGCAAATCACTACGAATGTATATCTGTGATATACCTTCGCCATTAACACCCCGCTGACCAGCAAGTGCTTTGCTGAATGTTAGAATTTTTGTTAGTGTAGTTCCACCAACAGTAGCACTAAAAATAGCTTGGGCTGAATTACCAGTAATACTATATACTGTAATATTACCAGCACTATCAATGGCGTAGCTACTACTATTTCCACCGCTATAACTTACAGGCGCAAAAGTTACTGCTGGTTGTGTAGTACCTGATAGTAACTTGGTTCCTATTACTGCCGACAACTTACTATATCGTGGGAATTGCCCACTAAGTGGCTCCCCCGTAGAGTCGCAGCTAATAGTCTGGTTTTCGTTTGATAGGCCAACCACAAGTGAGTCGTCTCCCTCACGCAAACTATACACACTGTATACGTCATATACGCTGTAAGTCTGGTTTTCTACAGTTTCTGTAACCACTACTCTAACTGATTTATAGCCAACAGCAGGAAAGCTATTTAAAACAAAAGTATTGCCGTTTGCCACGCCCACACTGGGCAGAGGTACTACATCATCAACCAACCAAGTATAGGCTGGGCTTAAAAAATTGCTGGCAGTAGCTGTTAGCGTAATGGATGATTCGGTTGACTGTGTGGAATTTTTTGCTGTAATAAATGCTTGAGTTGGAGCAGTTATATCTACTACACGAGCAGTTGCACCTGTAACGCCAGCTTTAGACTTTGCAAAACTTTGGCGAACTGTTTGCGTTCCAACAGTACCGCTTGTGGTACGATACTCTATGGTATAGTCAATGTATGCTTGGTCAGCAGTCATTGCTGCGTGCGTATCAAAGTCTATGTAATTAGGCCCAATTGTTGGGGTTGGGTCAACTGTAATACCTACACCGGCAATATTAAAAATATTCCAGGTTCCTGGGCTATCGTACGGAGACGCTTGGTCTACGCTAAGATAAGTATTGCCTTGTTTTACTTGAATGGTTGTACCACTTCCTGCATAGTTTGCTGGTACGGTGTCGCCATTGCTGGCAGCTTGTATTAAGTGCGCACTATTAGATAGCTCAACAGTTATTTGTTCTGTACCATCATTTATACGATAAAGAGTAAAGCTATCGCTTACATTACCAAGTGTGGCTGTTACAATAACTGTTCCAAGCGTTAAACCAGGCTGAGAAAACTGTGCGGCAGTTATTGTAATCTTGTTGTCAACTTGGTTAAAGTTTATTTGCGTATCGCCAGTTCCAAGCTCAACCCCAGCACGAGTATACGCTTTGGTTGTAAAAACTGGAGTACCAGTTAAGTTTGTTAACTGTGCTGTTATCACAGTATTTAGTGTTTGTGGCAGCGGAGCATCTGCATCTTTAAATACAAAACTTGAGTTTGTTGCACTCAAGCGAATAACCGGTGCTTTTTCACCGGCTAGTCCACGATAAATATTCCACACTTGCTCAACAGTTACGCCATTAAATGTCGCAGTAAAAACAATATCTGCAGCATTTTCTTCAATGCCAGTACAGCTGTAAACACCCGTTACGGCATTTATAGTGGCACCAATCACAAAATTATTTGAGCCGGGTTTTATACCGTACACAGGACCTGCACCAGTTACTTCTTGACTTAAGTTAAAAACCTTGAATACACCTGTGGCACGAGAAAAATCACCACCACTACCGTCTGCAGCTGTTACAATTGGTAGCGGGTCGTTGGTTAAATAACCATAAACTGTGGTATTTTCATCATACACTAGTGCTGTTATTTCTGCTGAAACTGTGTATATTGTTGGATCAATACTACTAATAAAGGCATAACGTACATAATATCGTGTATTAGTATCTAGGTCAGAGATGGTAATGGATAAACCATTACCATCAAAACCCAGTGTACCTTGTCCTGCTTGTGGATTAAAACCAGAAGTTTTTGAATACCAAACTTTTACGGCAATTAAGTCATCACGTATATCATCTGTTCTGATAGTGTCATATGGTGTGTCTAATATTAAGTGTAGAGACTTTATGCCTGAATACAGTCGTGCTGACATAATTTTCCTTTATTGAATAGTCTTAATAACTATTGTTCCTAGTGCACTAGCGGCACTGTAATTATCGTGAATATCTACTGTTCGGCACGCTACTCGGTAAGTAACCCCTATAGTAGATAATCTTGTTCCTGTAAACTCAAGTAAGTCTAATTGAGCTATTCCTGTAGACCTAACTACTTTTATCTGATTAGTTGCATTTGGTTCAATTTCCCAGAAGTCTTCAGTTCCAGTATCCCGATAAACTCTATACTCGTATGTCTTAAACAAAGCAGTATTATTTGGAATATCGGAAAGTGCGGACATAAATAACGTATGGTTATTTAAATCAATCTCTACAGTATCTACAGTCAAAAAGTTGGCAAAAGAACCAACTGTATGTGTATATTCCTGAGACCATTTACCAGTTCTGCCGTCTTTTAATTGATACCTTAGTTTAATTTTGTAAACCTGACCGGTTGTAACTCCGCCAATATATATAGAGCCAGTGTTATAATCAGTAGTAATTATACTGGCATTAATTAGTTCCGATGTATTTTGTAAGTAGTAGCTACATTGAACTTTATCTATTAGCTTAGGTAGTAGTTGTGCATTTGCATAACTAATTCCAATACGCTGTTCATAGAGTCCTGTACTTAGCAATCTACTTGTAGAACTATCACTAGCAATATTAGTAACTAAAGGTACTTGACTATCTACTAAACCTGTTCTTAGTTGTTCAGGTGGTAGTGTTATTTGTGACTCAAATACTACGTTTTGTGTTAAAGTTAAGTAGTCTGTAAAAATATTGTAGGTATCGGTTATACCATAATCTACAAGGGTTATTAGTGCAGATTTATTGCTTGAAGGCTCAATGCTAAGCACAATTAAGTCTTGTGACTCGCGCTTATACTCTCCAAACAAGAATAAGTCTCCGGGCATAACTTCAGACGTTGCAGTAGTTAGTTTAACAGTTGAAATATATCCAGACTCAACATCAGTTAAATCAACTGTACGCTCTATGCTGCTTCCAGTAGCTGATCTAAAACGTATTGTATAGTTATTAGATACATCAATCAATACTGGTTCGTCTAGCTCAAACTCAATACTACTGATTGTTGTTTTTACTCTACCACTGCCTGTTCCCCATAGAGGAACATCGTGCATTGCCTTCACCCTGTCGCCCCGGTTACAGACTAGGTATTCAATATCTGAATTTAGTCTATATACTTCTGGGCGCAACTTAGCTTGGGCAAAATGCCAACGAGCATGATCTATAGCTAGCGACTTTTTAGTGACTCCTGGTAAACTTATATTTTCAAATAACTCTGAGTTATTAGCATTTTTACCAGCATTGTAAACTATCACTTCTGCTTCTTGATAGTTTTGGTCTTCGTCATAGTAAGATACCTTTAAGCCATCCGGTAGTTTTGGTAATATCTTGGTACCTTCAAAACCCCAACTATTGTGTGGAGTAAAATGCTGTACAATATTTGGTTTTGGTTCATCAATAACCACAGACCATCTACCATCTACCATAGCAGGACTGGCTCTACCAGCAGCACATATATCACGCAATACTTCTAGAATACTACGGGCTGAAGCATGCACGCTGTTATATTGAAAACCTTTTGTAGTACAGTACTGACTCCAGTATTGGATCTGCTGTAAGTTAATCTTTGCAGATACGTCACTATCTTTTATACGCTGTGGGTTTGCAGGATGCTTTAATACATATAAAAATAAATCTGCTGGATTATTGGTTGCAGCTTCTTGCCACGAAGTACCGTTCCAAGAAGGTGCCCACGTTTGTACAATAGCATTAACGCCCTCAATCTGACCGTTTAACTGGTCGTCAGCTTTAATTTTCAGTGCGGCTGCTGCAATCTTGCAGTTTAGCGGGTCTCTGGCAGGCGATATGTTTCTTACAAAAGTTGTTTGTAGCAGTACCACTTGCGCATAGATTTGTGATTTAGCATTTCCTGCACCATTGGCATTACTAGTCCACTCAGCATTATCCCCGCTTTTTCTACGCACCCTAACCTGTACTTCATTGGGTGAATTTAATGCATAGAATGTTTTGTTAATGGTAAACGCATCCTTTTTAACGGTGCCGTCACCTATAATACCATCTTCCCAAACTGTCCAAGGACCAGAACCGTCTTTAATTTGAATTTCATACTTTACGATAGCCGACTCTTCTTTTCCAGAATCGCGACCTTCTGACTGTATTCTTCTCAAACCTTGTGGGAAGTGCAGAGATACACTAAACTGATTGATTAATACAACATTACCACTACTATCATAAGTAGTAGGTCCGCTGCTGGTAACAATCCAAGGCCCATACTGCTGCTCTGTTAGTACAGCATCGTACTGTCCGGGACAAGATAGTGTAAGATTTTTAGCAACCTGCTCAATATCTTTGCCGTAAATAGCATTAAAGTCTATTATTTGCTGTGGTGTTGGGTCTGTTCGGCGGTCTAAAATAACAATTGGTTGTGGTAGTGTGTACTCGCTTAGTGCGACGTCACCAATTTTTAAGGTTGCTGTGTCGATAACCAATGGACCATATCCCCATACTAAAAGCATGGATAAATAGCTGTCTGTATCGTTTTCGTAGCTTAGGTTGTTTACAGCCCCAAGCGGCGGAGTCATTCGCACTTTACCAAGGACAACAGGAATAGCGCCATAAGGGTTAACCTGATTTGCTCCACCAGTAACCATTAGTTGACGTTCACTCGAACCCGGGGAGGCTGGGCCACTAGGTGGTCTAATAGGTGAAATTGCATTTATTAGCAATGAACCTGCTAGTGTTAAACCAACTGTTACGGCTGCATTTAATGCTGCTAGTGATGTAGTAACAGTAGTGCCCATAATACCGGCAGCAGCTGTGGCACTTGTAAAACCGGTTAATTGTCCAGCTAATACTGGGGCATAAAATGCTACTGCTAGTGTTAGTAGTAATCTAAATGTATTGCCTTTTCCAGGTACTGCTCGATACTCTACTCGATCAGTGTCTTGTAATACGACACTTTGCCATACAACTTGCGGAACTACCTTACCGTTAACAAGTATAGTAATTTTACTTGCTAGTTCAGGAGCAATTTCGTACTCTTTAAGGATCCAGTTTGATAGCTCTAAAACAGTTGTTCCTGGCAAAATTGGTACTGTAAATCTTTCTGTACGCAATGGGTGTGGTACTGCGTTAAGTATAGCACTTTTATTTTCGCTGTACTTATAGTAACCTACTATACGGCGACTCCAGCCGTGGGAGCTTAGAGACTCAATTGCACTATCCATACCATCTCTGGCATGTAAAAAGTGTGTGTTACTAACGGTAATTCCTATATGGGATTCGTGACCCATAACATTAAATAGTACTAAGCAGCCTTCTGTTGGTTCGTCTAGAGATTCCCAACCTTCTTTGTACTGTGCAATTAGGTCTGACATTCTATCAGTATCGTCTGCTTCATACTCGCCGGTAAAGCTTGGTAAGTCTATATTATACTCTTGCTTATATACAAGACGAGCTAAACCCCAGCAATCAATACCTTCTGTAGTTCTACCTTTATCAAGGAAAGGTATACCTATGTATTTATTTGACCACATTAAAATATTCCAGGAAAATATGCAGGAGAAAAACTATGCATAGGAAATGGTTCGCGCTCATAGTCTATCATAGATAATTCTGCTACCACAGTTTGTGCGTTGTATGTAAAGCTACTAATGTAAAATCCACTAAAAGATACCTCTACACGATCTGGAGTTTTAGATAAAACTAATTCCATCTTTATTTTTGCAGGACCAGTTATGGTTCGTATAATAGGCGTTATGTACCTAGTAACGTCATTTAGTGTAATAGAACACTTAGGGGCTTGAGCTTCTTCTTCTGTTGGAAGCGTAATTTCCATTGGCAAGAACATAAACTCTTGATTATTGCTTACAACCCCATATACTACCTCATCCGCAGTTTCACTAATACGTCCAGTAGAGTTATCTGCTAAACGTACTATTACTTCATCTGGATTGTCGGGATTGTAAACAGTAAGTAAAAATATTAAATCACTATCTGCATCAGGAGAAAATATTGCCCGAATAGCGTCAGGCGACATTGTCGTTAAACGACTCATGGTAGTATCTCCAGTTGCATACTTACTGACCAGTAGTCTGGTGCAAGGTATGTAGTATTATATAACACACCCTCTTGTTGAGTTAGTATTCGGGCTTCTACTATGAAACCAGTCCGTGGGTGTGGAAAACCAAACCTTGCAGTACCTTTTATAGTTTCAGTTGTAAAAGTCTCAAGTGTTTCCACTTGAGACCCTGTCATAATAAAACTTACTTGCATATTACTAGGCTTTTTACCACGGTAACGCTGCTTAGCTGGCCCGGAATCCATTGGTGTACGTAGCATTAGTACTCCACTTGATTCAGAGTAGCCTTTTTGAGGTGATTGTGGTAAAGTTTCTGGCCAAGAATAGTAGTATGCCATTATTATCTCCTAATTAATTGAGGCTGTAAACCAAAAGTGCCGCGAATAGCTTTTTGTGAAGCGCTACCATTTCTGGATATTTCGCTTGCTGTCATATCACCTATTACTACTTCAATCTTACGATTGCCTCGTGAATCGGTAGTTTCCTTGGTAGTGGCTTTTTCGCTTCCGTAATTATTAACAACTACATCAACATTTCCTCCCCCACCACCTTCGGCGCGAACGCCCAAGGTTCCATTACCGTCACGCGTAAGTGGCATAATGGCTTCTGGGCCGGCTTCGCCCATTAGGCCTGTGCCTTTGGCAAACTTAAACATTGTTGGTGAGTCTACTATTGAGTTGGTAAACATGCCACCTTTGGCAAATGGTTCGATAGCATAATCAAAGGCATTACCTTTGGCATTAAAGAAGTTATCTAAATTAGCCCCAGGTATTGTTGGTGTTGACGCTCCACCACCAAATATACTAGTAACTGCGCTCATTAGTCCTGGTCTAAAAGCTGCGTACATAGCTGTTGCTTGTAGCTGCATTTCGTAACGAATTAGACCTTCAATCATACTACCTATTAGGTCGCCAAATGCCATTTTACCAGTTTTGGCAAAGTTAACCATTACATCACCCATTCCTTGAAAGGCTTTCTCAAATACTTCGCCATAAGCTAGTGCTCGTTGTGAATACTGTGAGTCTTCTAGAGATAGATTTTTCTTGGCCTCTGTTACTTTACGAATACCTTCATATTCTACAACGTATCTTTCGGAAATAGCTGTCATTTCTGCAGTTATTTCTTCACGACGAGCATTTCCTTCACCACCTTTTGCAGTATTTAGATAGTCTTTACTTAATTTATTAATTGACTTTCTGTAATTAGCTTCTAAACTGGCTAATTTACCAGTCTCTTCCTGCTGTAGCTTAGTTAATTCAATACCAAGTTTTTTAGCTGCTAACTCATCTGGATTATAAGAGTTTCGCTTTTCTGCAAGTTGTAGTTCTAATTCTGCTACTTGCATGGAATCGCTTTGCAGTATTTTAATAGTTTCTAGTTTATTTATTTCTTCTTGTAGGGCCCTGTCTCTAGCATTAAATAAGTTATTACGTACTTCTTGCTCTTCTTTTAGTGCGGTTGCTTTATCTTTATTTGTCTTGTTTTCAAAAGCACCCAGTACTTTAGTACTTTCCAAGATAGCATAGTTGTTTTGCAGTTCCTCGACGCCTTTTGTAACTCCGGCTGCTTTTAGTGCAAGAATTTGTAGATCAAATTGTTGTCTTTGTGCAGTAATTGAGTTAATTTCTTGGTCGTATTGAGCCTGAGCTTGTTGAGTCTCTAAAGATGCGCGTCTTGTGATCTGCTCATCTGTTAACTTACCGTTTTGCTGTTGTATTTGCTCTATTTGTTTTAGCTGACTATCAATTCCAATGTTTTGTAGTTTTAAGTTATCCTCTACTAAGCGATTATTTTCTTCAATAATCTTTGTTTCCATTTTTAGTATGTCTAACTTCTTACCAGTCTCAAGCTTACTGCGTTCGGCTTCAGTACCCATGAAAGCTTTTACACTTTCGCGCATTGTATTAATACGTGCAGCAGCTTCAGGAGAATCCTTGCCAAAAGTACTCATGGCATTGTTAAGATCGTCTAAGAAGTTTTTAGAGCTAGGTGCACCCTTTCCACCAGTAACATAACTTTGGAATTTTTGTGCAAGTGCAGCTTCGCTTTCAGCTGCTGCTATGTTAGGACCAGTACCTGCACGTCTGTCATTAGCATCCATATTGCCGAATGCTTCTCTTGCACTGGATAGATTGAGTGCAGCTGTATTAGCTGTTGTAGCAGCAATCTGCATATGTTGGGCGCGCAACATACTTTCTTGCAACTTTAACATTGCCTCTTGATTTGCATACTCACGCTGATTTAGCTGAGATTCTAGTCTGGCAATACCTGGAATACTACCCATCATGCCAAGAATACCTTTGGCTAAGTCAATTCTGGCCTTCTCAAAAGCTTCGTCTAGTGCACGAGACACTAACTGACTGCCTGTAATAAACGCATCCACAGCCAGTTCTTTGAACTTAGGGCTGTTCATTAACTCAGCAATTTTTGCACGTTCTTCGGTGTCTTTTTTAGTTAATGCTGCAATTTGTGCTTGTTTGGCGTTGAGTTTATCAGTTGCTGCCTCTAGTGCATCTAACCCCATAGTATCGCCGCCCTGGGCAATTACCATTTCGCGATCAACACCACCATACATTTTATCAAGTTTTTGATATTCTAGCTCTAAAGCAATTACTTCTTGACGAGCAGTCTTTAATTGAATTGCAGTCTGTCCGTGCTTTTGATTTAAGCTGTCGATTTCTGGCTTTAAACGATTGATTTGCTGAACTAGTGCTGGATTAAAAACACCCAGTACGGCGGTTTCTTCCAGCAACTTCTTCATGCTGGCAATACCAGCGACTGGATCGTCCAAAGCACCAACCATTTTAACAGAAGCTGCTGCCATATCATCACCAAGTTTTGTTAGTGGTGATTGGTCTAAAGCTGACTTTGTAAAATCAAGATACGTTATGTTTAGCTTCTTTAAACTCTCGTCAAACTCAACACTGCGACTAGCGACGTTGCTTTGAGCATTAGCTACTTTCTTTAGTTTTTCTTCAATAGCCTGAATCTTGTTAGCAGCTTCTGGACCACCTTTTTTAATTGCATCTAACCACTGTATTTGGTTGTCACCGGCAGCACCTAATTCTGCAGTTACTGTTTTTAGTGCAGTTTCGCGAGCTATATCACTGTCAATAGCAGCAATTGTTTGTACAATGTTTTTTACTGTTGCTTCGGCAAACTTACCAAGTTGTCCACGACCTATTAGTGAAGCTAGTTTATCAGTAAAGCGGTCCCAACCTGTTGTTGCTTTATCAAGATCTTGAAACTTTTCACGTACAGCTGTTAGCCCGTCAACTAAACCTTGTAGTGCATTGGCTTGGGATAGTAGTCCCTGAGATTGAAATAATGCTTCTGGTTTTTGCTTACTTAAAAACGCCAAAGTGCGTTCATAAGTTTTAACCATTTCATTAGAGGTATCTACGGCATCAGAAAAAGCCTTAGCCTGTTCTGCATTTTTTGTAAACCAACTGTCAATAAGCACTGCTATACCCGCAATAGCTCCAGCGAGCCCAATAACACCTTGCAGCGCACCAACAAATCCAGTAACAGCAGTCATTGCAATAGTTGCAGCACCTCTGACAGCTGTAAATCCTTTACGGATCGGACCCATATCAGATTCTTTTAGCGACTTTTTCATTTCACTAAAAGCTCCGGCTATACCAAGTGTACTTGTATCTGTTGATGATTGGCTTAAGATTTGCTTGCTTGCAGCAACATCTGCTGTGCGTTTTGCCATCATTTCGGCACGACCACGAGCAGTCCATAAACTTTGCTGTTGATTTAGCTTGCGTGTTGTTTCCTCAACTACACGACCATAATCTTCTTCTGCTTTTTTACTTGCACTGATTGCTCTTGCTGCTTCATAGTATCTACCTGCAATGTCTAATTTACCCTGCTTTTCATAGCGAGCACCAACTTTGGTTAGGTAGTCTAGTTCTTCTTTGCTAACATCTTGTGCAGCTTTTTGTAAGATTGCGTAACCTTTGGACTGCTTGCCAAAACTTGTACTACGTAATTCTTCGATTCTTTTTACAGCAGCATCAGCAGCAGCAACTTCTTTTTCTGCCGCGCTTTCTGCCATTTGCTTAACTTTAACAGCCTGTGACTCTTGTGCTTTCTTTGCTTCTGCGGCGCGATAGTCTGCGGCTTCTTTGGCTGCTTTAGCACTTGCCAATAAACCTTCACGATACTCAGTGATTGCTGGCAGCGCTTGTTTTACCAACATAGCTGATAGGTACGCTATACCGGCTGTTAGTGCTCCAGGACTTTGACTTAAACTATTTAGTACTGGCCCTAGGTACTTGTTAACAACTTCTAAGCCATTTTGTGCTAAGTCTTTTAAGCTAGCCAATAGCTTGTCGTATGGGTTGGTTGGAATATTGATCGCATTAAACTTATCAGTACCTTCTTTTAGTACTGCGTTTGCAAAAGCTTGACGACGTTCAAAATCTGTTAGCGCACCTGCACTCTTACCAACACTACGAGCATACTCTTCTGTGGCTGGACCAATTTTAGTAAAAATACCTAGTTCGTCCAATAATTCTGGTTCTAGTTTAGTAATACCGCGAGTTAAACGGCTAACTGCATCAGCCATGTTTAAACCAAGGGCTTGTGAAGCATTTCTGGCCACACTCCCTAATTGCATTAACTGCTTAGAGCTCATACCAGCACTGGTTGCTTTGGCTGTAGCTTCCATTGCATCGCGCAGGCTCAAAGCTCCGCCACTAGCTGTGGCTAAGTTTTTTGCCAGTGTACCAAGACTTTGTCCGCTGGTTGCGCCTAGCTGATTTAGACCCTCTACCATGTTGGTAGTATTCATTGCTTCGCGTAAGGTATTAAATGCAGCACCAACTGCAAATAAGTTAGCAGCAACTGTAGCATATAGTCGCACCAATCCACCTAAGCCTTGAGATTCTTTGGCAAAGTCACGAGCGCTTGCACCTGTACCGGCAGCACCTCTGGCTCTGCCGTAATCCTGACCACTGACCCCTTTATTACCTTCGGCCCTATAAGAACTCTTAGCCGCTTGGGTCATTTCTTTGTTCAATGTTTTTGCATCATCAATGCGCTTTTGCATTGAGTTGCTTTTATCACTGAACAACAGTTCATATTCTACTGTATTACCTGCCATATACTCTCCCGGCAATTAACTTAATTTCACTAACTCTTGGCTACCATTATATCATTATAGGGCCATCGTGTCAACCCAAAAATTTTTTAGTAATAAAAAAACCCGCTAAAATTAATTGGCGGGTTTTTTGGTTTGCTTGCGCATTTCGTCAATCCGTACTGAATCGACCATGACTATTAACTCATAATAAGTCCTGTGGTCCTCAAAAGGAATTCCATAAGCACTAAAAAGATCGAACACTGTATCTAGTTTTTTACCTAAATAAGATCCAGCTACAAACTCCCAGTCATCACGTAAAGACTTGTATATACTAAGTGCTTCTTGTACTTCTAAGGGGAATTCATGTAATTCAATTGGTATTTCTTCCGGTACAGGATCATTTCCCATTTGCTCGCACAAATCGAAATACTGTTCCTTGGCCATACCAATTGCACTATTTTGCTGGTAGTTAATTAACTGTTGTCTTACAGTAATTAACTGTTCGTCGTAAAATTTGCTAAATCGTTTACCTGTTCACTGATAAAGTTGTCAAACTGTGAACTATTCTTCATAAGCATCAAAGCATTTTCTTTGCTATACGCTAAGCAATCTTCTTGATCGAAATGTGATACATCAACTGGTACTAGTAAGTTTACATAACTAAACTTTAAACCACTCCAGCCTTTGATTGCTGCGTCAACGTATAGTTCCAAAAATAAGTCTTCATTAAACTCATCTTGGACCTGACGGTTCTTAAAGGTATTTTTAGTAGATTTTTTACGTAGATTGATTAAGGTCTCGCGACTCATAAAACCAAGTTTAATAGTAAAATCAGGCATGCCTGGATATTCTACTTCTACTGTTTTTGAAGGTACTAATAACGACTTAAGGCTAATTTCTTGTGCCATGTTATTCCTGTTGTATTTATATTGGATTTAAAAATAGGTGCTGGAGATCAACCCAGCACCTGCTGTTAACGTTACAGCTTAAGCTGTTGCGTAGTAATTAACGGTAACTTCGTTAGCTTGGTCAATATCGAATGCAGAACCTGCAAAGCCTTGGCCAGTAAACGTTAATGTTGTACTAATAACCTGTTCAGTGTTAACTGTTGGGATTTGCAACATAGCTGCCGGTAGTTTTAAGTCTACGCGTGTAGCATTTGCACCGCCACCCATTTGGATGTTGATTGCATAGCTAGGATTAATTTCTGTGGCTGCGCTGGCTAACAAGCCGTTTAACAGTCCACCTGTGTTATTTGCACCGCTACGTAGGTATGCAGTTAGTGTACCTGTAATACTACGAGTACCTGTAAAATACGTAATAGGTAAGTTAACAACGCCTAAGTTAGCTGGAGTCAAGTAAGTTAGGTTGTTGCTCATAGTGATTGATCCGCCAGTAATTGGCACAGAGAAATCACTTCCAACAAAGTCATTAATGTCATTATTGACTTGTAGAGTACTTAACTTGTTTGTAATGTACTTTGCAGATGTATTTTTGGCTGTGGCTTCTTCAGCACCTGTAGCACCAACGTCAGCACCTGTAAATACAACTGGATTTGCTTGGTTAGCAGATAGGGCGATTTGACGAATCAAACTTCCTTTTCCTGCCCACTGAATTGATGCAATTGCGTCAATACCAAAGTCAATAGTAGCTGTGTCTAGCGCACAGTTATCTAGCGCATATGCTAGGTCGTCAAATACAACAATAATACCAAAAGCTTGTAGCTGGTGTTTGTTGGAGTTTGTTAAGCCTAGGATACCTGGGTTAGGGCTGTTGCCGTTAGTCCAAGCTGCACCTACTTCACCGATTTTTGCTGCACCACCAAACGCGTTCCATAACAAGCTTTCTTCACAAGTAATTGTGGTTGAGTTTAGGTATGGACGTAGATAAGTAGAGAATGAAAAATCTAGAGGTTCTAGAGCGGTGTTGAAACTACGCTGTCCACGAGCAGGTGTTTCACCAGCCTCGTTTAGTGTAACTGTGTCCACTGTTGTGTTTTGGCTGAAGCTCATGCCTTCTAGCACTTGGATTTCCCAGGTATTAGTAGTTGCGAATGGTTGCGCTTCATCTTTATAAGCACCTGCACGAATGCGGCCTTGACTGTCTACGTTTGTAGTAAAGAACACTCTACTATTACGGATTAAATTAACTGCCATAGTTATTCCTTTTGTTGTTTGTAACTAAAAGCACTCAGACTAGACATTTATCTGTACTTTGTGCTTTTTAGTTAATCTCGTGCATAACGCACCTGTAGGTTTATTTCTCCTACACCATAAGGCGTTAGTAACCCCTCATCTGTAGTAATAGACTGAACTAGTATTTCAGTCGTTTCCAAGTTATTTTCTTGGTCATAGATTAGAACACGATTTGCATCTATGCACTTCTCTAAATCTTCTAGTAGTAGCTCAATCTGATCTTGTGCAGTGTCTTCGCTTTTAACATAACACTTTACACTAACCATTAAGTATCCCCAACTAAATCCGCTTGGGTGATACTCACGAGTTTCGTTGCCAGGGCTTAGGTAAACACAAGGAAAATCTTCGACTTCATCCCAAAATTTTAGTTTTGGAAAACTATTATTGGTTAAGTTGGTGTGGTAATCTGGTCTACCATCTAATTCTTTGAACTTTTCGGCCAAAGCCTTTAATATTTTTGTACGCTTGCTCATATTAATACCGATCTCAATCTATTGGACACACTTTTTTGTGCAATTTCACGAATTGAGCTAGAAATCAGCAATTTAGGATCTCTACTTTTAGGAGTACCCTGTTTTCCGCCTAAGCTAAACGTGGCATACGGATATTTCATGTAATTATAAAACACAGAAAGCATTCCTGCTTTACTTCTAGATACTCTTTCGATTGTTACGCTATCAGCTAATCTGCCTGATCGTAAGTTTAGAATATCTTTTCTACTACCATCACCCATATTATCTTTAACAGTTTTGTTAATCGCCGCTCTTAGTAAGTTTTCTAGGTTAGTTAAACTACTAACTGAAGATGTTACTGAGTTAAGCCTTAGTACTGCTGCGGAACTTGGTTTTACTTTTGGTAACTCAACTTTACTTCTTGTTCTAGTTACCTTGGTTTTTTGTACAATTGGTGTATTGCTAGTATAGTTTCCAGAAGACTTGCCTTCTAGCAAATGTGATTTAAGATTTTCGGATATGTACTGGCGTAAACTCTTTGAAGTTACTAAATCCAGTAGTAGACTAGCATTTTGTTTAAGTCTTGTTGTTAAGGCTTTGCCTATGCCAAAAGCTCTTTCTTTAGTAGCCTTTTGCAAGTTTTCTGCTTGCGATTCTAGTGAGCCTATCATAAGACCAGACTCAATAAGCATCTCTAAAACTAGCTTACTGTTAGCAAACTTCTTTCTAACAATAATTCGTGTTTCTGCTTGTCCGGTTTCTTTACTAAAACTTCGTACTAATCTGTCTGGTTTTGCGTCTTTTGGCCACTCCAGTAGTGCCTGTAGTAGTCTTGGACTTACTAAACCACGCTTTACTTCTGAAGATCCTATTTTGGAGCTAATAATATCTACTTCTACGTGACCTATGTTCTGTAATACGCCGAAGTTTTTAGCCAAATATGCTTTAATTAGGTTTCTAGGACTGTTGCCTAAATTATCGTCTATTAAATCAGAGAAAGCATCGTAGTTAAAATTACTCTTAACACGCTTACCAAAGTCACTTTGAATAGTAGTAAACTTAGGAGATATAATTAAAACACTTTTATTTTTCTTTGATAGCTCTTTTACTACCACAGTTCGTTTAAATAGAGCTTGAATAGTGCTTTTAATTGTACCGCTTTCACTAGCAATACTAGCATTTAGTGTGTCTAACGTATTTGCTAAGTCGGTACTTGTAATATTTGGGAAGGTATCAATATACTCTGTAATTGTTTTCTGATAAGCCAAATCCAAATTGTCTATTATAAGATTTGGATTGTCTAAGTTCAAAAGCTGAGTCATGTCTTGAATAGCTTTTGATTCTGGTATTAAGATATTTTTACGTATATTGCCTATATCTAAGAATAGGGTAAAAGGTAATGTGCTATCTATATAGCTACGAAGATCATTGTCTTTTTTATTAATATATTGTTGAATATACGCGTGATCTTCTTTAGCTAATTTTTTGAACCAATCAGCTGTATAAAATGCCATTATGTATAATCCGCTACGTAAAGATCTAAGACTCGTTTAATATGCGCAGGGAAGTTAGTATTCATTATATACTCAAGCTGAACACTACCGCCGCCGCCCGGAGACTTATTGTTGTGTATACTTGAATCGTTTCTACGATAGTAGGTAACTAAATCTAGTACAGCTAGTTTTAAGTCTGCAGGTACAATCTCGTATCCTGCAAAGTGCGTTACTTTGTAACCGTTAAGCAGTGGCTGAAATCCTCGTGGATCTATACAAACAACGTAATCGCCTGTTTGTACCCAGTCTACAAATTTAGTTAGTTTTGTATACGTCTGACCATAATCTAAGCTACGCTGTACGGATACTACTTGTGTAACTGGTGTTTCTTTTAGCAGTAAGCTACCGAACCCACCATCAAATACTTCTGATTTTGCTTCGTCGAAATAGTCAACGAAAGTGCGGCGGCAATAAGACTTTACTAGCTCAGATACTTTTGGAATTAAAAGATCTATTTCTGCATCTTGATTAACGGAGGTGATGCCAGCGTAGGTTTTATATTCCGCTTTTGTGATTAAATTTGCTCCCATTTAGCATACCTTTCTTGTTTTATAAGTGCACCACAGTACACTTATAAAACAAGACCCCGAAGGGTCTTGCCAGGAGATTAAGCTACGTAACGTAGAGCGGAAACTGCACCGCCTAGGTTTGTTGTAACTTGAGTCATGCCAGTACGTAGGCTAGCTACCATAACACGACGTTGTGTCTCTACCAAGTCTTGTGTATCAACACGTAGACCACGCTGGTTACCAACCAAGAAGTTACCTGGGTTGAAACAGATTGCGCCAACAGCGTCAGCAGCCTTATCTGCAAACTCAGCACTTACGATAACTGGTGTGTTACCAACTGCACCGATTTGACCAGTTAACAGAGTGGCTTGATTACCAACTTTGTCAACAGTTAGGAAGTTTGTGTCTTCTAACAGGTCGTAGTAGTTTTCTGTGCTTACGATGTAAACTAGTTCTGAAGGATCTAGACCCCAGGCACCTAGGTCACGACGCATTTGCTGTAGCTTAGCAACAGTCATTTTAGCAGCATCGCTGATATCTAGAGTAACGGCGCTTACTGCATCGTAAGTTGCCAAGCCTTTAACTGGGTCACTACCTGTACCTGCACCACGTAGCATAGCACGGTCAACAGCGCGAGCAACACGGCGAACCATGGCGTCACGGATAACAGGCATAATGGCCAATAGGCTGTCTTCTTCTTCTTCGTATGCAACGTATTCGTTTGTAGCAACTTTATACGCGTTCAAAGTGATTTCTTTTAGTGCATGAGTAGCTTCGTTACCAGCACTTGCTGTTGTACCAAACGCTGTGTTAGCCATCCATGTAGCAACACCAGCTTCTGGGTTCACAGGAATAGTCATAACGTTGGTCTGCATAGTAATACCACGCAGGTTAGGAGCAACAACTAAACGACGGCGAACTTCGTTTTCCATGTTAGTGGATACTTCTAGTTCCCATGTAGCGCTTGGTAGGTGAGCACCGTACTTTTGGATCATTTCTTGACCAAACTTAGTGTCGCCTAGAGCTTTACCTGCCATCTTTGCAAGAATAACGGCCTTCTCTTTGTCAGCATAAGACATTTCGCCGGCTTTGCCGTCTGTGAAAGTCATACGTGATTTCTGAATGGCTTCTAGTTCAGCAGCTTTCTCTTTTAGAGCGCTCTCTAGACCTGCAACAACAGATTTAGTTTCGTCAGCTTGAGCAGCAAAACGCTTCTCTACTTCGGCCATTAGTGCCTCAGCACCGGTTGTGGTTGGTGTTGCTAGGGCAACAGCAGCCTTGATTTTTGCGTCTAAGTCAGCAGCTTCTTTGTCAGCAAGTGCTTTTTCAGCAGCAGCTTTTTCTTGAGCAGCTAGCAGGGACTTAGTGGCTTGCTCAGCGGCAGCGGCCAACATTTTTTGTAGTTCTTCTGGAGTCATTTCCAATTCCTTTGTGATATTGCTTTTTGCATCGCCGGAGGCTTCTAGCCCTTTAGCTGAGTCGCTTGGGTTAGCAAATTGCATTTTGAAACTCTTAAATTCTTCGGCCGTGTCAAACGCCTTAGAAAGACTAAATAGTGTATTTTGATTTGCTGGTACAGACACAACGGATATTTCGTGTAGTTCCAGTTCTTTTACAACAAACAGCTCTAAGGCTGAATTATATTCCGCATCAACGATACGGAAACCAATGCTAAAGGCGGTTAGCACGCCGTCTTTTACAAGATTGAAAACATCCTCAGCTGCTGCAGAAATTCTTGCTTTTACATACAAGCCTTTCTCATCGACGCGGTGGTCTGTCATTCTTCCAACTGGTTCACTGTGGTCGTGGTAAGCAAGAATTACTGGATTTTTCAAGTAATTCTCAATACCCTTTTGCCACACCGCAGCTGGAACAATGTCACCGTGTCTGTCAACGTCATTGGTTGAAGCGTAACCTTCGATGGTCACGCTGTCAATTTTGCCGTCAGCAGTTGGTAGAGGTTCACTCTTAGTAAAAGAACTGTTTAAAAACAGCACTTTATTTTTATCTACCATAATACCCCTTTGTGTTATTCCTTAGCGGAGGCGGGTCGTCCTCCAGTACTAGGATTTGCGGCTGAACCTGCAATATTTGCAGGGATTCGTAAATCATCGTTACCAGCTTTTGACTCGTAACGCAGCTCAACACGAGCCTCGTTGGGAGTAATAATGCCAGCATTTACTAACGTACTGTGGTACGCAGCAATATCTTTTAATTCAGGTTGTAGCGCACTAACGGAGCTGGTAATAGCTTCTACGTCGTAGCCAAAATAACGCTCAACAGCACTGATAAATTTACGATTAATTGGTAGTACTGTTTCTAAATAGAACAGACGTAAGTTTGGGCTGATGTTGGCGTTGTTACCGCCTTGCAACAAGATTGGCGGAACACCAACTGCTTGCATGATTTTTTCGCCATGAGTTTTGATTGAAGTATCAAAATCCATGTCTTTGAAGTTTGTTTCGGCTAGCTGATGCGGCTTTAGGCCCGAATCCAAGATAACTGGACGCTTGCCACCATTCTTTACATTGTACTTTTGTAACCAGTAAGCAATGGTCTTTTCTTTTGCAACCTGTGATAGGGTATTATCTGTGGTTAGTACTAATCCAAATACAGCACCATTGTCAAAAAAGTTTTCTTGGAATTGCTGCATTGAATACAGCAACTTCACACTGCGATCTGCTGACTCCAGCCGACTGCTTCCGCGATAGATTGAATCACTGCTCAAGTCGCGGAAGTAGAAAACTTCGGATTCTTTGAAGTCTACTATTCCGTTGTAGCGAAAACCCTTGATAAAGGTTTTTGGGTCAGTCATGATTTCAACTTTGTCTGCAGGCAGGTGGTACATAAAAGTACCGTCAAAGTGTACAAAGGCGTTGCCTTCTAAGATAAAGTCTGTGAATAGTGCGCTGCGAAAATCTTGTGCTGATTGATACGGGTTTGGGCGAAAGTTAAGTAGTGTATTAAGCGTCTTTTGACGAATACCTACAACAATGCCATCGTGTACTTTATCTTTGATATCGTAGTCTAGGCTGCTTGCGGCATTTACCAACAAGCTAACGCTACGATTAACTGCTTCCAGCTTTTGAAAGCTTTGGAAGTAAGTTAATTTTGCATCTGTACCAACTTGTGTACCGGCTTCTTGCGAGATACGTTCCTGTGCTGGGTTCAGCTTTGTGCGAATCCAGTCTTGTGATTTTGCTATCCAACTCATAGTTTCCCTTAAATAAACCTTGAGAAAAATGAGTTGTGTGTTTGAGTAGGAACGGCTTTATCACCATGAACGTGCTTTTCACGCTGTATTTCAATCCAGCGTTGCTGCTTTGCTTCTGAACCTACTGCCGGTGCTTTACCATAAATACTGTGCAGTGCTACATGGTGCGGATTACATAGGGTGTAAACCTGGTCATATAACTCTACGCGGTGCTCAGCAATAAATTCATCACGAACAGCTAAAATGCCTTCGTCTGTTGATATGTCGTAACCTTTTCGCGCAGCCCACGTTTCTAGTAAGATTGTGATTGAATGTAGATGATGAAGTTCCAGGTCTTTGGTAGTATCGCAGACAAAGCACTCGGTTTTTTTATCGTACGCTGCCTTGGCTCGATCGCGAACCCACTTAACTGGAATGCGTTTGTTTGTGTTCTTGGCCATTTTTTAATTGGATCTCTTGAGATTACTAGTATTATACCTGGTTAGCACAAAAATGTCAATACCATAATTTTTTGTGCACCTTGGACATTTTGACTTGCACACAGAATCCAAATCATGTATAATTGAATATTAAATAGAAAACCGATTATAGGGTATATGTATAAAGAGCATAACGAATAGCATCCGCCATGTGAGAGTACTGGTCATGCTTTGGACGTTCACGCTGTAAACCTTCCTTCGTATCCCAGCGATACTGGTCAAACACCGCTAATGAATGTGTGCAATGAGGAGCTACTTTTAAGCGGCCCTGGGCTACCAGTGTTTGCACATATGCAATTCCGGGTAGGACGTCCTTTTTAGCTTTGGTTGAAGCCAGGTCGTAGATGTAGGCCAAGTCCGATGCAAACTGTGCAGCGGCCGAGTCAATAAAGATTGTTTCTACACCCCACTTGGCGCACAACTCACGGAAACTTTCAGCGTGTTGTGCGGTAGTGGCCTCATTTTCCAAGTACTCGTCTACAATCCAGAATGTGTCCAAAACCGGCTCGTAAACAATAACACAAAATGCTGTAAAGTCGCGATAACCAGGGTCACAGCCAGCAATGGCTTCGCCCAGTAACCCCACTGGTGGTTCCACCACATCGGATTGAGCTAAGCTGTAAATTTGACCCTCAAACACTGTGAAGCTGGCAAGATATTCTTGTTCAAATTCAGCACGCGACATTGACTTCCTAGCCTCAGCCACATCCGACTCGGCCATGCGAGTGTTCTCCGAATAGTCCGACTGCAACGAGACCCATTCCGGAAAGTTGGGGTCAAATCCACGATTCCAAAATTGCGAAAACCAGTTGTTGCGACCACGTGGTGTTGAGATAAAGATGGCCTTTGAATTGGGCTTGTCTAAGGTAGGACGCAGCGCAACGTTAAACGCAGCCTCACCATCCGAGCCCAAGGCAGCCTCGTCAAAAATAATCAAGTCATAGCTTCGACCAACGCACGAGTCAACGGTGCTAAGCGAACCCATGCGAATCGTCGAACCGTTGCTGAGTTCAATAATCTTGTCTTTTAAGTTATCGCGAGATACTTCAAGGTCAAAGTGCTTGATTAATTTACGTTGCAGCTCAAAACTAATGCCACTCAAGTTATAGTTTGGCGACATGATTAACACATTGCAGCCGGGTACTAGTGAGACAAGTTGACCAACCACGTTGGCTATGTAGGTTTTGCCCAATCTGCGAGCTAGGGCAGCGCAAACAAATCGGTACTTGGGGTCGTTGACCGCGTTGATTAGTGCGATTTGGGGTCGGTTAATGGTTTCGTAAATACCTAAGAGCTTTAAGTAGTTGACAATCGGCAGTTTAATAAACCTGCGACCAGCATCAAACTCAACAATGTAGTCGCACTCAACATCTGGACGTGATACAGTTAGCATCCTGCCCCCGATGCAAGCACAATCTTGCAGATGTGTTCTAGGCGCTCGATGTGCTCGTAGGCACGCCACGGAGTGGTGTCAACCGCAACAACGCCGTGACCACGAATACCCACAATATCATAACCAATATTGCCTAACGCATCCAGGCCCAATTTCTCATGACACTGATCCGCCAATTCTTGCGAAATGGGTTTGACATCGCCAACTGTGGGCGCTACACGGGTATAGCGATTCAACTCCGGAAAGCTTGCTGAAATTGTTGAGAGATCAATTCCACGATGCATAGCCGCAATGCAGTAGGTGGGATGTACATGCACTACCACACGTGTATCCACTGGATGTTGACCCAGCTCACGTTGTAAGCCAAAGTGCAGTGGCAGTTCGCCACTGGGTTCTAGACTGCTGCTAATAGGTGTATAGTCTAGTATTTTTGGAAAATACTCTAGTCGTGGTGGCTGCGAATAGTATCCCGACTCAATGCCGATCTTTTTAAACTGGTCAGGTTGCAGTGTTTGCTTGCGAACGCCACTGGGTGTTATGTAAAAGTGGTCACGATCGTGGTGGCGGATTGAGCAGTTGCCGTCGCGCGATGTAATCCAGTTGCGCTGGTACGCATCCAGCATGACTTCACAAATTGTTTCCAACATTAGGCAACATCTCCGCTAATAAGTTTTGAAATAAGATGTGAATATTTGCTGCCATCCAAGCCCTCATTAATCTGCACGTTGACTTGACGCTGTGGCCCGGTTGCCTGCTGTGCTTTGGCCAGCTGAATTTCACGGTCTAACAAATCCATGCTCATTTTATGTGAGAGCGCTAAGAGTTCACTAATATCCTTGGTTGATCCAGTTCCGGCCTCATGCAGCTCTTGAAACTTTTGCTTGATTAAGGCGTCCATGGCAGCACGCATTTGAAAACGGTTGTTGAATCCGGTATCCATGAAAACCGCGTCAATATAGCCCCGGACCTCGCGGCGAGCTAAGATTTCGGTGACCATGGTGGGTGGCAGGTCTAGCTCATCTGCTACACGTTTGCTATCTTGTAGCTGCAGGTAAGCATTGGCCACTTCCAGGGCTTCAGGGGCAATTTGCAGTGTTTCAGCAGGTAAGTTTTGTGTCATAGTTGAGTCCTTTGGGGCAATTATATCATGCGGGGTAGTAGAGTGGCAAGTGAATTTTTTGTGGTGGTTGGGCGGTTTGGGAAGGTGGGGGCGATTGGGTTGGTTTGGGGTCGATGGGGGTGGTTT